ATGGGAAGAACCTATGTTAATCATATTATTAATGCAAGAATATCCTTATTTTATGGGAATATTTAACGAATAAATAAATGAACTATGAAAAATGAATTAAATAACAAACAACAATCTAAAGTGGCATACGTGCAATATGATGCCACTTTAGCAACACTAGAAGAATACGTTAATGCTTATAAACAACAGTTTCTAGATTGTGATATTATGATAGTGCCTAAGTTAGGAAGTATAGCTATTCATTGACAATAGTATTTATCTTATTTTCTAATCTCTGAATATCTTCTTTAAGTTTCACCAATTCGGATGGTATATTGTCACTGTCAATAATTCCGATAATGCAATCACATTCGCTACACTTGACAGCTAAATAAGCTCCTGGTCTAGTACCTTTAATAGATATATTATCTACTTCAAAGGATGAAGAATTGAAACATTTAGGGTTTGGACATTTAAGCATAATCTTACAATTTAAAGGTTAAACAATACCACAAAGATAGTAATTAAAATAACGAATAAACAAATGAATTATGGAAAATGAATTAAATAAATGGACTAGAGTGCAAAAGCATCCTATATTAAAATGTGGAGCAATAACTATAGAAAATAAGCAGGTTAATGTTATGGCACTATTTAGGAACGGGCACAGTACTATAATGGTATGTTACGATAAGGAAAGCGAATATGCTTTTAGAAGAGAGAATGATAGGTCTGATTGGGAACCTATTAAGTATATTCCAAGAGAGATATTGAATGAATTAGGTGGAGGACCAATAATAGATGACTTTCCAAGAATATAAGAAATGAACCAATAAGACTAAAAGATTGGCGTAATGAGTTGTAATATATTTTAACATTATCTATTTTGTTAAGTAACTGATTTTTAGTAACTTTGTAGAAATAAAAGTAGTCCAGTTCCCGCTAGAACCGTGAATAACTAATTAATCTCGTGGACTATTAATTATCTCATAATGTTTGCGAGGGGCTATGTTTATGATTATCTATGCAAAGATATGATTATTTTCTAAGATTAATAAAAAAGGTGGTATTGCAGTACCACCTTTACTGTTACATCTACTTGATTGAAATAATCTTGTAACTAAACCAACTAAATTTACCTACGAGGTAATCTTCTTCGATGTTCTCTCACGAACTCGACTTTGCCAAATCTTGTACGTTTGTATGCGTGTACAAGAACAGGCTTCTTCAAAATTGTTTGTAACGTATATTCCATTACTTTCCATTTAGAAGTTAATAACTAATTAATCTAGTAGATACTTGTTCAGTTATTACTTGATAGGAAGGTGGAGATATACGTTACAAATATATAAAAAGATAATTATAAATTAATAATTAAACAAATGAACTATGGAAAATGAAAAGGTTAAAACTTTGAACGATTTAGATTCTTACAAGTGGTTTATTTTCTATTTTGATGAAAACTCTATAAACTTGCAATTTGATTGCAATAAAATAGAGGAATCATTAAAAGCACAAAGAGACAAGATAAAACAATTCTGTATTGATACATTAACGGGAATAGAGCATTATGCTGATGGATTCTTATTTGACACTAATGCTCATATATTCTCTACTCCTAAAACTAGAGGACTGTTGTTCTCATATGAAGAATATCCCATTCTTGATACTGATACTACTAAAGTAGTTGACGGAAAGTACCCTTTAGACTATGCTACTGAAATAATAGAATCTAATTTGGATGATATCATTGACTATATAGTACAATCGGGAACAGAAACATACAATGATAGAACCAGTAGAGGATTTGGGAATAGGTGGAGTCCTTATAATGAGGAGGAACGTAAACAAGTAATTAAACTGTTTAACTCTGGAACTTGGTATGATACACTTGGGTCCTTAAAGCATTTATATTATGAAAGAACCCCCAAAGGCTTAAGAATGTGTAACCTGACTGGCGAACCCTTACAAGCCAATGTTCTAGAACATATAGAAGATATTATTTTGAACATAAAAGACCATTATGAAACATTTGCCGTTGTTCCTAGAGGTAAATCTAAATTACAAGTTTATATGACAATTAGCAATGGAACAAATGGGGCTGAAGGATGTATTATTAATTCTATGGAAGATGTTCTAAATGTGCTTAAAAACTTAAGGAAATATAAAGGAGTAAATTGGTCACAGCTACTAGAAGTTGGGATAGATAATGCAGATGATTTATATTGGTGGTATGTAACTTTTACACTTGATACAGCAGCTTTAAATTAAATGCTCATGAATAAATGAGATTCATAACTTTCGTAAGACAAATGTTTACTTCACATTCTGGAATCTCGTCTAAAAGAGTGTGTGGAGTAATAGGGTGGTTTGTTGCAGTTGTAGTACTTATATATTGTACTATAATGTGTATACAAGCACCATTAATGATAGATACATTTTTAATATGTGTTATGGCTTTACTTGGTATAGATTCAGTAACAGGTATTTGGAAAAAATTTAGTAACAATGAAGGAAATTCTGAAGAAAATAGTAAACTTCCTAAAACAAAGTGACAAATTAAAACATTGTTTAGTTAATCTTTTAGTAATGTTAATTGCTGGAAGTATTAATATTTGGCTAGGTATAGGTCTAGCAGTAGGTTTATCATTAGGTAAAGAGTATGGAGATAGTAAAGCTCCGGGTAATAAATGGGATTGGTATGACATCCTTGCAGATGCAATTGGAATAGTAACAGGACTTTTATTAGTTCTTATATAATAGAAAAGGCGAGTACCTATTTGGTGCCCGCCTTTATTTGTATCATCATTTTTTCTGCACTTTCTCTAACCTCTCGTGCTGAATTTCTTCTTCCTATATAACCAATAGGTTCTGATTTATTAAATTCAGAAAATAGTTTTCCTGTATATCTACCAAGAAACATTATATCTTTCTCACATAATATAACAAGAAAATATGTAGGATGTTTATCCTCAAATATTTTAGTTTCTCCTTCTAATTCATGAAGAATTTCAAATTCGCGTATATCATATTCCATTATTCTGTTACCTCAATAAATGCATCCCATGCCTTTCTAAAGCTATCTCCTGATACTGAAAATTCTTTTTCATGAGTTCCATCTTCCTTCTTATTATAAAGACATAGGGTAAATATATTTTCATATCTATTTAATACTAGTAACTGATTTGGATGTTTTTCATTCCATATGTTTATTGCTTCGTTCATTCCCAATCAAGTTTAAATGAGGGTGAATAAAAAAATATCTTTGCATGTAAGACTCCATTAATAGTTACACAAGGCATTAGTTTATGCCAAAGATTTGTATTCATGTAAGTACTCTTATATTGTTCTGGAAGAAATACCACTGAAACATGTCCTATATTTAAAGCTATTCTTGCTGGGTCTTTTTCAAAATCTTCCTCTTCTATAAATACTCCGTTTATATTACTTACTGGATATGTTAATTCAAATGTCTGCATTATTTTATATTTGTCTTATACTTATAATTGAATCCTCCCATAAACTCGGACTCTTCTTTAATAAATCCAATACGGTTTGTCCTAAGTCATTCTCTGAACATACTACTGATTGGTTAGTAAAGAGTTCCATTACACCATAATCAATTCCATATCCTCTAAGTCCAGTAAGAGTTACTTCATATTTCTTAGGTCTTCTAGAAGTAAATTGTATTTCAAGATACTTACTTGGATATATTGCACTACTATAACTCATTGTCTCTACTTATTGCACAATTAAACCACCCAAATACTTCTCCTTGCACATATGGACTGTTCACTATCATTCCTTCAACACGTTCCCATTGAGACGGGCCTAACAATCCTTTATTTAGATAAATACCACTAACATATCTAAAATACTTATCATACAATTTTCTAAATTCAGAATTATCTTTGTAATCGTTTTCAGCATCTCCAACAAGAATAACGCTGATATATCTATCAGGCCAATTAATGTTTAATGCATCATGTATATCTCCAAAATCAGAGTCCAAGTCCATAAATATAAATCCTCTATTACTATATGTATCTGTAAACCATTTACTCACATTTACATTTTTAGATAGTAATATCAAAGCTTTATATTTTGTAGACATTGTATATTCTCCATATCGAGTTTTTATTTTTCCATTAAATATAGCCATTAGTCCTTGGTCTTTATATAGAGTTGGCAATGGCAAGTTCCTTCTTCCATTTCTCTAAACTCTTTACACATACATACTGTATCTTCATCTCTTATTAAAGAACAAGGACAATACTTCTTACCATATTTATCCTTGTTCTTCTTTAAGCCTGCGAGAACTGTGTCTCTTATTTCTTTATTCGATGTTACCTTTATACTCATAATTACAAGTTATAGATGGTAATCCCAATGTGCAGTTACATACTAACATTTTTCCTGTCCGTAATGATTCAAGATAGTTAGGACATTTACTACAAGGTGTTGAAACTTCGGGAGTTTCAAAGCATCCTTTGATATAAATATTACCATCAGATATTTTATATACATCTCCTTCTTTGATGTCCTCATCTGGAACATTTACTAAATCAGTTTCAGAGACATTCTGTAACAACTTATTTAATACTTCTAATTCTTCTAATGCAGGTCTTTTGCCATCAGCATATACTTCTTCGTAATCCTCTCTCTTGATTACTTCAGCAATTCTATTAAGGATAATTTCTCTTAAATTTTCAATCATAATTCAAATATATTGTTTCCATTTCTGGAAGGTAATAAATCCATTCTTCTACTATGTACGCATCCATATATAAAGCTTCCTCAACTAGGTTGATTTCCTGATTCATCTTTCTCTAATTCCTTTATTTTATTCTTTAGTTCTTCGTTTTCTTTCTTTAAAGATTCATTCTCTTTTCTAAGAGTCTCTAATTCAGATGTTAATTGAATTATATTCTGTTCTTGAGATGCAAGGGCTGCATTTCTTTTATTAATGTCAGCCACTGCATATTCAATTCCTTGCTCAAGATTTTTTAATTCAATAATACACTTACGTATTCCTTCTACCATATATATTTAAGATTATCATGCTGGATATCTAAGTCTTCGAGGAATTGAGCAGCACCCTTAATTCCATGTCTTCCAAACATCCATTCTACTTCCATATCGTCTTCTGTAAGCTCAAGATTATGTACTATTTGTACCATAGTCTCCGCTAGTGCTTGAATCTTAGAGAGTTTAAGATTATTCATTTCTCTCGCTTCCGAGATAGTAATGGGCCAAGGAATGATAGAATAAATAAGTTCTTCTTTGAGTTTATAATAGTCTTCAATAAGCTCCTCTCCATTAATATCGTAGTCTTCATAATTCTTACTAAAGTCTATCGTATAAGTAGTATTGTCTACTTCAATTACTCTACTGGTATCCTCGCGATATTCTACCATTTGTTTTTCATGTCTAAAGCCTAATAGCCCTAGTATGTCTCTAACTTCTTGTAGAGATTCCTCTCTCACATAAATTGTTTTACCTTTAAGATAACCTTTTAATTCATCGAAATTGTCAAAAGTAAATTCTTGTTCTTCTATAAGGTCTGCTTGTATAATTATAATTGGATTCATATTAGTCTAAGTCGTTAATTGTTTTTTCATTGTTTGCTAAATAATTATCTATTGCTTTCATTATTGATTCTTTGGTTCCATTGCAGATGAGGAATCCTGCATTTTGTAATATCTTAATTATATTTGTTTGATTAATTTCTGATTCTAAATTTAATATATCTTGTTTAAGTTCTACAAATTCATCCTCCAAACTTTCGATATTTTTAAACTCTGAAATTCCAGTATATATCGCATCTATTCTCTCTTGAAACTTATCAAAGATAGCTTCTCTTATTTTTGTATTATCATCATAGGTATGAAGAAACCGTTCTAGGGATGACACAAGAAGATTTGTTCTTCCAGTTCCAAAGTATTGGTCTACTTTAGTAAGTGTCTTTGAATTTAATAAGTAGTAAGAATTAGAAGAAGGAATTTGTATAGTTGCTTCTTTATTCTCCATATCTATTTTTATAAATCTATCATCTAACTTATTTATTAGCTCTCTAAGAGCTAGTTTATCGAATCCTGTATGTATGATACATAAATCATCCAATAGCCACAGTGCTGTTTCTTTTGCTGTCATTCAGTTTCTCCTTTGTAAGATATTACTCTCTTAACTCTATCTAATGTTTCTTGATTAAGTGGAATCCCACTATTTTTAAAAACTTCTTCCAAATAAGTATCCTTGGCTTTTATAAAATCAGAGGTTATGCTTTGCATAAGTTTAATCATCATTTTATTAAGCTCGTTGGGAGTTTTAGATTTATCTTCCAGTCCTTTATAAATCTCTGCAATATCAGAGATATACTTTTTATAAATGGCTGTATAAATATTTTCATCTTCTTCCTTAAATTGATTTAGATTTCCTTCTAACAGGCTAATCAGATTTTTAGTAAGACTTCCTGCATCTAAAGTTTCAATCTTACTTATTGTTCCATTTTCGAGAACATATTTAAGATTTAAATTCTTATGTTTTAATTCTACTCTTTTCTTATCTGGAGAAACGAATATCATTAATACTCCCAAATCAAGAAGTTCTGTAATTTCATTTTGCATATCAAATGCCGGATAACGAGTAAGAGTATCTTCCAGCATCCACCGTGCTAACTTTTCACTGTAATTCATTATTAATATAAAATGTAGTTTTTGTTTCTTTTAATATCTTATCTCTTGTCTTTGCATCTCCTTTCCAAACAGGAAGAGGATTTAGTAATATATATTCTGGAGTCCTTAATAAGAATTTACTTTGTTCTAAAAGACGCAAAGCGTTAGTAATTGCATTACTTTTTATTCCTAATAAGGACATTAATCTTTTTCTTTCAACATTATTAAAATATACTATTCCTTCATTATATTCTGAAATACTATGTAAGTAAATTAATATATTATATGCTGTATTTGATTTTAACTTCTTCAACATCTTGAATCCAGAATCATATATCTTTATATGTGATTGAGAATGTGCCACAGCGAAGTTAAAGTTTGAATCTGTATAGTTAAGGAAATCGTTTACTATATCTTCTGAGTATAGAAACCATTCTCCCTTTACTTGTAAGTTTTTAAATCTATTATGTAGGAAAGTTTCAAACTCTCTTGTTCCGTCTCGGATAGCTAATAATTCATAATTAGGATTATGTATGTTATAATTCTTTAACCGTTCTTCAATATTATTAGAATATCCGATTTTTAAGTAGTTTCTATTCTTTATTAAATAAATCATATTTTTCATTTTGATGTTACAAAATTAATACTATTTTTTCACATTACCAAATGTGATGTATTTAAAATAGTTAAATAGATGTTAATTATATAATTAGGTACAGGCACGCGCGTACATTATATATAGGTACTTAAATAAAGCCCCCCCCCTATCCCGATTGAAGTCCGAATTATATATTGCAACTTTACTGTGGAAATCAGGGAAGAAATTTTTATGGTCGGGATAATTCTAGAACTTGTATAGCTACAAGCGAGAGAGTAGAGTACCCTCTAACGCCCCCCGAGGGTAGTTGGAGAAAAATGAAAATAAATTCATTCTTTCCAAACGGAAAATTACTAATTTAAAAAAGATTTACAATCATGGAAAAGATTAATTTAACAACAACAAAAAAAGTTAAGAAAGTCGCATACATTAAAAGCAATAACAAAGCAAAGAAAGAAACACGTGTACAGGATACACATTACTTTGAATTCGCTTTTAACACTGTAATAATGTGTAATGAACTTAACTACGGAATGTAAAAACATAAGGCGGTGAAAATCCGCCTAAACATAGAAATTTTATTTAGTAACAATTTTAAACAAAAAAAGATTATGAAAGCAAAATTAACAGTTGCAAATGCAAAGTCCTCAGAAATCAAAGAATTAATGGCAATCGCCGCAAGTGCTGGAAGTGATAACGGCTTAAGCCCTAATTACTTTTCAGTTCCAACCCCTATTATTGAGCCTAAAACAATTAGAGGCGGTGCAAAACCGTATGCGGCTTTTGTTACTTTGTTGTTCAATCCTGAAAATTTGGAATTTGTAAAAATTGGCAGCGTTTCAGTACGTGGGGTACAAAGAACGGCAAATGTTTGCGAAAGTGATACTTTGCCCGAAAATTGCACTCTCGAAATGATTAGAAAAATGCCACAGGTTGAAATCATTGCAGGAAGTTCGCGCCAAAACGGAAAATCAGCTTACGAAACTATTGAAACGTGGTGGAAAGAAAAACGGGTAATTGCACCAATTGAGCAAAAGAATTGCGTTAATATTGGCTTTGATGCAAACGGACAGCCCACAATGGAAGGAACAACAGTCCGTAAACGTTGGCTATTTGAAGCAAAAGTAAATGAAAAGATTTATGAAAAAGTTGGTGAGGTATTGAAAGAATTATACGACGCTTCGCAAGACGAAAATCTAAAATCACATTTTGACGCTGCAAACATAGATTTACCGTTTACCCGTTAATCTGTTAATCTGTAAACCAATAGGATAGTCAGAAATGACTATCCTTTTTATTATCCTTCATGTAGCACTCCTATAATCTAAAGCAGCATGTAGCCATGTACACAGCAACGAAGCACTATGGAAAAAAGACTGGACAGTTTAAAACTGTTCTAGGATATGTTACAGATGAAAAGGTTAAGCGGATTCGTGACATGCGGACAAATGAATATCTCCCTTGTTCACAATGTTATCCCACAACTCCCTTAATGTATTTACTTCTTTTTAAGCAAAGTAAAGCAACAGTTTGGGAAATAATTCGAGTCTTGCCGGTGTGAGGAGGGTAGATAGGAGCGCGAGAGGACTCTACCGTTCGCCCACTATTTTCCCAATTTTTCCAATTTTCAAAAACTCACCAGAAATACAGTGGATGTAGTCAATTACAATTAATTCTCTCATTCTGTATTTTTTAACCCTATTTATATCCTATTTTTTATTTTAACTAATAAACATAGATGAATATAATAAAGAATGTAGTGGCATTAATCTTAGTTGGGATTGTTTGCCTTGGTCTGTTAATCAGTGCCTTAATTCTGTTAGCTACAACTGGAGTTGCAATCAAGTATATTGCAGGCTACGAAATCACTCACTGGAATTGGAACCTTTTTGATACTGTTTGTATGAACATACTTGCATTATCTCCAATTCTCCTATTCATTAACTATATCCGTAATAAATTCTTTAAACAATGCAAAGAAGAGTTATAACATCAGTATTTTTTGCTCTTATCTTGGAAGGAGAACATCCTGAAGAAAGATTAGAGAAGTTGAACGAACGTCGCCGTAAACTCTTAGATTACTTAGAGAAGGCTGAACTCGCATGGGCTCAAGAGCCAACTGAAGAAAATCTTGCAATTGTCGAAAACTTCCGCGAATGTATTGACGATGTGCAGGATGAAATTACAGCATTAGTTAATGAACTGTAACACCGTTAAGATTCCGTAAAGGATATTTGTAGTCACTAATAGAGCTCAAATCTTAGAACAATATGAAATTGAAAGAACTTCCAGTAAATGCAGTGATTGAATCATTATCAGAAGAGGATAAGAAAATCTATCTTCCGGGTATTTTGTTTTCGGGTATAGTTGATACAGAAATGGAACTCGCCCAAGTCGACAACCCAAATGAACGCGATGAGTGTAAGAATTTGATTGACGAACTCTACCTCTGCGGCAGTAACAATGGTATTAACACATTTGACTTGCAACTCACTGTTGCACAGTCGTTGCCTATTGCTCTCGAAGCAGAAGGCATTTAATCCAATCTTATGAATAATTGATTTTAGTTATATATTATATTTATTAATTGTGCCAATAAGGGAGTCAGGCCTTGTATGACTTTCAATATACTGTTGAGTGGTGCGCAACACTCTGATAGAGACTGACTATCATACTATTTAATAATACAGCCCGCTAAACAACGATGTTTATGGATGAAACAGTATTATGAAAGCAGTGTATTTATATTTCCAAGATAGTGGTAATGAGAAAGGAATAATTGCTATATTCCAAGTAGTCGAAGGCCAAGACGAAATCCAGCCGGGTTGGTAACCATTACAACCATTTTTTATAAAGCGAATATGACAAAAGCGGGGAAATCCGCTGGTCGGGAATGTAGCTCAATTGGATTAGAGCATACCGCTACGAACGGTAAGGTTGAGAGTTCGAATCTCTTCATTCCCTCAAAAATTTATGTTGTTACTTCATTTTTTTAAATTAGTAAAGATTTGTCTTGTATATGAATACAGGGCAAATCACCCGTTTAATGTAGCCATATCTTTAAAGGTATGAGAGTCTAAAGCCTCTACAAATACAGATAGGACGAACATTATTAACTAGAAAATAAGAAGAAATGAAAACATTTGATGATTTGATTTTCGAACCACATCCTTTAGGTGGAATAATAGCACATCTGTTCTTTGACAATGGTCGTGGAATTAGTGTGGTATGCGGAAGCTGGTTTTACTCTAATGGAGTAGATACATATGAAGTTGCCGTTCTTGATGAAGAAGGAGATATAGATTATAGTACTTCAATTACTAGTGATGTTTTACCTCATCTCACTAAAGATAAAGTAACTGAAGTTATGAAACAGATTCAGGAATTAGAATAAAAACTTTTGGGCCTGTATGGTTTTGACAGCATAGAGAAGGTAATAGAACGTGTAGAGCGCAATCTCTTTAAACAAAGGAAAACAATAAATGCTGAAAGAAGCGACTACAGAATGGCAGCCTAAGCTGCTGGCTTATCTATTAATTTAGCTCTAAGTCGGGTTAATTGGAGAGACCTAGAAACAGAAGAGGTGTGGGAAGAAGCATATAGGGCAGCCCACTTAACTTGAAAGCCAAAGGTTAGTAAAGCTGAAATCTCCTATGTCGTAAAGCAGATGGAAGATGTGGTCCAAGAGATGTGACGAATCTCTGAAATATCATCCGTTCTCCAACGTAAATGGAGTGGTGGAGCGACCGTTCGGTCAAGCCCAGTTTGGTAGTTTGTGAACAACTAAGTCGTAGCCCTACGAGGGAGACGTAATTGGTGAATTAACACTCGGCTTCTTAGTAAAACTACCTACATGCTGAACTCAACAGCTGATGTAATAAAATAGAGACACACGTAAAATTCTATTATTGGACTTTGTTTGGACGGCGGTTCGACTCCGCCCAGGTCCACAATCTTTAAATCTTTAAATAACAATGAAGAAATATATTGGATTATATGTAAATGGTACTCTTATCTGGAAATGCGCTAATTGGGCAGAATTTCTTAAAGTAGAAAAGGAACAAAGAGATTACCATAAAGGAGAAGAAATTATAGTAACTTCTGCATTTATAGACTAATAAAAATCATTATAATTATGGTAACTAAATATAGTGACTGTCATAAAGCCGATAACAAATACACCAAAGCAAAATTCAATTATGTTTGGAGAATATTTAAAATCGGTAAGTATAAAGACCAAGAAGTAAAGAAGGTTTGCTATTGTAATCCATCTTATATCATGTGGTGTTTGTCTAACTGGTCAGGGTTCAAACTCACCAACCATGAACGCTTCGACCTTATAAAAGGATTAAAGCGTCAACTGGAGAATAATCCTGACAATGAAGAGCTTGTGAGAGTGATACAAGAACAAGAAGCTCTTTACAAAGCATGATTTAAATCAATTATTAACTAAATATTTCAAGATTATGAAAAAAAATGATTCAAGAGAAGTTTGCAAAAAGTACAATGAAGTAAGAGACAACCACTGCAGCCTAGAGCTCTCAAAGGATGGGTTGTTATCAGTATTAAAAGGAATTATTCCAGGCCTTCCAACTTATCTTACCACTGCCATTAAGTTTGGATTGGTAATTAAGGAAAAATACGGCTATTCACTTCCATCTGAACCAGTCTACATCGGTCGTGTTGAAAATTATCTCAAAGAGTATAGAAAAGCCGCTGCAGATGCCAACTCGAAGAGAAGAGCTAAATCGGAGGAAGCTATCATTGAAAACAGTCAACCGAAGAACAATCAGCCAGAAATCATGGATGAAAGTGACCTCATTGAAAAGGCAATCTCCGTTCTTAAAGAGACTGGAGACTACAGAATCCTGAAGAAAGTTGTAACCATTACTTGGGAGGAAGTGTAAGTGAGTGTAATTCAGCAAGTTTATTTGCCGGATGCCAAGTACTCAATCTATATAAAGGGAATTAAACCAGATGAAGATAATCCTTTGTCTGGTGAAATTACCCTTAATGGAAATCCTACTCGGCTTGAAAGACATGAACGCTATCATTATGATAAAGAGCGTGATATGTTTGTGACTGATAACTATGACATTCCTACATTCTTTATTACCAAGTTCTTAGAAGAGAACGATTGTATTATCGAAGAAGAGGGAAAATCATTTGTGTGCTTTAAAGAAGTTGTATTTAAATCCAATTACTAAATGTTATCAATACTATATTCTGATTTTAAACAGTTCGGTTGCCCAAATTGTGGATGTGATTCTGCTAAAGGGAGTTGTGCATCTGGTGGAGGATTATCCTCTGCAACTTGTAGACATTGTGGCTTACACTTTGAATTAAGAGCTCCACAGGTTTCTATGATTTGTGAGTATGCAGGTTATCCAGAAGACCCAGAGAATCCTCGTTCTAAATATGTAATGGAACAGGCAATCCGTATTCCTCATCCAAGGATTGGTATTCCAAGCTGGCATTGGATGCCTAAGGATGAACGTCCTGAAGAAGGAGAGTATTGGAGTTCTAGAGGTGTTGGATATGATTTATCTGGATTTGTAAGAACTAAGAAAGCAGGTGAACGTATCCTCGCTATGGTACACGAGGTTCTTGGAACTAAAGAATGTAAAACATTCTTGGACTACAGACCAAGTGAACCAACATGGATTCAATTCAAATTTCAAAAAGAGGAGTTTGACCTTGATATGCTTGACGCTTTATCCAGAGAAAATGGTGGAGTTATAACTAAAGAAATCATTAAACAGTGTAAATTAAATGGCTAAAGTATCAAATTCTCAGTTATCTTGTCTTGCAGATATGCGAGATGGAGATGTGGCAGAAATCCTCAATTGGCATAACCGAGATTTAAGTCCAGGTGACGTTATACAGAGATATCAGGATGCTATTATTCCTATAGGAAAGCCAAGCGGTAAAGCATATACTACTCTTTTTGCTGCTCCTATATCTGCTGTGTGTTATTCCAATAAAGTTAAAATCTTACAAAAAGGAACACTTATTGAACTATGAACGGAATCATTGAACGAATGTTAGAGAATGCTCAAGAACATGGCTGTCTCAACGAAGTAGTAAAATCAGCCATTGAAATAGCTCAGAAAAATCCTGACTATGATATGGAACAAGTATGTGTATCAGCACAACTTGAAAACGACATTTATTAATCATAAAATCATATAAAGATGAAGAAATTAGAATTTGCAAAAGTACAAGAAGGTGAAAATAAACTGGCAATTGAAATGAGCAACGATTCTCCAGTAGTGGCTGTTATATCACACAACGAAATGCTTGAGTGTATTCTGGTGAACAATGAGTTCCCGGAAGTTCTTTCTGATATTTGTAGCCACATCTCTTCTGAACTTGGGGTTGTCGCTGTAGTACTTGACACTGACCAATATGGTGACGATGTTACACCTATTGTTGTTGATTCCGACCACGTAAAGGTCAAAATGGTAGGAATTGGCGATGTGCAGGCATATGCAGTTTTCAGCACTCCCAACATCTGCATGAAATCTCAAATCACCCAAATGTAATTATTATGAATGGTGTATTAATAGCATTATGCGTGGTATTGATTCTGTGTTTCATCTTTAGTACACCGAATTAATGGAATTTCTTTATGGTATGATAGCCTTTCCAATTATATATGGATTGGCTATCTTGTATGTTAAATGGAAGAAAGGAGTTTAGTATGGATTTCATAATTTACCTTCTTCAAGGAACTTTGTGTATGGCAGCCATTGCTGCTGGATTTACTTTTATATGTTGGCTATCAACCAAGATATTTAAAGATTGAATTTACAAATTTTAACTAATAAAGGTTTGTAAGCTCGATTTTTTGTAGTATCTTTGCATCACTTAATCAAAAAGGAAAAGTATGATAGAATTTATACTGGGAGTAATCATAATCTTCATTTTATTCTTATTCGTTTTATTCGGAATGTTTATTCTTGCTGGTGCAATGATTGACTACATTTACAATGACGATATTGATGAAGATGGCTTCTAAATAACAAGGATGGCTCTATGGCGGAATTGGTAGACGCGTCAGGTTTAAGCCCTGATGTCCAGAAATGGGCGTGTGAGTTCGAGTCTCACTGGAGCTACAAGTAATAACGAATTAATAACCTGAATATGTTTGACAGAAAAAGAACATCGCTTTATGAAGTAACTCCTAAAGTTACTAAAGGTTCGGGAGTACAAGCTCCCAAGTTTGAAAATATCTTCCAGAGAGAAGCATATAAGATGGAACATCAAACTTTATCCGGTAACGGAAGTTTGAAGTATGATACGTCAGGTAATGTATTTGTCGATGACTTCGCAGCCATTGGTAATTACAGAAAACCCAGAGAGTTTGCTGAGGTTTCCCAGACTATGGAAAGGCTTTGGGCAGTAGACCCATTGACAGCTATTAAAGAAGCAGTGTACATTCGTTTGATTACTCGTAATCCGAAACTGTTTACTGGCAAGAAATTGGGTGTTCAAAGAGGACAAGGACTTAAATCCGAGTTCTTCATGAGAATGATTTGGCTTGCCATCAATCACCCAAAAATCTTCAAAAAGAACTTACCTGTGTTTGTTACAGCAGGTTCGTGGGATGATGTCTTTGAAATTCTAAGGCTTGACCTTGAATATCATGGTGCAGTCAATAAAGTTCTTGATTGGAAATATATCATCAGGTTTATTGTCGGTGGATTGGCTGATGATAGCCAAACTAACTTGGTGAGAAAGTATCTTCCACAGATAAAGCCAAGCAAGAAGTGTACTTCTTTGCGTTCTCAATGCAATAACTTTATTGCAAAGAAAATCGTTAAAGAAATATTCGACTTGGGAGAAGGTGAAGGAGGTAAGTGGCGTGCATATAAAATGTATCGTGAAATTAAAGCATCAGGCAATGCCCACAAATGGCAGCAGGCAATTAGCCGTCAAGACTACAAAAATCTTGATTTCGATTCGATTGCTGGTAGAGCACTTGCATTACTTGCTAAAGGTAAGTTCTTAGAAAACCACAACTTGACACAGGCTTATGAGGAATGGCTTGCAGCGAAACCAGTGGCTAAGTTCACTGGATTTGTGTATGAACTGTTCCCTGATAACGATTGTTATAATGGAAGAAAAACAGCTCTGAAACCTTACCAGATAGACACTGTTAATAAGCAGTTTATGTCTCTTATCGAAACAGCTAAACAAGATATGAATCGCAAGACTAATCTTATTGCTGTTCTTGATACATCTGGCTCTATGACTTCCAAGGCTGCCGGACTTGAAGTAAGTGCATATCATGTAGCAAAATCCATTGCTCTGTATCTGTCATACTTACTCGAAGGGAAATTTGCAAATACTGTACTTGAGTTCTCAAATACATGCCTAATGAAAGAGTGGAGGGGAGATACTCCTTATGAAAAATTCACTAAGTTTCATGGTGGCGGTTATTGTGGAACCAATTTAATGTCAGTTGCACAACTTCTTGTATCTCTTAGAGATAAGGGATATGCAGAAGAAGATTTCCCAAGTGGTATCATCTGTATTTCTGATGGTGAGTTCAACTCTGTTGGACGTAATCAGTCAGTATTTACTGCGTTCCGTCAACTATTGAGAACGAGATTCTCTAAAGAGTTCGTTGATAACTTCGTTATGGTTCTATGGGATATTCCTAACGGATATTATTCCTCAAGTCCTCGTCCGAAGTTTGAATCACTCTGTGACGACGCATATACTTTCTATATGAGTGGTCTTGACCCAGCTGGAATTGCCTTCCTTACTGGTAAAACACCTGTTGAAAGTATTCCGAAAAATGCTCTGGAATTGTTCCAAGCAGCAATGAATCAAGAATTACTGAATATGCTTACTCTCTAACAGCGGTTAGGTAAAGATTAAGTAGATAGGTAATGTCTAACAAGGATTAGGTACAGCAAGTACACAACTTATACTATATAAATAAGGACGAAAGCTCTCGAAGGTACCGGAAGGTAAGAAGAGGCACGAACCTAATCCGTAATCAATAGTGTCAAATCCCAGAATACGGGAGGATAGAGAGTAGCCTGTGAACTAAAAAAGAGACTGTGAGGTTCGCAGGCAAACGGGGAATTAGCTCAGTTGGTAGAGCGCTGGACTGAAAATCCAGGACGATAGCGGCAGTTCGATTCTGCCATTCCCCACAATTAAATGAGTTATTAATTAAAGATTAATATTATGAATGGATTATTAATAGTGTTGGGATTTATTATGCTTGTGGCTTCAATCCTATTTAAGGAACCTAGTGCTTACCTTTGTGGTATGGCAGGAGGGCTTTTCTTATCCTCAATAGTTGCATCTTTTTATCCAAAAAAGGCCTAGTATGAGAAAGGTAATTTACTTATTAGTTATTATATCCTTAGTTGGATGTACTAGAGTTGAGCCACGATACTCTGTCATTAAAGTTCAGGCATATTCAACAAGAGTCGAGAAATTTGAATACAGTGGTCATACGTATATTTCATTTACCACAGGTAGTGCTAAGACAAGAACTATGGGAGTAGTTCATGACCCTGATTGCAAGTGTAGAATCCGTAAATATCAACACTAATGTCGTATATAAGTAAGTATCTTGAGTCTTTAATGACCAAGAAGGATAAAGTCACAAATTCCAAAACAACTAACAGTGTTTATTATAACATTGGAAAGCTTAAAATAGGAATAAGTGACCATTTTCCAGAAGCAGCTAAAATAACCTGCGACATTAGAATAGTAAATCCTTTAAATGCTAAGACAGTATATTTGGTTCAAGTGAAAGAAGGACCACAGATATTGACATTTAACTTAGCTGGACTTAAGACCTTTATCTCTAACTATTTATATATAAGAGAAATAAAGGAATTGAAAAAGGAAATAATATCTAATGTTGCAAAGGCAAACAAGGTAGTGAAGGCGCAAAATGCTGTTAAATGTTCTAGGAAGATTTCTAAAGCGGAATCGGGTCTTACCTGCAATTATACAAACGAAGCAGAATGGGTAAGTTTCTGGGCTGTTGTAAATAGTACGTTTCCAAATTATAAGAAGTTCATGACTTCCAAGAAGAGGACAGTGATTTATAAGGCTTGTAAAGGACAAACAGTAGATATGGTGATTGAGAAGTTGAAAGATGCTATTAATGCTGGAGCATTATACGCAGGAAGTTCATCTCTTGATTTAAAGAAATATTTGGAGACAAAATAGTCTCCATTTCTGGGTATGGTGGAGTTGGCAACACGCTACATTTGGGATGTAGAGACCGCAGGTTCGAACCCTGCTACCCAGACTTTTGTGTTGATTTTTAGTTGTTAATTGATTACAAAGATGTGCAACAGCAAACTTATAATGTTTACCAAATATTAACATCGTAAATGCACATCTGTTTTTCGGGCACGTAACCGGTAATTGGTAGCCGCGGGGACTGTAAATCCCCTCCTTAATTGGACTGCAGGTTCGAGTCCTGCCGGGCCCACATTTGTTCGTTTTTATTGTTTTTAAAGATGTCTTGCAGCAATATTTAATATTATTCAATGGATATATGAAAAGGACATCTGCATATTGGGCGGTACTCAAGTGGTCGACGAGAATGGTCTCCAAAACCATCAGCGAAAGCTCACTCAGGTTCGAATCCTGACCGTTCAGCAAAAAAGTTCTCATAGTTTCTATAATTTTATTTTTTAAATTAGACACATAAATGGATTGCTTGGGAAAGTAGTCCATTCTTTAACAGAAATTAACAGTTACTATTTTGTAACATTAAAAATATGTAGTATCTTTGTACTCACAATTAAGAAAATAAATTATGATTGATGTGATTGAACACGTTGTTGAAGTTGGAAAGTCTATTAAGAACGGGCGAACAACTCAGGACATTGCCATTAAGTTGGCAGAAGAGAGTGGTGAGGTAATGGGAGAAATCAGTATTATTACTGGCCTTTCTGATTATAAGAAAACAGAAGCTCTCAATCTTTGTGATGAATTGGTCGATACATTTATTAATGTAGTAGACTTGGGTGTCAGCGTTTATGGAGATGATTTCCAAAAACTCTTTGAAGAAAGACTCAAAGTAAAGTGTGACAAATGGATTGAAAAATATAACAAACAAAAGGCTAGTTAAGCCTTTTTAATCTGCGGATGTGGTGTCAATGGTTTTGAGCATGTCTGACTTCCAATCAGAAGGGGAGAGTTCGAGTCTCTCTATCCGCACATATAATTACTACTATGGAAGACAAACTCGATTTAATTATTAAAAAGTTAGATGAATTGCTTAAAATAGCAAAAAGGATAGATAAAAATACCCAACCATCAGCTGAAAATAATTTTGCAGAGTATCTTCTAAATGTAGCAGGTGATATTACTGGAGATATATTAATGCAAGGAATAAACAAATGATATTGCGGAGTGCGTAGAAATGGTATCTCACGAGGCTCATATCCTCGGGTTCTGGGTTCGATTCCCAGCTCCGCAGGTCACATAGTAGAAACCTCCACGTGGTGTGACTGGATAACCAACCAATTCTACTAAAAATAACAAATGAATGGATATAAGTAACATCATTAATAAAAGATAGTTGTGAATAGAGAACTTAGACGTGAACGCACAAGAAATAAATGGATTTCGAGAGCAAGAAAGATTTACAATTCATGGGGAACTTTTGATGTCCCGATAAGAGGAATTAAACATAGTTATCCAAACACAATAGCAACTTATAGAAATTGTGAATCTATTACAGATTTTCTTAATGATTCCAAGTTTGCTAAGAAACTTAAACATAGTACAGTTGTCGGCAGAAGTAAAATGCATCAGTATGACGTAAAGAAAGAAAATCGTAAAAAACGATATGAAGCTAAAAAGTTAATTAGAGAAGAATGTGAGGATTATGTATGATGTACAAAGAGAATCAGGTAAAGAATACCTTGACCATTACATTTATAAATCGCGTAATGAGTGTAATCAAATAATTGTCTGTGAAGTATATAGAACTTACAATGAGACCTTAAACTTTGCCTTTTATGTAACCACTAAAAGGAAGCATGGTTATCAAGAAGGTAAAACAACTGGTAAAGACGGAATAAAGTCTTTATTGTGGGCTAAAAAATGTTTACTTGACTTTATTGATTATGCTAAATGGAAATTCCCAGGAGACTCTATTGAGGTTTATCCTGACGATGAGAGGAGAAGAAAGGTATATGAATATGCTTTACTTCCATTGGGATTCAAAATAATGAAAGACAAATATAAAACTTTAATTTATAAATTATAAAGACGATATAGTGTAGAGTTGCATAGCCGCCTTAAACAAGCGGTGGTGAGAGAGTAACGACCTCTTATCGTGGAATACCAAATATCCTTCCTACGCCTCTCCAAATTCGGATATGGATGCGCAAAGGTGGGAGGAAATCAGTCCTATCAACGACCGAAGTAGAAGATAGGTTGAGATACTACTTATATGGACGCATATAGGCAAGTCTCGTAATCCGGACGGTAGCTCAGTTGGTTAGAGCATTACTCTGATAAGGTAAGGGTCGTAGGTTCAAGTCCTACCCGTCCGACCTCACCGTTTACCGAATGTGACGATAAATTCGGGTGACTTTTTCATACTTATTCAACAAGAAATAAGTGTACTGGGCAGCAGGTAAAAAACTGCACAAGGCACGTAAGTGTGACAGGGAATTAACTCGATTGGTACGTGAGAAGACTATCGAAAGTGGTTCTCTTTAGTAGAATATTTCAGAATACCAAAAATACAAAGAAGTCTCACAGCAAATTTAATACAACAATTGGTTATATTGTCAACAAAAAGACTTCTGTTTATGCCCAGATGCCCGAGTGATTAAGGGGGCGGTCTGCAAAACCGTTTGAGAAATCTGTCGTCGGTTTGAATCCGACTCTGGGCTCTTCCATTTTAGTTAATAATAAAGAACACTTACAGCAATTATATTCAGCATCAAACTTTTAATTTGACACAGCTTATTATAGTGTTCTGCCCGAAAGGCAATTTAGGATTGCGCTCGTAGCTCAGTTGGTTAGAGCAACGGATTTTTAATCCGTGGGTCTTGTGTTCGAATCACAACGGGCGCACAAAAACTCACAACGGACAAGGCTGTGGCAGGTGATAACTCGCTTGGATACTTAGGAGATAATCTGTAGGAACAACAGAGTCACTTGTACTAAGAGGAGCGGGAAGTACAAACTGGTGGGATGCGTGTGGTTGACCAGAGTTTTTAGATTATTTATTTATTCATTTAACCCTTAAAAGTATGAAAGTTATGAAATTATTAAAAAGAGCTTTTGTATGGTATTTCGAGCAAGCTTCACACAGCTATACTTGGTTACCAACGGGAACACTTCCAATGGGGGAGTAAGTTCCTACACATAGGGATTATAAATGACTACTGTTTTTACATATTAAAATATATTACAAGGATTACTTACAGCAATTACCTTAAATTATTGCACCAGAAAATAGCGACACATTTAAATAGTAATCCGTATTCGGGGAGTTAGCTATAATTGGCAGAGCAATGGGCTGTTAACCCATAGGTTGTCGGTTCGAACCCGACACTCCCCTCCCCTCAACTATAACTTGGGGTCATAGTTCAGATGGCTAGAACGTCTGCCTTGCACGCAGAAAGTCGTGGGTTCGAGTCCCACTGGCTCCACTTAATAAAGAAATAATATGAAACTTGAACTAACATTTAAAAAATTAGCTCAACGATGGTTTGTTGATATTCCTTGGGCTGGAAGCATTGATGATTTACAAATGGTAAACGGTGCTGATGATTTCTTAGAATGGTATGTTACCGAATATCCTGACAATAAAGAAGTTGTTACATTGAAAGTTGATACAGAAATTGAGGTAGGAAGAAACGACCTTTATTTTCATATCACTCCACAACAAGATGAATTTGGAGCAACTTATGAATGGATTTCTTGTTCTGATGTCCCTGTTCCAAGCATTTGGTTATGTAATGTAGCCCTTACTCTATTTGGAGGAGAGTTTCCAAGATATTTCTTCGTTTACCGATAAATAAACATGGTGTAGTTCGGCTAGTGGTTGATGCCGCCAGATTGTGGTTCTGGTACATAAGAAACGCATGGGTTCGAATCCCATACTACACCCGTAAATAATGTTATTTTATGAATAAAATGGAGGTTTGCCAGAACGGTAATGGAACGGACTTGAAATCCGATGTAACGTACCCATTCGTTGAGTAGGTTCGACTCCTACAGCCTCCTCTAACCTTTATTAATAATATGAGCAACGGAAAGAAATGGAAAACTGCTAGTAAATACATTGGTAAACGCTCTCATGGAAGACGGTGGATTTATCACGTATTAGGTGGAAAGAAAGGAAAATGTAGATTTCAACATTTCAGACACCAAAAATGGTTTAAAATTCTTGATGGTAAAATATCGATGAGACGAGCTATGGCTCGTGAAATTTGGTTTTGGGATTAATAGAGATTACTACTTAAAAATAAATAATATGAAAGTATTTACACCAAAAGATGCTAAGGAACATAAACTTGCATCCATTCCTGATTTTGTGTATGGGGCGTTTAACAATCTTCTTGTAAAGAATTATGATGCTTATAGCACTGTAATATTGCAAGATGAAGTTATTACTGAAATTATTCGTCTTTGCCCCCTTGACGACATAACTGTTCAAACTATTTGGGAAAACAGATGGTTAAATGTAGAAGATGAATACCGTAAAAATGGTTGGGAAGTTGAATATGACAAGCCAGGTCTTGGTGAAATCTATCCTGCCAGATTCATTTTTAAGCCAAAAGAAAAATAGGTTAAGTTAATAAATAAGGAAGACTTGCAGCAATAACTATTCAGCCTTGTAAGCCGTCGGTCATGAGTTCAAATCTCATAGTGAAGCTTGCTTCATTTAGCTCAGTCAGGTAGAGCAACGTAATAAAAGGTCTTCCGCTTTCTGCCGCTCTCGTCTAATTGGACTAGGACACATCACTTTCGATGATGCTAATACGGGTTCGAATCCCGTGGGCGGTGCTCTTGTACTTAATCCTCCCTTAACTGGCAATAATAATCAAGTACATTCTAAGACGACGTGAGGAAAAGAAGTCTTAGACGCTAGTCAGCAGCGTAGTACGCAATGGTGGAATAGAAACGGCTGACATCCACTCCTTCGAGGGCGTAGTGTAATGGCTGCACGCCACACTGTCACTGTGGTAGTTGGGGTTCGAATCCCCCGCTCTCGACAACCTAACCTGGCAAGGTTATATCTAAAGATGTGTAACAGCAAGTTAATAATTAACTCCCACCAACAAGGAAGTATAGTATAATGGTTATTACGCCTAGCTTGCTAGGAGATTTCGGTTCGAGTCCGTCTTAAAAACTCACATCTGTATTTGCCCTCTTCGCATAGTGGTCGATTGCACGTCACTTGTAATGATGTTCCGCAAGGACACGTCCGTTCGAATCGGACAGAGGGCTCAATTAAAAACTTTATTAAATATTTTAGTATGAGTAAGAAACATGTAATTGAAGTACAGGCTCCAGAAGGTAAGATTCCTGTATATGATAAAAGCACTCGCACAATTAGCTTTATTGATGAAGACATCAAATCAAGGGTAAAGAGTGTGGCTGATGCTTTTGAAGCGTTAGGAGAGAAGTATCCTTCTTGGTTGGAATCCGCTCCTTGTTCCATTCGTAAAATGTATGAACTACAGACTGTGCTTCGTGCTTTGAATCAGGGTCATGATTTCAGCTTAACAGAAGGAAGAATATGGTATCCCTGGGTTCGTTTCTATCTGGAAAGTAAGTTGCCCAACAGTGAAAAGAAGAATATTATCGGAAAGTTCATCTGCGAAGGAGAAACATATTATCTGCTTAGCAGCAACGCTCCTGATAGCAGTAGTGATGCTGGCCTTGGTTGCTTCTATTCTGCTGGTGGGGTTGGCTCTTCCGGCTCCTATGTAGGGATTTTATCCTGTAAGGATGAAGAAACGGCTTTATATGTATGTAAGCAGTTTGGACAACTGGTATTTGACGCTATCTATGCAGATAAAGTTGATTATCGCTGGCTTTTGATTGATTAAAAAATATCTTAATAAAAATTACGTAAGGAAATGAAATTTAAAAGTATCTTATCTCGCAGCGGACAAGGATTGCTGAACGCTCGCGCAACTAACATTGCTAACATTGTAAAGGCAGAACAAGAACAAGTAATTGCCACCTACAAAAGAGAAGCTCAAAGACTCATCAATGAGTTAACGAACCTCATGGATTTATCAATCAACAACACAACATCTTTATCTCCGGTAGATAAAGACTTCAATCCGAAACAGTTTGTTGAAACTATCCATACTAAGAAAAGCGGACTTCGTGATGTTCTCGTTGATTGGAAAATTGCTGTTGAAACTTACAACGAATGGTTTCCAGAAGATGCAGTCACATTGCCAAAAGAACTTGGCAACGTTGTCGGTTTAGGAATCATTCTTATGGATGAAGAATCCGATGATAAAGAAATTGAAGAGTAAAAACTAAGGACAGTTAACAGCTGTCCTTTTTTATTGGGCCTGTAGCTCAATCGGTCAGAGCAAAACACTCATAATGTTGAGGTTATCGGTTCAAGTCCGGTCAGGCCCACGTTTAACAACTAAATAGATGAGACAATGAATGTTTTTAAAAAGATTTCTTTAAAATACTTTAATGGCTCTTCTAATCTAAATGAGGGAGAGGAAAGAGACATTATTACAAGTAGAGATAAAGCGTTTATATATGCTTGTAGGAAGTACAATCTTGAGTTTGAATACTATAATTTCTTTAGCGGAGCACATTTCGTTGAGGAATCTGACTTTGAGCCTGAACATTCCCTTATAAAGTGTAATTTCTCGGAATTGAAAAAGTACAATCACTTTAAGTGGTTTGCTTATTTGTTAAGTAGCCAACTTGATAGGGAAAGGATTCCTCAATTCAGAGCTATACTGAAACTTCTTGAAGGGAAGAAAGAGCCTTATTTCTATGCTGTTATAGAAGCTATAGAGAAAGGTTTGAAAGAAAATCGGCAAAATATTTCCATATACGCTAATGTGAAAGGAAATCTCTGGGATGCTGGAATGAAGTATGCTATTAGTAAGCCCATCCATATTAGTATCTTGTGGACTATTGCTGATAAAACTCTCGACCACATATTTTATGAGATTCCCGCTAAAGTAGAGGAAAACATAAGAAAGGCACAAGAAGCAGCAAGAAGAGCACAAAGAGAGTGGGAAGAAAGGATAGAGCGTGAAAGAAGAGAAAGAGAAAGGGTTAAACAAGAAAATGCATATCAGAGAGCTAGATTCTATGGTAATCAAGGATTTGAGTTTAATGATGATTTTGCAGGGTTTAATCACCAATACCAGAGTTGGTGGGATAATTTCTCAAGAGAACAAGCTAAACGCCAACAAGAGACAGTTAATCCTTACGCTTCTCTTTACACAATGTTGCAAATCTCTCCAACAACTGATAAGAAAATAATTAAAGCAGCTTATAGGAAATTGGTTCTTGTTTATCACCCTGATAGAGGTGGCAGTGAAGAGAAATTTAAGGAACTAACAGCAGCTTACGAAAAACTAATGAGCTTATGATGAACCTTTTTATATGTTTATTTCTTGCAATTTACTTTGTAAGAGCAGTAACAGTATTAATCTGTTTGGTGATGTGTTCCAAGAGACTTAATAACAGAATTGATGAAATTTGTGAGTCTCTTCCCGATGAGAGGTCTATTAAAGACCTTGAAATTGAGATAAGTAAAATTGACTGGTATCTTGACAATGAACGTGTAGCGAGTGATTTCCTGCATCTGTTTAGAACAATAGACACACAGAAATGGATTAATCCAAATTTAATTTCATTGCTGTATGACCATTATAAAGTCTAATAGAATACTGGTTTTAATTTTAACATTTTTTATAGCGATTGTCTTTGCACAATCGACTAAAAGTAGTATCTTTGTGCATCCTTCAGTTGCAGAGTATCATGTTGAATTTTTAAATGGAGACAGAGATTCTGTTCTTCGCTTTCAACAAAAGCACTATGACTTAATAAAGGATAAGTACGTCTACATTGCCTACTTACATAGGTATTGTAATCACTACAAATATGGGGAGCTATTAAGAGCCCACAACTAAAATATTCGCAAGGAGTCTCCCGAAATCTTCCATTGTTTTAGTTCGCTGTGGATTTAGACGTCCTGCAGCCCACTATAGACTCCTTGCTACTTGTCCGAGTGGCGAAATGGTAGCCGCGTTGGTCTTAGGAACCAATGAGCAAAGCTCGTGTCAGTTCGAATCTGACCTCGGATACGCTTAATATTAACAATTAAATTTATAAAGATTATGGCATTAATTTCAAAGAAGGCTAGTACTGCTGCCGATTTAGCATCATCTGCTGACAACTTATTGAAAGTATTTAAGAACACTGTTTCCGGCTTGTCTGGAGTAATTACTAAAGCTAGAGAACAAGCTGCAATCAAACAACAAGAAGCTGACGCTGCTTTGGCGGAGAAACAAGCTCTTGAAGAAGTAGCCAACAAAAACGAACAAACACTTAATAAGTTAACCGACTTATTGGGTTAATGGTAAGGAGGGTTGGGGGAGTGGTTTAACCCAGCACACTGCTAACGTGCCGGCCCTTCGGGGTCCGTCAGTTCGAATCTGACACCCTCCACTTGTAAAACTTAAATTTACATCAAGATGATTACATTAGAAAAGAGCGATAAATGGAGACAACGTTTCATGGAGGAAATGTACGCCAATGATGATTACTACGAAGGATTCATTAAAGGTGATGTAGCTAGAGCTTATTATTTTGGATTCTTTATTGAAGAAGTCTGTAAAGAAATGGAAGCAGATGGATTCAAGGCAGGTAACCCTGATGAACAGCTTACTCCAATAAAATGGAATGTTAGACGTTATAAACCTCAATTAGTATTCTGGAAACAGAAGTTTGTTGAGCTTAAAGGCAGAATGGTAGTTCCTTCTGAAATGGACACCTTCATCTTAAATAAAATTGTTGTTGAAAGTGACGATGATTTATTAAGAATTGCAACTTGCTTGGGAAGAGATTCTTATCTCTTAGTAAGTAAGCAGGTAGAAAAAACTGAAACTTGAAATATAGAATTTATACTGACGGTGCATACAGTAGTGCTCTTAACCAAGGTGGTGTAGGAGTAGTATTTGTAAAAGAAGTAGATGGTAAACTTACTAAGATTGCAGAAGTATCTAAAGGCTATAAAAATACAACTAACAACAGAATGGAGCTTAAAGCTATCATTATTGCATTTAAGTGTATAACAGCTTATATAGAAGATGTGACTATTATTAGTGACTCTATGTATGCAATAGGAACTTCTCGGATTGGAAGTATAAAGTATAAGAGAAATACAAATTTAGATGTTTTACAAGAACTTGATAATATTGTTAAAGAAAAGCGAAGTCTTATAGGAAATCTTCATATTGAATGGGTAAAAGGACATTATGAAGATGAATTTAATGCTAGGGCTGATAAAATAGCGGTAGATGCAAGTCAACAACTTATGACATGAATAAAGAATATGTTACTTTGGAAATAGTATCAGATTCCATTTAGCTAAAATAAACAACAAAGATGACTTACAGCAATGTAACAACAAATACTAGAGTTAGGATAAGTAGAACCCTCTACTACTTAGAGGTAAAATATGTAGAAAAGTCATCTGATTATTGGGCTATAGTGTAGTGGTTAGCACACAACACTTTGACTGTTGTAGTCTAGGTTCGAATCCTCGTAGCCCAACTAACTTTAAAAATTAATTAGATTATGAATACATTATTGTTATTTTCAGTTATATTGTATTTAGTTACTCTCATTTCATACACATTTATTTGTGATTATGCAAAAATAGAGATTTCTATTAACCCTGTTTCATTCGTAATTACTTTGTGTCCAATTGTAAATACACTATATGTAATATATTTGATGCGTCAGATTCCATCTCTTTCTATAAAAAATATATTGACAAATATAAAAAGAACATGGATAGGGTGGTGTAAGGAAACATTCAATGTGAATAAATAAATATATGAGTAGAAATAGAAGTACAACAGTTAAAAAATACTCTAAACTTCTTAAAGAAGATAGAGATTGGGACTGGGCATATATGCTCGAGTTAGAACAATTCAAGCTTAAGAGAATGTCCAAATATTTTGCTGAATCTCAATTGGTACATGGATGGGAACAAATGGTTTCTGAAATCAATCTATGCATAAAGCTGATTGATATTATTATGGAAAGAGACCCAAAAGGTTACTTCTTTAATGGTACTAGAACACTTCCTTATGTAAACAGTAAGAATTGGAAAAGGTTTATATCTCGATGTCCAATTCCTTCTTCCGATTACTACCTCGATGATTTGAGACAAGCTAAAGCATTGCACCTGTATAATCTCATTAGAACATATAAAATGAGAACTTGGTGGGATTAATCAAATTTATTAAATATGAAATATAGAAAAAGACTAGCGTATTTAAAGGCTCGCCAAGATTGGTGGGATAAACAAGGTAAAGATTACCAAGCAGCAAACAAGAAACCCGGTTCTGTAAAAGTAAGATAGTATGGAAAAATATGTAATGGTTACGTTTCCTGAAATCCAAGATTTCATGGAACATGAGAGATGGGGAGAATGTATATTCTGCCAAGCAATTGATGGACATCCTTGTCCAGATAGTACCTATATGGTTCCCGAGAGTTTATATGAAGAACACATTCCTACTGAAATAAAAAGATGCATTGGAGAAACTTTCATTGTTGAGGGTCAGGAAGCTGTCCTAGTAGGATATAATTCTGAAAGTTGTGAAAACTGTATCGTAGGATTTAGAAGTAGTATGGGTTGGACTGGATTTGAAAATTCTGATGTAATCTTGTCTGATGAAGAATTTGAAACTTATTGGTATATTCCGTGGGATGAATTACAAGAAAGCCGTTCGGAGTAAGGGAAGCCGGCCTCTGCGATAATATCGAAACCTTGTATGCTCTGTAGAGCACGAACCGGACATGGAGAGAACGGCTGCTCTCCAAATAATAAAGGGCTATATTAAAGTACTCAAACCAGAGCCCTTGAACCTTAAAACTGATAAGTAAGAAAGATGTATTTCGACCCTTACCTCTATTAGAATAGGTGACAGACCATTGGGTAATTCCATAGGAGTGCTGTTAGGAGTACCAGTGCACTTGGTAGGTATATTCTGCCATAATGCACTTTAAAATGGACAAAAGTCCCACACATAGATTAAGGTCTTTGTACTGGGCATTAGACCGCTAGCTCACGCGGTATATAAGACAGGATTGCCGGACCCGTAGGTGTAACGAGATAAATACCTACACTTGCCCCGTTAGCTCAGTGAATAGAGCAGCACACTTCTAATGTGCGGGTCGCTGGTTTGAATCCAGCACGGGGTACTAAAAGTAGCGGTATGAGAAGCATTTACTTGAAATCTCTGAAGATGAATTTTTAACTATTTGGTTAAGCTAATGTGTAAGAAAAGAAAGTATGATAAGTTGGGAGCAATGTTTGCATTATCCCAATGTAAAAGAGTTGGAAATTACAATCCTTTACGTAATGAAAGAAGGTATTACTACTGTAGTGAGTGTAACTCTTATCATTTAACGTCTAAATAATCCTCGGACTTATTAAAGTTCGGGGATTTTTTGTATAATCTAAATTACAATGGATAAAGAAAACTATCAAAAAGTTGCCAAGTTTTGTGCTAAAGGCAAATGTAAACCGAGAGAAAATTCTTATGGAGTAGTATGGTGTGTTCGTTGCGGTAAACTGCACGGATATAACACTCCTGCAGAACCTTTAAAAGAAGAGGATAAAATTATTGTAAATTTATGACAAATTCGGAAAAACTTAAGATTCTCAAGCAAGCTAAAAAGCTGTTTGTAGAACACCCAGAATATTGGGGAATGTGTTTTTGTATTGAGCACGCTATGGCTGGGACTGAAAGAGGTAGTACTATATACGATGAACGTGATATAGTAGCACTATTTCCTGAATTTAACAGGAATTTTCTTAATGCTCCAAGGGATAGAAACGGTAAGGCATTTTGGTGGACTCCAGATAGCGAGGAAGGACACAATGCTAGAGTTAAAGCATTTGATAAATTGATTGAACATTATGAAACTACAGAACGAACTTGAAGATTTAAAAGAGTTATTTGAAACACACAAATCTTCTCTAAGTCTCTCTCAACTTGTAGATATTCAGCAAAACTTAATTAATCTTGATATTCTTGCATCAGTAGGAATTAGACGAAGTACTGGATATTTTACAGCAGAAACATTCTTGTTGAACCACGAGAAATCAACAGCAGGAAAACCTTGTTACGAGAGAATATTTTCTCCTTTTGGATTTAATGAATACAAGGAAGCTCTTATTAAAGCCATAGAACAAGGAATTGAAAACTTTTACATTACTCAACCAAAAATATAAGTATGAATTTTAAAGATGTATATAAACTACCTTTAGAGAAATATGAAGGTATGGATAAGGTGTTCCATGCAAATGGACACATGATTTGACTTTCTTCGCAGATATAAGGGCGAAGATGAAGACATAGTGCACGTGGCGGAAGAATCACAGAAGAAAATAATTAATATTCTTAACGGTGATGACAGCCAGAGTATTGAATATCCTTTGAAATATGAGGATGGGTATATCTCCATTAAAAGGGAGGATAAATGGTTTAAAATCATGGTGGTTCGTGGTTGGGGTTATCTAATTGGTACTGGAGGATTGAATCTTTCAGCAGAGAAAGCCGCAAAGATTCAGGATGATTTTGGCAATTGGATTGTTGAAACTCTAAGTAAAAAGAAAGAATGATAGCATTTAAAGTCATGGTTTTCGTAATTATGTTGCTATTGGCAATATATTACGGTATGTTAGTGTTCCACTTGCTCGGTGCGTTCAAATTAACTAACAGGAAAATTACACTTGTAAGGTGTATTATTCCATTCTATTACTGGATAGCAAATCCAGAGAGCTATAAATAAGATTGTATAATTTTTAAATATTTAAAAACAATGAAAAGATTTAAACTTTTAGGTATTATTGTTGGCATTTTTGCCGTAGTGTTAATTGCTTGTTTCCCGATGTTGATGGAAGACATGGATAAGAGTAAGATTGGTATCAATCAAATTCCTATCTCTGGTACGTATGAGTATTGGACCAATGGTGGTTTCCAATGGCAGAAGTTCGGCAATGTATCCGTTTATGACAAAACCAGTCAGATTTGGTTCAATGAAGTAAAGAAAGACCAAGAAGGTAACGTATCTGTGGATGTAAGTATGGAAAATCCGGCAATGGCTATTACTTACAATGATAAGGGTAAAGGTTTCGTATTGGGTTCAGTTCGAGTAGAAATGCCGTTAGAGCAAAAGTATCTTGAACGTATTCAAACTCACTATGGTTCACAGGAGAGACTTATTAAAGACTTAGTTAAACCGACTCTTGGTAAAGTAGTTATATCATGTGGCCCTCTTATGTCTTCATTGGAATCAGTAAGTGAGAAAAGAACTGACTTAATTGCACTTATTACAGACCAGTTGAATTATGGTGTTTATAAGACTCGTGTTAAGACAGTAGAAACTATCAATCCTCTTACTGGTGAAAAACAATTACAGAAAGTAGCAGAAGCAATTTCGGATAGTCTTGCTCCTAATGGTGTGAAAAGACAGGAAGAATCTCCGTTTGCTTTCTATGGTTTGAAAGTTTCTCAATTATCAATCAACGATTTGGAATATGAATCAGCAACTTTGGCTCAGATTTCTAAGCAAAGAGAAGCTGATATGTCTATTGTAACTGCAAAGGCTAAAGCGTTGGAAGCTGTTCAGAAAACAATTCAGATTGAAGAAGAAGGTAAAGCATCCGCAGCACAGGCTAAATGGGAACAGGAAAAAGTTAAGGCTGTAGAAGTAACTAAAGCACAACAAGCATTTGAAGTGGCTGAGTTGCAAGCTAAAGAAGCTAATGAGAAAGCTAAGAAAATTATCGCTGAAGGTAGAGCAGAAGCAGAAGCTAATAAACTTAAAGTTCAAGCAGGTTTAACTCCACAGGAGAAAGCTGAATGGGACTATAAGACAACTGTTGGTGTAGCAGAAGCATTGTCTAAATCAGAGGTTAAGTGGGTTCCTGATGTCATGATGGGTGGCAGCAATGGAGGTAATGCAATGGATGCAGTAGGTTTGAAGATGGTAATGGATATCGCCGACAAACTGAACAAATCTAAATAAGCAGTATAATATCTAAAACTAATCTTAAAAGCCCTATCCATATACACTTAGCTATGTGGGTGGGGCTTATTTTTTTTGACTTAATTCATGACTAAAAAGAAAATTAAGAAGTTCATCCTACTTCCTGACACAAAGGATGGGCAGTATGTACATGCCGTACTAAAGTATAAAATCCTTTCTGACGTCATTAAAGTTAGGATTAAATATCATTATAGTAATAACACCATAGAGGTAAAGGCAATCACTGGTGCTGTCAAGAATCCGAACTTATGTAAAGTTCTGAATGTAAAGGCTTTAGCAGCAGAGTTCAATGCCATTCTGGATAATAGAGTAGAATTTGAACCTAGACTGACAGAGGATATGTTAATGACACAATTTGTTAATCAAGGTTTAATTTATCCGTTTTAATTATGGAACTATTTGTGCCGAGTTCTAAACCTGTAATTGGATTAAAAAAGAAAACACAAATGAGTAAAGTAGAAGAATTAATTGGAAAGAAAGTTCGATTAACCAAACTGGAATCCGTTAGATATAAAGACGGGCATCCTAACGGTATCGAAGAAGGCTATACAATGGAAGGAAGGCTTTTAGGAGTAAAGGTTGGCTGGATGTTGGAAATGAGTGGAGATAGAGGAATACTGGATTACTTCCACACTTCCGAAGTATTAAAGATAGAGGATAATTTGGTATATACTAAAAATTCTATCTATAAAGTAGAGGAGGTTTAGCTATGTGTCTGTATATTACTGTCTCTGGAACATCTGCTCTTAAGCCCACACTTGCGGAACACGATGTCCCTTGTTACAAGTTTCTAAATTTCAAGGAAGGACAATTAACCTCTTATTTCTTGAAATTTCCTTATGAAATAGGTAAGTGTTATACTACGGAAGAAGATTTCTCGAATATTGCAGTTGGAGGAATTTACTTTAACGTGATAGACCATGGAGGATTCCACAGTTTTATTCATTCCTGTGACTGTCACGAGGATTTTAGTCCTATCCGCGAAGAAAACGACGAAGTAGTAATGGTACGTTGTCATATTCCTAAAGGAAGTTACTATTATCAGGGAGAAGATATGGGAGGAGCTCCAAACTATGTCTCACAAAGCATTGTAATTGATGAAATAATAAATGACGATTAAAGAAAAAGACTTTAAGTTAACCCCAGTAAATGAATCTTCTCCAATGTTCGACCTTGAGCTTTTACATATTGTAAGGCCCAAAGGTGGAGAACCAAGAGAGGAATTTAAAATTGCTGGGTATGGATTGCCTTTAGATGCTGCTATAAAACGAATTATCAGCTATAGGATACAGTCCAAACATGGAGATGGTGCCATATCTTTAAAAAAGTATTTGGAAGACTATAAACAGATTCAGAAGGAAATTGAAAAAATATGTATACCGAATTAATTGAGACTATAAATGCAGTGGCAGCTACTTGTGAAGAAAAATTTAACATAAATTCTGGAGGTTGCTGTTATTTTGCTTATTTAGTGGCCCGTGAACTTGATAAACGTAAGATAAAGTATAAACTTGCAATAGAGGATTGGACTTTCTCAAAGAAATTCTGTAAAACCAATCGACTAAAAGCAAGGAGAGCTCTTAAGAGTAGACAATCTTATGTTGATGGAAATAGTTTGGTTAATTGCAACCATTTTACCTTAATGGTAGGTGGGGAATTGGTCAACTATGAATCGAGTTGGGGAAGTGAAGTAATTTTAATAAGTTATGTAAACTCCGAAGACATTAACTGGATTTATAAAACAGGAAGGTGGAATGACTTTTATAAAAGAAAAAACAATCCCACTGTAGAACGTATGGTAGTTAAAGCATTTGATAAATATGAAAAAGCAATCCAAAAAAGAAACAAAAAAGAAAGAAGTGTACACTCCAGTGAAGAATCTCTTCTGTGCCCGTTGTCAAGGTCAGACAAATCACTCCTTATGTGATTATGAGAACAAAATCTATAAGTGCAACATTTGTAAAACAGTGCGTTCTATATGATTTGGGTAATTATATTCTTTTATATACTTCCCGTTTTATTATGGGTAGACTTATTACAAGCAACATATAAAATAACGAAGGAAGAAGAGGATGATGTGCTGTTAATCCATGCCATTATTGGAATAGTCTTAGCACTTTGTCCTGTTGTTAATTTAGTGTTTTTAGTTCTAGTTATACGAGCCGTCGCGGATATGTCTGGTGATGATTGGACTACATTGGCTAAGTATAGCATAGTTTTTAAAATTCTATTCAGGAAAATTTGAAAAAATTATTACTTGGACTTGCCTTGGGAGTAGCTCTCATGGTAGGTTGCAGTGGAACTCCGGCTGAAAACAGGAGTTATAATGGTGTAGTTGTTAATCGTATAGGAACATTCGGTTCTAGCTTCAAAAACGACGGCACTGTACATACCTTTACCTATAAAGGTTATGAATTTATTATAGTCAGTAATGGCTATAAGGGTGGAGTATCAGTAATTCAAATCAATAAATAATTATAATCATGAAAAAGATTGAAAAACCAAAAAGAGTACAACAGAGTGACGAAGAATTAAGAGTTGATGTATATAACGACGCAGAAATGGTAGCGTTGGGATTGCGTGTTCCACCACTTGTGCCGAGAGACCCTTCGGTTTGGACTAAGACTCCTTCCGAAAAATTCATCCTGAAGCGTGAGCGGGCTCGTGACAAGACCGAGTTTCTTACCCGATGGGCAGGAAAGAAAAAGAGTATTCCGTTCTATGACAAGCTCATAGTAAGGTTACACAAGGTTCCGAAGGGTGGAAAGACCACTTTATCCATTAAATGTGGACAAAGTGATATTCCAAAAATCTTGGCAAAGTACAAAGACAACCTTGTAAACTATTCATGGAATGGCAAAACCTACACCGGAACCAGTCTACCATTCTGGGGACGTTAAAGTAGTAGTGACAGACAGCTTTATCTACGAAGTGAATCTTTATAGAATCTTCAAGGATAGAGCTGAATGTGTAGGCTCTCAACACTACTCAACTGATAAACCAATTGGCAAGTTTAAGGAGTGCGAAACCGTAAAGACCAAGACATGTACTTATATGAAATGTGTTGCATGGGTTGGCGCTCCTATGTCATATATTGAGAGTAATGGATTTAAATTATATGATAAAAATGGAGAAAAAGGAAAGCGAAAGACCAGTCGTAAAAAACGATAGTGTTGCTCCTACAATGGCAAAGACCGAGCAAACAATCGACAAGAGCAGAAGAGTATGTACTCTTAGTCATGCAATGATTGAAATGTTGGTAAAACAACTCGGTGCAGAATTGAGCAATCACAATCTTTACAGAACATTTGCCAACTATTTTAGTTGTCAAGGACTTCCCAAGCTTGAAGAATATTTTATCTTGAGAGCTGACGAAGAAGATAATCACCACAACTGGATTCTTTGGTATCTAAACTATAATGATGCCGAATTTCAGTATCCAAGAATTGAAGCTATAAATGTGGATATTCCTAATAGAGCTTATCCATTCGAAGCTACTGTAGACAGAGAAATCGAAACTACAGAATCAATTAATAAGATTGTAAAGCAGGCTATACAGGAAGGTGATTGGGCTACAGAAGCATGGTTGAAAGGCAACGATGATGAACATGGTAAACTTGTTCTGGAACAAATCGAAGAAGAGTCAATCAGTCGTACTATTGCTGAAATGGCAAATGAGGACACTGACTGGCAAACTAAACAGGATACTATCCTGAGTTTCTATCTGGATTATCCGGGAAGAAACCCAAATGACGATTAATAAACATTAAAAAATAAACAAAATGAAAAAAGTAGCTGAATTTATTGAAGGAACTTTTATTGATTATAAAGGTGACGAACGTGAGTATACAATCTGTGCACTTAGTTGCCCGATTGAGGAAGGTGACGACAACGCAAGCGATACAGAAGTAAAACAACTTCGCCTGGGTATTGCAGTAAGACGTGATGGTGATGAATATGTTCGTGGAATTGGTATAACCGAAGCTGAAAGAAAGGCAAAAGAAAACCCATTCACTATCCTTCGCGCTGACACTTGTGGTGTTATCAATTCTACTATGGTACAGGCTGTTCTTGAACAGGAAGCAGAGTTCTTTGAAAAGAATCCGGGTAAGTATCTTGCAGCTTATAAAGCTGATGCAGAAAGATATTTCTTCGAACTTGAACTTGAAGAAAAGCGTCAAAGTCTGAGCCCAAGAATGAAGGAAGTTCATGATTATCTGCTGACTGCTCCGGATTGGGAACTCGAAATCCTTAGCGAGTGTCTGCAATATGATGCCGAATTGCAAAGAAGAGGAGAGTTGTAATGAGAGGTAACTGGGCACTTTATCTATTAATAGCATTAATCTGCATAGCAGGCACAATGACTATTATGGATAGGGTCTACAGAAAAAACCTTCCGACATCTCCCAGTGAGGATTATAAAGAGTTGGTGCGAGACATCGACTCTTTAAATAATCACATCAGTAGTATTAATAAAGTTAATGACAGTTTACGTAATGCTGTTGATACTACTAAAGTAAAAATAATTAAAATTCGTGAAAAATATGAAGCAGATTATATTGATATTACTAATCAGCCTCTTGGGGACGATGTCAAGTTTTTCTCAGACTACCTATCCGAAAGTTACGGAAGATTCTTTGGTGGTGATAACTCCCCAGCAACTGAAACACACTAACTTAATCTTTTTAGAGCATAGAAAACTCTCTAAAGAAGTAGACTTGCTTATTCAGCAAGTAAATGGATTGGAGACCATTAATAAGAATTTAGCTGTTGCTGATTCTTTGAGATTATCCCAGTTAAATAGGTGTATGTTACAGGCTGACTTGAACGACCAAGTTATTAGTTCACTCAATTTACAATTGACTAAGAAAGAGAAAAGGATAAAGAAGTGGAGAAATCTATCAATAGGTGGATTTACTGTCGCTGCTGGACTTTTTGCTGTGTTATTTATAAAATGAAAGACGTAAGGTACTGGATTGGTTTAATTCTCGGAGCTGCTGTAATATCATCCTTAATAAGCAATGTAATAGCTATGGCTCTTACATGTGTTGCTTGGGCAATATTCTTAGCATGGTTAGCCGATGATTGAAACAATCGAACAATGGGAAGCAAAAGGATTCCGAATCTGCATATTTCCACAACAAAATAAAGGTCAATGGTTGTGGACTGCTGGAGTTTATGTAGGTAATGTCACAACAGCTCATTGGGCAGATTCCAATAATGGATTGCCGAGAGCTGGATATTTGAAATATAGCGAAGCATTAGATGCCGCTGTAAATTTCTGTGAGAATTATAAACCAAAAACTAATGGCAAAAAAGCAGGCAATAGATAAGGATAAGGACGGAGTTAAATACAAATATCCGGCTCGAACTTGTAAAGAGTGTGTAAAATATCCTTGTTTTATAGGAATCGAAAAGAAGATTTGTGACTTTGCGAAGTATGGTTGTGTAGATTATAGAGAAAAATAAAATGACATATTTAATAACAATAATTATATCCATTATAGTAATATCTTGGTGGATAAAGATAGCAAATAAGTATGCTTACGATGACTGGGATGGAAAAAAGATTAAAGTTCCTAACATTGTAAAGATATTACTTTATGCTGTTTGTATAATTCCATTTCTTAATGTGGCTCTTGCGTTCATTTTAGTAACTGCAATAAGCTTCATACAATTTGAGTGGAAAGGCTGGGAAGAAAACAAACTTTTATATTGGTTATTTAAGAAATGAAAACGTATTTGTATTATATAATGCTGATTACTATATGGGCTTGTTTATAAAAATAGTAGAAGCCGGATTTCCTCGTACTCAAGCCGGTTGGAGACAAATACGGGATGAAGACATTGAGGATTACCGTGATGGAGTAGACGTCTTGTGTTACACAGGAAACTACGGCAGGTGTCCAGTAAGTTGTTTTGAAGTACTTGAGGAAGCAGAAGCCGATGATTTTGAGGACCTCGATTACAGAAATACTTATCTTGACCCTCATGGTAAGGAGTGGAGAAATAATGGGTGGATTGATAGAGAAGGGCATACATATCCTTGTGAATGGATGCAACATGATGACCTTGCCTATTATTACTTCAAGAAAACGGTGTCAGAAATGGAAGCGGCTGGCTGGATTCGTGTAATGAATGGAGTGCCCGATTATAGAGGTAGAATCTCGCAAGCTCAATATAACAAGTGTACGGAACTTGGAATTGAAATTCCTGAATATAATGTATTATGGCAGTAAAAGAAATTGACAGAAGTAAAATGAAAGAATATAACATATACGCCGGACTCGGCGGGGGCTTTGGTGGTAAAAAGTATCAGTATACGGGCCTATTTGAATCTCATGAAGATGCAGAATATGAAGCATGGGCAGCAGCTTGTGAGGAATATGATTCCTACGAGGGGGCTAATGGCTTAGGTACCTATGCCGATGCAATGGAAGAAGCTCATAGAGAACTTGGTTGGGATAGAGACGATGAAGACCCGGAATTGGTAGCATATGCCAATGAGGTGTTTGATAGCTACACGGAAGACTGGATTGAGTATTGTGCAATTCCCACAGATGAAGACACGGAAACAGATAAGGAAGACCTTATTCGTGACTACATCATAGAGGATGATAACAATACTTGCGAAACTGGTTGCGAGTAGTACTGACCCCGAGCAATATGTCACGTATGTATTTCAGGATTTAGAAAGTAAAGAGTATCTTATGTGTGTGCAGTTCCCGAATTGGGAACACCGCTCACTACGTCTGGGAGAAGTAGGCTTTCTAGAGTATAAAGAGATTAGAGCCGGAATTGATACATGGTTCGATGGGAGTAAAATGATTCCCTATAATTATAATAACATACAATTTATTAAGTTTATACCTAAACCAGAAGAAAAGAAAGAGTATGTTATGTATATGTAACGGCTAAGAACACAATAGATAACTTTTAAAACAAAGAGATGATGAAAAATTAAGAATAGTAAAAGTTTATAAAAGTTATGATAGTTAAAGAAAAGCTAGAAGAAGCGCTTGCAGCAAAGGATAATAATATTAAATCTTTCATTTGGAAAGGTGCTAAAGAAGAGTTTGGTGGAGAAAAAGTTCAATCAGAATATCGTCTGGTTGACTGTACAGAAGAACAGTTGAGAAGTTTTTATCAACACTGTAAATCTATGTTATATAACACTGACAAAGCACATCCGGGAAGATATGTATTGTTAGATATTATTAAGGAACAGAGAGACAAATGTAACACTGAGCTTTATCTTCGTTATCTTGAGAAAGAAACAGAAGACAGAAAGCGTTATCCGAGATTCTTGTATAGAAATGATTTGAGTAAAGTCATTGAAGCCAACAAGGAACAACTTACTAAGGATAAACTAAAAGAATATCCTATCTCTACCCTTACAAACGGAATCCCGTTGGAATTTGCAAGCATACCTATCGAGCTAGTATTGGATGGATGCCTAGATGCACTAGGTAAATTTAACAAACAACATATAACCCTTACCTTTATTCTGAAACAGGGATTATGGTTCACTCCACAGGAAATGAAAGACTTGACTGAAAAGGACGAGAACGGTAATATCAGAGACAGATTAGAAGTAGTAAGGGAACGTCTCAATTTAAAATCTACTGCTAAACTATATGTAAATTCGAGAGGATTGACATATGGACAATTGAGAGCAATGATTAACTTGAAGAGTAAGAAGTATTTCGATTTAACTACCGAACAACTGACTACTTTGAGAGATAAAGTATTGTTCTTACTTGAAGAAGAAGTGAAGTATCATATCGAGCAGTGGGAAACTAGAATGGAGCAAATCGAAAAGGTTGCTGAATATCATGGATACACTCTCTAAAATTGAGTTGTTTCTCTTTAAAGTTTCATTAATTTTGGGGAAACTTTCTACTATTCCTGTAGATAATTATGTAATATTAGCATCTATAATCTAATTTTGGATTTATTTACACCGCCAACTCGTGATGAAAGACAGGAAGAAGGTAGAATTAAATGGATTGATAATAAATGTAGAGGAACTTTAGAATATGGTACTGGTGTAGGCAAAACTTATACTGCCATTAAATGTGCAAAGAGTGTCTTGAATAAATATCCACAGTTTAGAATATTGGTTGTAGTCCCGACAGACTTGCTTAAAGAGCAATGGATTATGCAACTTACTAAACATGGAATCTTTATGAACGCAGAGGTTGTAGTAATCAATACCGTCGTTAAACACGAATGGACTTGCGATATACTTATAATTGATGAAATTCATAGAATGGGAGCTGATACATTTAGTGAAGTATTTGAAAGAGTCAAGTATCGAATGATACTAGGCTTAACCGCAACACTTGAGAGACTTGATGGAAGACATAAAATCATTGAGAAGTATTGTCCAATCATTGACAGTATTTCTCTTGAGGAAGCCTTACAAAATGGATGGGTTTCTGATTATGTTGAATATAAAGTGTATATTGATGCAGACATCTCCGAGTACCAGAAATATAATAGAGAGTTTACTGAACACTTCTCTTACTTTGATTATAACTTCTCTTTAGCCATGCAAATGATTGGTAAAGAGGGCTATAAATATAGAATGGCTTATAGAGACTTTATATGTGAAAGAGACAAGATAAAGGATGGGAAAATAAAGTCTGAAGTTCTAAAGGATATCACATTTCATGCTGTTGGTTTTGCAAGAACTATGCAGCAAAGAAAACAATTCATTTATAATCACCCAGATAAAATCAGACTTACTCAATTAATTTGTGATTACAGGCAGGATTGTAAAATAGTCACATTTTCTGCAACTACTAAAATTGCAGAAAAAATAAAACGAGGGTCTGTTTATACTGGAAAAGATTCAAAAAAGAAAAGCAGAATAACTCTTGAAGAGTTCAGTAAAATGGATACTGGGGTATTAAATACCGTTAAAAAAGCAGATGAGGGAATGGATGTTTCTGGATTATCTGTAGCTATAATTCTAGGAATGGATTCAAGTCCTACCAAAATGATACAAAGAACTGGAAGAGTAGTTAGGTTTGCTCCTAATAAGCGTGCAGAAATATTTACCTTTGTGATAAGGGGAACTGTTGAAGAGGAATGGTTTAATAAATCACATGTCAATAAGAAGTATGTAACCTTGGATGAAGAGCAGTTAATGCATGTATTAAGGAGAGAACCTTTCGAAGAGATAAAGAAAAAGCCAATGACCTTCATGTTTAGGTATTGAGATATTTTACTAATTTATTTAAAAATACAAAATTATGTCAAGCGATTATGATAACGAAATGAAGAAGTTAAAAAACTGGTATAATGCTCCAGTGTCTAAAACTGCTAAACAGTATATAGAAAGACAACGTTGGATGAGTGGATACTATGATTAACATATGGAATTTCTGATTAAAAAGTTAAACTATCTAGCATCCGAGCTAGATAGGAGATATAGTATGAATTCTGGAGGTTGCTGTTATTTTGCTTACTTGATAGCAGAGTGGTTAGAGGCTTATGATATTGAATATCGTTTTATTATACAAGATGATGGTCCGATAGACGGAGTTTCGGGAAAGCACTATTGTTTGCAAATAATGCCTAGTAAATTGTTTATAAATAAACTTTCTAAGTATTCCCATATTAAAACAACACAGTTAACCTCTAGTCAGATATTTTCTTACTACAGAAAATCAAACTGGAGTGAGAAATATGATATTTGTAATAATGCTGTTGTCAAAAAGGCAATAGACAACATATTTAATATAATATGACAATACAGGAAGCAGGAAAAAACTATGACGTATCAATGAACTATTGGTACGATGAGGAAGCTGACTTATGGGGATGGGCTTGGACATTAAACTGTGGGTATCAATGCTGGGATAGCAAATATACATATAAAGACCCTGCCGAATGTCAGAGAAACCTAGAATTCTTTTTAGAGACATGGGAAGGACCGACCAAGTGATTTAGGTTAAAATTGCCTAAATCTCACTTAGGTTTGGAAATGTCGATTATTTTTATTATCTTTGTAATCCAATTCGAAATGATATTAGAGAAACAAGTAGAATTACTGTTGTTGGCTAGAATTTTGGACGCAACAGAAGAGATGGACTTTTTCGAGGTTAACGATAAGATATATAGCCCAGTAGCTATAGAAAACCGAGTAGACAAACTTTTGGAAGAGTTTTTAGAACCGTATGTAATTGATAACGCTCTGAGAGGAGATTAAAGTGATTACAGTTAGAGATTAATATTTTACTATTTAATTTTTAACTGTTTGGATAAATTAAGTTTAACAATAGACAATGAACTAGCAATTTTGGAGAAGTATCAAATCTCTCCGAATGAGCTATTTACAATTAGAATTTTACTTTTTGCGAAAGAAGAATATAACCCTGAATATGTATTTAGATTTTTAGCAATTCCAGAAGAAATGAGAGGTCCTTTGAGAGATACACTTGTTTCTTTACAGAATAAGGGAGTAATATTGAAGTCTTATAAGATTCCTAATAAAGGAGAACAGTTTCATCCTGAAAAGGTTGATTTTGCTGTTAATTTCTTAAAGACTTTTTATAGAGCTTCGTTTGAAATGGGAAAAGAGTTGTTTGAAGCATATCCCGCATTTACTAACATTAATGGAGTTACGTATGGATTACGTAATATTGCTAAGAAATTTGACAGTCTTGAGGATTTCTTCCGATTTTATGGTAAATCTATAAGACATAATCCAGCCGAACATGAGCATGTGTTGGAGTGCTTAAACTGGGCACTTGAAAATACTAGCTTTATAAACTTCGGCATTTGTGAGTTTGTCATTTCGCAAAAATGGAAAGACATAGAATTATTAATGAGTGGAGATTATGATGGTATAAATTTTTCAGCAATTAGGTCTTTATGATAACAAACTCGTTAGTACATCAAATCACATTAGGAAGAAGTGGAAAGAACTGGGGATTAAGTATGGGTATGCCCAAGTTGGAGAGTATAATAGATGGAGTAACTAAGGGAACTTACACTCTGTTATTTAGTGGAACTGGTTCTGGTAAGACCTCATTAGCTTTGTATTCTTACATTTACAGACCACTGGTTGAACATTTACATGACGACAACTTCAAAGTTACATATTATAGTTTGGAAATGAGTAGTGAGTTACTCTTTGCTAAACTACTATGTATGCACATATTCGAGGAATATGGAGTTGAATTATCTACTAAAGAATTACTTTCTAAAGAGAAGGGATATACATTAAGCGAAGAGCACTATAATTTAGTTCTTGCATCTTTACCTTGGTTACATGATGTTGAAAAGGTAATTACAGTTCACGATAAGGCTTTAAATGCAGAGATTCTGTATTCATCCCTAATGAAGGAACTGGAAGGAAGAGGTAAATTTATTGAGACTGAAACTAGAACTATTTATGAGCCAGACAACGAAGACCTGATTCATTTAGTAGTGATAGACCACTTGAGTCTTGTTCGTAAATCTCAAGGAAGAAGTCTAAAGGAAGAAATGGATTTAATTTCATCTTATTTGGTAACTTTGAGAAATAGATGTGGAATTAGTCCGCTAGTTATTATGCAGGCGAATAGAGATTCTACTTCAATGGACAGAAAGAAAGCCGGATTTGATAATATGCAAATCTCAGATATAAAGGATAGTGGTTCTCCAGCTCAGGATAGTGAAATCATTATTTCTATATTCAATCCGTTCAGAGAAAGACTGAATAAATATAAGGGTTACGACATAAAAACATTACAATCTAGATTTAGAAGCATAACTGTTCTAAAGAATCGTTATGGTGAGTCAGATATAGAGGTAGGAACTACCTTCTATGGAAAGTGCGGACTCTGGAAAGAGTTGCCAAAATCTGACGAAATCTATGATTACGGGAAGTATTTAACTTCCGACTATGTAAAGGAAAAGTATGAAGAGATTCAGCCAAAGAAAATAGATGCCAAAGAAAATAAACCTTTACAAATAACTATTACACTATAATGGCAGAAATGATTTGTATTTGCGGAGAGTCTGGTTCTGGAAAGACTACTTCAATCAGAAATTTAAATCCAGAAGAAACTTTTATCATCACAACAACAGGTAAAAGACCGGGTATTCCTGGTGTAAAAAAGAAGTATCGTAACTTAAACACAGCTGGTAAAACACCAGAAGAGTTGGGTAACTTCTACACAACAACTAGCGTTGATAATGTGGCAACTATGTTGAAACTAATCAATAGCAAAATGGCGTGGATTAAATACGTTATTATTGATGACTTCCAGTATTTCATGGCATTTGAAGCTATGGATAGAGCTAAAGAGAAGGGATACGAGAAATTTACTGAAATGGCACAACATGCTTATTCAGTGTTGAAAAATGCAATGAATCTTCGTGATGATTTGTATATCGTAGTATCTACTCATAGTGAAAATATTGGAGATAGAGTCAACAAATATGACAAGATTAAAACTCTTGGTAAGATGTTGGATTCAGTTATTACTCTGGAAGGTTTGTTTACTTATGTACTTTTCACCACAATCGAGAAGGATGAAGAAAATAAACCTCGTTATATGTTCAAGACTAACTCGGACGGAACTTGCACTGCTAAGTCTCCAATGGGATTGTTTGATGAACTATTGATAGATAATGATTTGAACATGGTAATTCAACGTATTAAGGAATATAATGGTGAGGATTAAAATGCTGATTGTGTTCGATTTCGACCCAGAGACAGGGGAATACACTCCTGTGTCTCGCGAAATCTTGAACGAAGGAGAAACTGGTGCAAAGAAGACTAAAGCTGAAACTCCTAAAAAGGGTAAAGGTAAGTCTACACTTCCAGATAGCAAAGAACCTTTAATTGTTCTCGAAGACAATAAATATATATTAAATGAAGCCGCTGCAGAAGCACTTGGTGTTAGTCCTGATGATAGAATCGATATTAAGTACGAAAAGCACGGAAAGCTTCTAAAGCCTGTGATAGGTTCTAATGAAGCATTTGGAACTAAGGGAGGAAATAAGCTAACTAACTCTTTAACTGTAAGTTGTAGAGGTAAAGCTAATGAAACTCTTAGTGAATATGGTTCCCAATTTACACTTATACCCCATGCACATAAGGATGGACTATTCATGCTTATAGGGGACAGTATGCCAGAGGAATCAGAAGTAGTAGATGATAAGATTGATGTAAATGAAGTAGATGAAGAGCCAAGTGAAGATATTCCATTGGATATTCAACTTGCAAATATGGTACAAGATGATTCAGTAGAAGAAGATACTATAACAAAATTCGACTTTACATTAAAATAATCTACAATATGGAATTAAATTTTAACCTTTCAGCAGCACCCGCAGTATCAACATCTAAACCAAGATTGAAACCTTATGAGATTCACAGAGTTAAGCTCGCAGACGTTAAGGTAGAGACATTAAAGGGAAAGAAAGACCCTGATGCTGTATATGAAATTTTGAAAGTGAGATTTGAGAACAACGACGGTTACTATGAAGAAAGCATCTTCTTCCCAAAAGAAGGAGACGACAAGAGACCAACTCGCCAAAACAAAGAAGGACACGAAGTTGAAAGCCCTAGCAACTTTGAAAGAACAATGTCCTTTATTGCTCAATTAGGAACTGTGATAGCTCCGAAAGAGTTCGAAAGACTAAAGGGTATTCCCTTTAAGACATTCGGTGAACTTTGTGAAAATTTCATCAACATCCTTAAACCAAAATTTGGTACAGAGACTAACTTGAAACTTATAGGGGCAACAGACAAAGACGGAAATTTCGTACCTCGTCTTCCTTATTTCTTGGCTCTTAACAAACAAGGTGAAGTATTCGTTTCTGATAACTTCATTGGAGAAAATTTATTCTTTACTGAATATGATTTAAAGAGAAAAGAAGATTTAAAGGCTAAGAAGCCGACTGACGTTGATGCTATTGAGAAAAAGAATAGTGCAGCTGACGCAGCCTCTGATACTGCATCTGTCGATGCTATTGACTTTAACTCTTTGAAGTAAAAGCTAATATCCCTTAGCTCTTACTAATCTCATTAAGAGTTATTTGGAATTGAGATTTAAAACTGTTATCTTTGTGGTTCAATAAAATAGTATGTTAATATGCAATTCACGATTGAACCTACAATCACAAAAGACTATTTGTTATCTAAATACTCCCAAGAAACTTACATGGAATACTATTTGGGTATTCCTGTAAAGAAGGGATTATTTAAATCACCTCTAAGGATTGATGACCACCCAACTTGTTCATTTTATGTGAATAAATCGGGCGATGTTATCTTTAATGACTTTAAGGGAGATTTCTACGGAAACTTCATTAGCGTTGTAATGCGGAAATTTAGTTGTACTTATCATCAGGCCTTGAAAATCATCGCCAATGATTTCGGACTAATATCTTCCCCACATCTTAAAAAGAACAAAGGCAAAATTAATGAACGAGCTGAGAAATTTGAGGAAACTGGGCCAGCCAGTATTCAAATTGAGATGCAAGATTTCTCTCAAAAAGAGCTTGAGTGGTGGGCTTCTTATGGTATCACGCCCCCTATACTGAAAAAGTTTAGGGTATATTCTTGTAAATCCATTTTTTTAAATGGAAATTATTTTGCTTCTTCCAACGAACAAAGTCCCATTTATGGTTATTATAAAGGTAAAAAGGATGGACTAGAATTATGGAGAATTTATTTTCCTAAACGAAAGTCGTATAGATTCCTTTCTAATTGGTCTGCTAAAATGATACAGGGACTAGACCAGTTACCTAAAAAGGGTAAAGTTCTGGTTATTACTAAGTCTCTGAAAGACGTAATGACTTTTTATTCGTGTGGAATACCTGCCATAGCGCCTAACTCTGAGAATTTATTTATTCCGCAAACTCTTTTTGATGAATTGAAAAGTAGATTTGAGCACATATGTGTGTTATATGATAATGATTTAGCCGGTGTTTCTAATATGAAAAAAATTAGAAAAGACACTGGTCTAATCTGTCTTATGATACCTCGTAGCTATGGTGCTAAGGATATTTCAGATTTTCACAAAAAGTATGGACACAAAAAGACCTTGGAACTAATCCAAGAAGGAGTAAATTATTATGGCAGAAGAACAAGAGAAACCAAAGAAGAAACACACAGGAGCGTATGCAAAGAGGAAGGGTAACAATTATGAGTTAAAGATTATCAAGGAATTAACTGCACTTGGATTTGAAGGATTGAAGTCCTCTCGTTCTGAATCGAAAAACCTTGATGCTGATAAAATAGATATAGCAGAGACAATTCCAAACACGTTACCATTCTATGTGCAATGCAAATGTACTAAGAATAAGCCCTCGTATCAAGACATTATTCCCGGATGCCCTCGTAAAGACAGACCATTGGTAGTATTTCATAACTATCAGGTAAATAAGGAAGTCAACATGGGCTCTATTGGAGAATATGTCATTATGACAAAAGAATATTTCTATGAACTAATTAAGGCGACTAAACAATAGTCGCCTTTTTTATTGTTATGACAAATGAACAGAGAGAAGTGATAGAGAGCCAAATCCTTGAACATAATCTTATAATTATGGATTTAGAGGACGAAATAGACTATCACCAAAGAGAAATTAATAACTTACAAACACTTTTAGATGATGATAGTAATCTTGAGGACGCAGTCAATATCAGATGTGATAACAAATAGCTCGAGTGAGTTGTTTGTAGTTCACAATCAAAAAAGTAAAAATCAGGAAATAGAAGAATTGATTGATAAAGTAGTAACCGCTGCCGGATTAGTTCCGAGCGAATTATACAAAACTTGGGTAGCATCAAATGATATGACCTATGATTTTTACAGACACATTAAAATAAAAAGAGGAGACTTAGTCATCGAGTCAGTAACAGATAACAGCATACCGGGATGGGTAATGGAGTTTATAGAAAGTCTAGATTATTCAAATATTAACCGTTATCATTTAGGATAAAATGAAAATCAAAATTCAATCTATTACAGATTTAATTACTAACAGTTCCACTGAAACATTTACAGTATTGAATGACAATGCAGAATGTATTATCAGGAATATTGTGGATTCTTTACTTGCATCGGTAGGAAGTACTCTTATGTTCTCTGACCTATTTGTATTCGACACTAAGTTCGATGATAGATGGGAGGACGCATACTATGACTACATCAAAAATTATATCAAGGACGGGGATAATGATTATGCTAAATCTCTTGAAAAAATTTACTCTGACGGCTGGGATGCAGGAGATTGGAGTGAAAGTAAGTCTAAAGCACTTGAATATATTTTTGATGAAGTAAAAAGAGTTGCAATTGAAAATGGAGCACAGACATACGAAGAATACTGTATAGAACAAAATGACGGTGCCTGGGACTCTTTCCCAGCTCTTGAAGAATTGAACATTAGAGTTAAGGACGGATTAGACAATGAGGACGCTGAAATGGCTGCCAAAGCTCTGAACTCTTTAGATACTCTATACAGTGCTGACTATCGTTATTGATATGTTTAAAGACTTAGTAGAAGCGTTTAAAAAGAAATTCCTATGCTGCCACGAATGGGAACAAGTAAAACAGAGTGAATTATACTGGAGCGGGACTGATAAATGTCCCACTTGGGTAGAAATCACTTTTTTATGTAAAAAATGTGGTAAATTCAAAAAGATTAGAGTATGAAATTAAAAATTACACTTAAAATTCAATCAATTTCCGACCTCATTACAAATTCAAGTTCTGAAACATTTCTTAGAGTAGATACTAAGGACAAAGTCCTGCATGATGAAATATATAACGCGCTAAAGGACCTTTTCCCTTCTCATGACTGGGAACTAAGTCCTGTTATTAGTGACGAGACTGAATATTATCATGAGAATGAAGAAGGATTTGAAGGATTTGTCTGTGAATTAAGTCTTCCTTATGGAATAGAATGTGATACATTCTTTGAAGTAGGAGTTAAGGCTATTCTCAAAGATAAGTTCGGAGAAGAAAATTATACAGTAGAAAGATGCGATTAGGAATTAAATTACAGTCTGTTTCAGACATTATTACGAACTCTAGTTCAGAGGTATTCGTAGTTAAGGCAACTACTCCAGTCAATGATTTAGTAAATCTAATTGAGCAAGTTGCAAACAAGAACTATTTTGATGGCGATTGGGATGAGTGGGAGAAACTATCTGACGAAGAAAGAGCCAAGTACGATTCTTCATCCGGTATGGGCGGGGAATTGGAGATAAAGACTTTTGATGATTATTACAACGAAGATAAGAATGAATATATACCTGAAAACAAGCGGGATTTATTCACCAAGGAAGTCTTCTCTTTACAATTTAAAGAATCTCTTGAAGAGTTGGAAAAATTCGTGTGGGTTGATATAGACCACAGCAGAAGAGCCACAATCAATTGGTTACTTAATAACCTTGAAGTGGTAACTTGTGACAGTTATTGTCGCATTGACCCAGAAACCAAAAGAGTGATAGAAGTTGTATCTTATTCTGAATGGAAAGAACTTCCAGAAAACGAAAGAAACTAAAAAAAAACAATTAAAAGATGAAAGATTTTAACCATTGGGGTTTAAAAAGAAGAGTGTTTCCAGACTACAATTATAATGCAATTTGGTCTCCAAATTTAAAGACTATTAGACTTGGTGAAGGAGTTGCAAAAGAACTTCCGGCTGATAAAGCAGAGTTCTACGATGTGGGTATTAACACTCTTTGTAATGCAGAATGTCCATTCTGTTACGTAAGTGCTTCACATAAAGGAATTAACTATCCTGATATATGCGAAACATGGGTAAAGTGGATGAGTCTTTATAAAGAAGAAAAGGCAAATCACGTTACTATTACCGATAAGCCATTTCAAATTGCTATTGGTTCTACTGGCGAGCCTACTATTCATCCAGACTTTTGTAAGTTCTTGGAAACAGTGTATAATACGGGAGTAGTTCCTAATTATACTACTAATGGTATTACATTGTCTAAAGCTACTAATCGAGAGTTGCTTGAATATACTCGTAACTTCGTAGGCGGAGTTGCTGTAAGTTTAGGAAATAGAGAGTTGCGTAAATATGCTGATATGGCTATTTGCAATCTCATTACGATGGGTGACACAAATGTAAATATTCACCATATTATTTCCAACAAGGAATCCGTTGACTATTTTGTTAATGAATGGAAACGCTATGGAAGTGATGTAAAATATCATGTTCTGTTGCCGTTGATGCCTTCTGGACGTAGTGATAGTGGAATTGATGAGGGAGTATTCGAGTATCTTGAAGAGAAAGTACTCACAGAAGGTATGGAAAACATTGCTTTCGGAGCCCATTTCTCTAAGTATCTGGAAACTTCTAAGATTCCTACTTATCTTTATCCACCCGAATCTTTAAGTAAGAACGTGATTCTTACAAAAGATAAAGTACAAATAACCCCAAGTTCATTTAACTTAAATCCAATTAAAATAATTGAATTATGATTAAATCGACTCCAAAAATAGAGGGTGTAAAAATTACATCTCCTATGACATCTGAAACACTCCCGTATCCATGCCTTCTTAGATATGCAAGTCATGGTTATGATTATGTTGTTCTTGCAGTAGAACCATCACTCAAGAGCTTTAAAGGAATAATTGTTAAAGTGTTTAACAAGGACATGGACGATGAAATTTTTGAAGGAGCAACGGATAGCTCTTTTACATTAACAGATTTTGGAACCCCTGAAGGATTCAACTTTTACAACGAAGAAATAACTATTAAAAACTCAGTCAGCTACCAATGATGATAGACTATGTACTATTTGGAGCAATTGCAGGTGATGTCTGCGGTTCCTCCTATGAAGCAAAGTTCGGAAGAACTAAACTGTATGAAGTGGTTCGTTTAGTAAGAACAGGTAATGGTTTTACAGACGATACTGTATGTACTATTGGAGTAGCAAATGCTATTCTAAAGTACGGAAATCCTACTCCAGAGCAATTTGGGGAGTGCATCCAAGAAATGTGTAAGAAATATCCCAACAGAGGATATGGTGGAATGTTCCGTAAATGGATTGATAATCCTGTTCCTTATGGAAGCTATGGTAATGGTTCGGCAATGCGTGTAAGTCCTTGTGGCTATGCAGCTAAAAGTGCTGAGGAGTGTCTTGAACTCGCTAAGAACTCTGCTCTGTGTTCTCATAATGACCCAGAGGGAGTGAAAGGTGCTCAAGCTATTGCATTGGCAATATACGTAATGAAACAGAAACTTCGGACTAAAAATTCTGTGAGAGACATTCTCAATAAATATTATCCAGAGTATGCATCTAAGACTTTGGATGAGATTCGTCCAGAATATCATTTCGATTCTACTTGTCAAGGCAGTGTTCCTATTGCTTTACTTGCATTTCTTGAGTCTAAAGACTACGAGGATTGTTTAAAACTAGCTATTTCTATGGGTGGAGATAGTGATACTATTGCAGCTATGGCCGGCAGTATTGCTTATGCCTATTACGAAAAGATGCCACAAACCATATTCGACCAAGTCTGGGATGTTCTCGATAATGAGATAATTGACATTGTTGAAAACTTTGACGAAGTTTGTGAATGAACACATACGTAGTTCCTTTTAGCACCAGTGATAGCGTCTGGGTTGAGAAAATTACAGCCAGAAGCCTTCAAGAAGCTAAGGATAAAATCATTGAAACTTATGTAAATCTCTGGGATTTAGACTATCCTGGGGATTGGAGTGAGTTTGTTGACATCATCGAAGCCGCAAATGCCCAAGTAGGTGATGTCATTGATATAGACGCTTTATAAAGAATAAAATTTTATTAAATGAAGAGATTTAGAATTGGATTAGACATAGACGATTGTCTAGCCGACTTTTGGGGAGCATATTGTGAGTATTTTGATACAAAAAACAATCCACGTATGCTCGAAGATAGTATAATTACTAAAAACGTGCAGCAGGTATTATCTAAAGACAGAGATTTTTGGCTTGGTCTGAAGGTTATTAATATGCCAGATTTCCAGCCAGCTCTGTATTGCACAAAAAGAGTAAACAATAAGGAATGGACTAAGAAGTGGCTGGAGATGAACGGATTCCCGAAAGCTCCTATCTATCAAATGGTCTATCAGCACGGCAATAAAGCTGATATGATTAAAGGTAAGGTCGATGTATTTATTGATGATTCAATCAGCAATGTATTGAAGTGTCACAATTCAGGCTTGCCTGCATTGGTATATCATACAGAAAGAACTTCAGATTTTCCTATGTATAAAGTATTCTCTCTTTGTAAGGACGAAATTATGGATGCCTATTGCTTTATGAAAACCTACGGTTAATGGAAAAACAATTATTCACTTGGGGAAGTTGGGATTTATGCGATACTCTTTTTATAACTTTTATGAATTGTGTATTTATCAAGGACGTTGGTAAATATAAAGCGGGAGACAAAGCATATTGTATTGATATGGACTATGAGAATGGGACAATGAGTGTATATGAATCAGCTGATGATTTAGATACTCCGAGTGCAACATTTAAATTAGAATTACATGCCTATGAGCTTGAATGACATCAAGCTCAATCCCCTAGTAGAAACACTCAAGGTACTTGACATTACTGATGAAGAGTATTTTGGGAATGGATATAGAGATTATATCAGTAACTCGAGACTTAAATATATAAACCCTGAGCAAGGAGGGTCTCCAGAGCAGTATTTTGAAGGATTGAAAACCGCTTACTCCGATTCGTTAGTATTTGGTTCTGCAGTGCATGAATTAGTTTTACAGCCAAATGAATTTACTTTAGTGGACTCGGTCGATAGACCAACAGCAAAAGCTGGATTCATGGCAGATGAACTATATTCTGTCTTTTTAATAAAAGGTGAAGTATCTGATGAAGATATTATAGCCGCTTCTGACAAGATAGATTATTACAAGGGTAAAATGGACGATAAGAAAATCTTATCCATACGTAATAAGTGCACAGAATATTGGATTGACAGAAAGAAATATGAATTTGGAAATAATACATCCAAGGTTCCAATCTATCTGGATTCCAAATCAAGGGAGAAATTACAGCTTTGTTTGCAGTCAGTAAATAGGAATAAGGAGATACAGTCTCTATTAAATCCTCAATTTATAATGACTCCACCATTGTCTTTAAATGAACAAGCCGTTATACTGGACGTCGAAGTGACAGTTCCAGACCACGAGCCTTTCATATTAAAGCTAAAAGCTAAACTGGATAATTATACTATTTGTCCAGATGAGAACCTTATCACATTAAATGACTTAAAAACTACTGGTCATTATTTGACTCGATTTAATGAAAGTTGGGAACAATATCATTATTATCGGCAAATGGGTATGTATGGTTGGTTACTAATGCTAGCTGCTGAACATATATACGGGCTTAAAGAGCCCGACATGAAAGCAAACATGCTATTGGTATCTACTGTTCCCAATTATTTTGCTGGAGTATATAAAGTCAGTAAGAAAGAACTAATAAGAGGATTCGCAGAGTTTGTAAAGCTATTGCGAATCGTTGCATTTTATACTGTAAATCCATGGGAGACACCTATTTAATGGAATATTACGATATGACGTATGATGAAATGAAACAGCTTTATGCCGACAACTTCTCGCTCGGCTATCTGAATGCTGATGTCAGTAATAAATTTGCAGTGATTGCTCTGACCTGTCATTTGACTATGAAAGCCAAACAGCAGAGACCAGATATCACTCCTTATAAAATACTAATGCAGATTACTGCCAAAGACCCCCTCCCAGAGAAGTTTATAAAGGGGCTAGCTATTATGTGTGAGGACTTTATGTACGGCTGTACAGAGTTCCCCACATTTGGAATTAAAACTCCGGCTGAAATGGCGACACAGATTGGAAAGATACTTCACGAATATTTACCATTCTAATGAGTTGGTCTATGTTTATGAACGCAGAATCCCTAAGAAAGTATACTAAGGAAGACCTAAGGCAAACTGCTAACAGGAAAATACTTTGGGAGATTAGTATGATGATTGAGAAAAATCCCTATATGCGATTCAATCAGTTACTTACTAATATGGGAATAGTTGAAGAGAAGACGGTAGAAGGTAAACGCATTGTTGAGTGTAATTGGAACGAAGAGAGTGTGGATACCCTTGAAAAGGTATGGAAAAATCCATTTGTCTATCCTCCAAATATAAAGAAAGAAATTTGATATAAATTTATTTTCACACTTTTTAACAAGTGAGGTTTTGCAACCTCGAAAAAATGTAGTATCTTTGTATCACTTCTTCGGAAGAACATTATAGATAATTCAAGAATTAGATTATACTTTATTAAGATTTATTTACCAAATTAGTTTGGTGAGTTACAGAAAAATGACTATCTTTGTAACAATAAATAGAAGATGATTAATAAGAATAATGTTTAAAAAATTTTTTGAATTATGGCAACACAAGTATTGAATTTCCAGAAATTAGAAGTATGTGCATTTACTAAAGAAGAAGCAAAGGCTCAATTACCATTTGAAGTAATGAAAGACGCAACTCAGGCGTATAAGAATTGGAAGAAAAACCACGAAGGTGGAATCACAGAAAAGGACATCAAAGAGTTCTGTCTGGATTATCTTGCAAAACACACTAAGAATGTTAAGAACGCAGGTTGTATGATTACAATCGAAGCTGGAGCTGCTGACACTCGTGAACGTCCTTACAAAGTAAATGACGTAAAGAACGAAAAAGGTAAGAGAAAGTACAAAACTACTTATCAGTTGATTGATAAGAAATCTGGCTCTGTTATCGCAGAAACTAGCGAAACAAAAGCTAAGGCTAAAGAAATTGCAAAATCCCTTTACACTGACAAAGGTTATAAAGGTGACATCGTTTGCACTTACACAAAACAAGTACTTGAAGGAGAACCTATCGCATTTGAGGTAGAATATACTCCATCTAAGAGTGCTAAGAAAGGAACATACCTTTGCTTTGGTATTGTAGCATAACTTCTATGTATCAATACAGCCCCAGAGGAGTTCGTCTATTAATTTAGGCGGACTCTTTTTTATTTTAATAAACTTTAAAGGCGTAACAGCTTAACTTAAAACATTGAAAAATGATTTACAAAAAAACAATTACTAATTTTATCGCGCGTTTATCACAACTGGTTGAACTTGGAGCATCTAAGTCAGATTTTACTAAATCGAACAAACTTCCGAAAAGGTATTTTGAAGACACTTATGAAAACATAAGTAATCATTACAAGGAAGGTATGATTAATAAAGAAGATATGGATAAAATCAATGAATTGTGGAGTAAAACTTCATGTCCGGAACTTCCTTTCACTCAAGAAACGGCAGCTCCAATGGAAGAATCCACGTCAGATGATACTACTCTGGAACAAGTGCAACTTGAAGCAGACGACGATAGAAATAGTGTTAATCTTATCCGTGACGAAGATGGGAAGATTAAGTTCTATGAATTTAAAGTCTTAAGAAAAGACAAAGCTCCTCTTACTGGAAGACTTACAAGAGATGAAATGAACAACATTCACCGAATGTATTCATATTATGGAATGTCTATTACTCAAAGAGAGATAAGTAGATATTTCCCTGAATATTCTCTTATTGACTTCAAACGTATTCTTCGTGTGTTCAGCATTACTAAAGCCGTATCTCCATTTGCCCCTCATATTATCGAGGAACATACTCAAGAGGAATTGGCAGATATGCAAATGCGTGAAAAGGAGAATGACTTCTTGCGAACAATCGAAGAACAATCTGTAAAGAACGATAGATTACTTCTTAAAAAGTATGCTCTCGAAAACATTGAGTTAAAGAGAAAGCTTGAAGAAGGAATCCATATTGATTTGGACGGATTGAATTTGACGAATCTTTCCAAGTACTCTCCAAAGAAATCTTGTGGCAAGCAAGACATTATCATCTATTTGTCAGATATGCATATTGGTGCATATGTTTCTCCTCTCTCAATTTATTCCAATCCTTATAATAAGGAAGAAGTTGGAAGAAGATTGAGATTGATTGCAGACGAATTGTTTAGACTTAACGCCTTATATGGCGGATTTAATAACATCTATGTTTGTAATCTTGGAGATTCTCTTGACGGATATGATGGGCAAACCACTCGTGGTGGACATTCTCTTCCGCAAAATATGTGTAACAAAGAACAAATTCACACATTTATCGAGTGTATGGTAGAGTTCTTCGATACCTTAAATCACTTGAACTATAACGAAATGAAGTACATTTGTGTCGGAGAATCGAATCATGATGGAGACTTTGGATATGCGGCCAATGTAGCATTAGAAGCAATCCTTACTCATAAAGGTGTAGACTGTACAATCTTTGATAAATTTATTGGAGAATTTAATGTAGGAGACACAACATTTGTACTTTGCCATGGAAAGGATAATAAGGATATGTTTAAGAATCTTCCTCTGACTTTAGATGTAAAGACAGAGAACTTTATTAATGAATACCTCGATAATAAACAGATATTCGGAAATAAGGTTGTATTTGTAAAGGGAGATTTACATCAATCCGCAACAACCTACGGACGTAGGTTTACATATAAATCAGTAGGTTCTCTATTTGGAAGCTCCGAATGGATTCATAAGAACTTCGGAAACACTCCGGCTTGTGCTGACTATTCAATCGTAGATGGTGCAAAAATTATTGACGGAAGAATTGTATTACAATGAATTATTTGTTTAGAGAAATATTAGAGAATCACGCAGGAGAAGAGGCAATTGATTGCCTTTTTTCTCTATGTGAAGCAACCCGCGGTTTTATCCATCCGGAAGATGTAAACATATGTTATTTAGAGGAAAGTGAAATTGAAAGCGAATTTTTATGGGCCGTTCAACAAAAGTTTGAAGCAGCCTATTCTCTTCTGGATTATTTAGTTGGAGAGGAAAAAAGCTGAGGAAGAGTACTCAGAAATAACTGATTACATTTATCTTGAGTACGACCCCTACAATAGAAGTTTCCGGTTTGATGATGACATGATACAGACAATCTTCGGAGAAGATTTAATTGAAGATTATGAGGATTCCCTCAACCAATTCATAGATATGATAAATCGTGGAACAACATTGAAAGTATTAAATATAAGTGGAAATCACACTGCCTGAATTACTGAAAGGTAAAGCTACTGTTATTAAAGACAATGAGTACTTTAAAACCGAAGCATACGTAACACCTTTCTTAGAAAGAATGTCAAAGTTTACTGATGATTTTAGAATCCAAGTAAAACTACCAGACCAGATAACTAAAACCAAAGACGGAGGAATAGATGTAGATGATGTTACTTATAATCGTGTATGGATACAGGCAGTAATGCCAGAAGAATATTCATTTGACAATCACGATGAAGTAGTTGGTTTTATATATGGATTAGATGTACGCAAACCAGTTGTAAAGATATATAGAGGTGGACTCAATAGAGCCTGTACTAACCTCTGCGTGTTTAATCCTTCTTTCTTAAGTATTCAGGAATTGTCGCCAGAGAAAGCTATCAATTATAGACCTGTAACCACTCTAATGGAACAGACTAATGATATGAAAGTCTGGCTAGAGAAATTGCATAAAACAGAGTTTGAAAGAACTGATGAACAAATCGAGAGAAATCTTGGAATGTGGGTGAGAAACTCTATTAACATGGCATATGACTCTGGATATGGTAAAGTCAAACTAGCAACTAGTACTCCAATAGATGCTTATAAACTATTGTTTGACAAGAAATCCGAATATTATGTTCCAGAAGACCAGCCAGTAAATATGTTCACTGTATATAATGCATTTACTCAATTAATCAGCAATGATGGAGGAAAAGATATAATGAATAAAGTTGAGAAAACTTTACTACTAAAGGACATCTTAACAGTATAGCAATTTGTTTTGAAGTGTCGAAATTTTTTACTATCTTTGTAAAGCATTTCGGCACAATATAAACAATTATATATCTATGAACGTAATAAAAAGAGACGGAACAAGCGAGGCTTTCAATGCCTCAAAAATCAAAATTGCAGTCCTGAAAGCATTTAGTGCTTGCGGATACACACCACAAGAAGATACTGTCGAGGATATTTTAGATTCTATTGAAGTATGGGATGAAATAACGATTGAGGACATACAAGACCAGATAGAGGAGATTCTTATGGACTTTGATTTCCCTGATGTTGCTAAAGCTTATATCTTATATAGAGAAAACAGAGCTCGTGTTCGTGAGAATGTGAAAGAAAGAGAAGAATTTATAAAGGAATTTATGAAGGCTTCTAATGCAGCGGAAGGCTCAGAAGTTGATGATAACTCAAATGTAGCCAATAAGAATATTGCTGTACTTAACAATGAGCTGTATAAAAGTAATAACATAGACCTTAATAGGTACAGAGTGAAGGAGAAACTTCAAGTACTATATCCTGATTTCGACTACAAACAGTATGAAAGAGATTTAAAGAGCCATATCATCTATAAACATGATGAAAATTCTACATTTGGATTCCCATATTGTGTAGCTTTATCCTGTTATCCATTCTTGCAAGGTGGAATCAAAGGAATTGGGGGCTTATCAGCATCTCCAAAGAACCTTGACTCATTCTGTGGAATGTTTGTAAATATGATATTTGCTGTATCTTCTCAATTTGCAGGAGCAGTTGCAACTGCTAGTTTCTTAGTGATGTTTGACCACTTTGCTCGCAAAGAATGGGGCGATGATTATTGGAAGTATGCTGATGCAGGAGTTCAAATGTATGGCTACCCATTCCCAACTAGTGCTGAAGAGCTATTAGAAGAAGGTTATGAGGAGCCACAATGCAGAAGTATTGAGAAGGTAATTGAGCAGAAATTCCAACAAATTGTATATTCTGTTAATCAACCTGCCGCAGCAAGAGGTTTCCAGTCAGCTTTCTGGAATGTAAGTTATTTCGATAAACCTTATTTTGAAGGAATGTATGGACATTTCGTGTTCCCTGACGGAGATACTCCAAAATGGGACTCTCTCAACTGGCTTCAAAAGAAATTTATGAAGTGGTTTAATCAAGAGAGACTTCGTTGTATGCTCACATTCCCAGTAGAAACAGTATCTCTTCTTTATAAAGATGGAGAGTTTCAAGATAAAGAATGGGAACAATTCGTTTCAGAAGAATATGCAGAAGGGCACTCATTTTTTACTTATATAAGTGATAGTGTAGATTCTTTATCAAGCTGCTGCCGATTAAAGAATAAACTCCAATCTAATGAGTTTACATTTACTAATGGATTAGTTGGAGAACAAACTGGTTCCAAGTCTGTAATCACTCTTAATCTGAACAGGATTATTCAAGATATTGCCAAGAAACAAAATCCTATTATTCTCGATGATAGAAAGAAAAGGCTAAAATGGTATGGAAATACCAAATATCATTTAACTCAAATATTAGAGAGAGTTTACAAATATCATACAGCTTACAATGAGCTACTTTGGGACTTATATAATGCACATCTGTTGCCTGTATATGAAGCTGGATTTATCAACCTGAATAATCAGTATTTAACCATTGGCTTAAATGGATTAAATGAAGCTGCAATGTTCTTGGGAATTGAATGTAGTGACAATGACGAATATAAGGAGTTCTGCAATCTTATCTTTGGAACTATCAAAGAGCAAAATCAACTCCATAATACTAAGAAAACTATGTTCAACACTGAACTGGTTCCTGCTGAATCTTTAGCTGTGAAGAATTACAACTGGGATAAAGCTGATGGGTATTGGGTTCCTAAAGAAAGAAACTTATATACTTCTTATGTATTTTTACCAGAATCTAATAGTTCAATCTTGGAGAAAATTAAACTTCATGGAAGTGAATATGTTGGTGATTGGCTAGACGGAGGAAGTGCGGCTCATATTAATCTATCTGAACATCCTACTAAGAATCAGGCAAGTTTGTTACTTAACTATGCTGCCACTGTTGGATGTAGTTATCTAACATTCAATGTTCCAAACTCTGAATGTCAAGACTGTGGGTTCATTACTAAGGTTCCTGTTACTACTTGTCCTAAGTGTGGAAGCACTCACATAGATATGTATGACAGAATCATTGGTTATCTTACTAAGATAAAGAATTGGTCAGCAGGCAGACAAGAAGAGCAAACACATAGAGTGTACAATTCTCTTACTTACACAGTAGACAATTCTAAATTAGGATATACAAATGCTTAAATATACAGACACAGCAGTAACACTACGAGAGATTCCTCTTGAGGTAACTCTCTGTATAAACATTTCTAATTGTCCATGTCATTGTAAGGGCTGTCATAGCCCTTACTTGGCTGAGGATATTGGAGAAAGATTGTATCATCATACCCTTGATAAGTTAATAGAATCCAACGATGGAATTACTTGTATATGCTTTATGGGAGGTGATTCAGACCCTGAATATATAAATGAATTGGCTTCATATATCAAGGAAAAAGGGTATAGTTTAATGGTGGCTTGGTATAGTGGCAAAGCAGAATTGTCAGAGGAAATTAAATTAAAAAACTTCAATTATATTAAGCTAGGCCCTTACATTGAGGAACATGGTCCGTTAGATAATCCTAATACCAATCAAAGGCTCTATCAAGTAAAGGTTAGAGGTGCAACAGACATCTATGGAAATTGGGTCTATGAATTAGAAGATATTACTAATTTATTTTGGAGAGAGTGGTTTGTATAGAACCGCTCTTTTTTATTATATAGCATTATGGTTTTAATAGCACAAATCATTGTATGGATATGGATTGCGAATATGGTATTAACTTCTATATTTGTACTTAATCCAGTAGGGAGAGATTATTTGAGGAAATACTATGACTTGGAGAGAGATATGGACATATATCCGTATAAAACTGTCATTAATGTGATAGTATTGTTAACACTATTGTTTGCATAGTATGTTTAATTTCACACTATCAAACATAGGAGTAGAAACAGAGAAACCTCAATTAGGAGAACAGCAAAGAGAAGCATTGGATTTAATGGAAAGGTTCTTATTAGATAAATCTAAGAGAGCATTTTCATTAATTGGGGCAGCAGGTACAGGTAAAAGTTTTCTAATGAGAAACCTTATTGAATATATGGATTCAGAATTGGAAATGGATTATGCTTTATGTGCTCCAACTCATAAAGCTAAACTGGTACTATCCAGGTTTGCCGACAGAAATGCAATTACTCTACATCAATTGCTACAATTATCTCCAAACATAGAAATCCTTGCCTTGGATTTCAAAGATTTAAAGTTTAGAGTAAGTGATAGACGAATACAAATGCCGAGAGGTGGAGTAGTTATATGCGATGAATCTTCAATGATAAATGATGATTTATTTGATTTGTTGATTGAGAAATGTGCCGCATTTAATTGTAAGGTTATCTTTGTAGGAGATAAATGTCAGTTACGTCCGGTTAATTCACTTACCACTTCCAAAGTATTTAACTTGGAAGACAAATACACTCTTACTAAGGTTTATAGGCAGGCAGAGAATAATGCCTTGATGCCTATATTAACTACCTTGAGGAGCAAAACCATTGATTGGTTTCACTCTGTAGAATCAGAGGAGGGTTCTCTATATTGTCATTCTGATGTTGTTCCATTCTTAAAGGCCGCAGTGCCAGCTTACAAGAAGGCTATGAGAAATGGAGATATATTGGCAACTAAGATATTAACGTATACAAATGCTATGGTTGCCAGTTATAACAACTGTATCAGACGAGTAATCTGGGAAGATGCAAGAACTGTTGAATATCATCAGTTTGAGTTCTTAACTGGATATGAGAATCTCGAGTTTAACGGAGTTAAATTCTGGAACTCTATGGATTATATTATAGTAGACGAGCCAGTAAAGCGTGACATTTATATACCCGGATTTATGAAAGTTCCTGGGTATGAACTGAATATGTATGATTCTACCACAGATGATAGAACTACAATATCAATGATTGCAAGAGACCTTGATTCTGATTATAAACAAGCTCTTGCATCACGTATTGAAGGATTACGATTACAAGCTATCAATCTTAAAGAAGCAGGGCGGATGCAACAATCTAAATCCGCTTGGAGTGAATATTATAAACTTATTGGAAGTTTCACTACTCCAGTCGATTTATACTATGATGGAAGATTGATTAGGAAAAAATCGTTCGACTATGGCTATGCTTGCTCAACGCATAAGTCTCAAGGAAGTTCTTATGGTGAGGTTTTTGTTGATATGAAGAATATCAACCTTTGTAAAGATGAAGATGAAAGACGGCAGTTGCAATATGTTGCTCTGTCTAGAACAAGAAAAGATGCTCATTTATTACAATAAAAATTTACGAAAATGATGACTGAAAGAGAACAGACCCTCGTGTTTATGGCTAATTATATTGAAGATAGAGAACTTTTTGACGAACCTTGGAGAGTTGTTGCAGTACTAGACCTACATGACAAAAGATTCAACGAAGAAACTCCAGAAGAGGACATCAAAGATATTCTTCAAATGATTACAACTGATGATTATGACGACCGTGAGGTTTGTTATGAAAATGAAGAAGAGGGAATTTCAAAAACATATAAAGTCTGTAACAGTGATGATATAGACACTATGTTAGAGAACGCTAAAGATGATTATCTTTGGGAAGAAAAACGTACAGTTCCCGAACATGTAAGATGCTATGTTGATTGGGATACAATGGCTGATGACCGTTTCGGTAGTATTTACGACCTTTATGATAATAGCGATGTGTTTGAGTTCTATTGTTCAACTGGGGATTATACTAGTGTTGAGCTTGTAATAATAGACGAAGAATGGTAACAGTAAAATTTGTTTATAGTAATCCTTCTGATGCAGATAGGATACTAGACGCAAATTTGTCTGGAATCTTTCTGGAAATGTTCGATGAAGAAAGCTATAAAGAAAAGAAGCAAGCATATAAACTAAAAGCATCGTGCGGAGCCAGAATGACTCCGTTTGTTGCAGTTTATGAAGGAGATGAATTGATTAAGGCTTTCTATTCAGAAGCAGATAAAGACGTATTGAACTCTCTAATAAACTATTTAAATGAAGGTACAGGTAATTAATCTATCGAATAACAAACTTCCCCAGTATGAAACTCCTATGTCCGCAGGTATGGATATACGTGCAGACTTCAGTAGAGTAACAGTTGATAAACCCATTAAGGCATTTGGAGATTGTGAAATTCTCTTTAAGTCTGATGTTAATAAAGTCACAATGCTGCGTTTAGACCCAGGTGCTAGAGCACTCATCCCAACAGGATTGAAGATTGCTCTTCCTGACAATCTTACAGACGGATATGTGGCGGAATGTCAAGTAAGACCTAGAAGCGGATTGGCCTTAAAGAAAGGAATTACTGTACTCAATACTCCCGGAACTGTCGATGCTGACTATAGAGAAGAAATACATGTAATTCTAATCAATCAAGGACACGAAGCAGTGTACATTGAAGATGGAGAACGTATTGCCCAATTAGTATTTGGATGGGCTTGTGTGGCAGAATGGGAAGAAGTTGCAAGATTGAATGAAACTGACCGCAAGGGCGGATTTGGACATACTGGAGAAAAATAATATAATCAAGTTTTTATAAAAATGAGTAATATGGTACCGGCAGAGATTGAAGGATTAATTACAGCCACATCTAAATTAAAAAATGCATTAACATCAGTACAGGACGATTTAGCAAGTAAAGTCGTTGGGAAGTGCTTTAAAATCAAAGGCATTACCAATGCTAGGATAGTTGCAGTTAATCCTGATTCAGGGAAAATTGTGTTTGAGACTATAGAATCTTCTTATGACCACAGAAGACATCTATGGTGCATAATAAGATATGAAGAAGCAAATTTATCCACCGTATGGGAATCTAAGGATTTATTTGTTCCTTCAAGTAGCCTAGAATACAACAGTAATCTGGCTGCTGCACTTAGACATGCTGGAACACGATGGGATATGAAATGTGTTCGTGACTTAAGAGGAGAATTTATGGAAACTCACCAATTAGATAATTACGTATGGGGTTAGAAGAAAAACTGAAACAGTATAGAGAAGTAGTTATAGAAGATGCCGAATATGAAGTGATAGAGGAATCTCCACTTCCTAAAACGATGTATGTAATATATACGTCAAAAAGCGGGCCCACAAAATGGACTCATAGTAAAGAGGCAGCTATAGATTATGTATCTAAAAACAAAAGCTCTAAATATAAGGCAGTTAAAGCTTTATAAAGAATGAATAATACATTAATAAGTAAAGACTCAAAAGGAAAAATTAGAGTAGTTGAGATTTCCTGTGAAGGAAGTGAACTCTCTGGTTTCACTATTAAAAGAAACACTTACCAATATCAAGGTAAGGTTACAGCACAGCCAGATATTACAATTACTAAAGGGAAGGTTAAAAGAACTGTTACACAACAAGCAGAACTTGAATATAACTCTCACCTTAAAAAGTATCAAGATAAAGGATATAAGTTAATCGAAGGGAGCATCAACGACTATACTAAAGCCCAACTTGATGAAATTCTTCCAGAGCATAAGACCGATGCTAATGGATGTAAAAAACACATGCTTGCTAAAGACTTTAATAAGGTTGCAACAAGTGTATATGATAAGGTCAAAGTGTGGCTAGCATCTCGCAAGATTGATGGAGTTCGCTGTTCCTTCTATTTTAAAGATGGGGAAGTTCATTCTTCAAGTAGAGGTGGAGGAGACTATGACCCAGCTACTGCTCATATAAGAAATAATCCAGCTTTGGTAGAGTGGTTTAAGAATCATCCAGATGTATCTATTGACGGAGAACTATATTCTCATGGTAGACCACTTCAATGGATTTCTGGTACCGCAAGGTTAGAGCAAGACGACCCTAGAACTCTTGAATTAGAGTTTTGGATGTATGACATTATGGATGCAGAAGCTGACTTTACTCAAAGAAATGAGCAAATGCTTGAAATGGCAGAAGAGTTGAATATTACTCCTGATTTGTTTGCCCCTATTCTTACTAAGGATTTACAAATAAGACTTGTTCCCCAAGAAGAAGTTAGTGGTTGGACAAATATTAAAAAGTTACATGATAAGTATGTAGGTGAAGGTTTTGAAGGTGTTGTTATTCGTAATCCAAGTAAGCTGTATGGTTTTGGTAAACGAACTAATGATATGATTAAAATCAAAGAATATCAGGATGCGGAATTTGAAATCACTGGTATTTCAGAGGGTCTTCGTGATGAAGATATGTGTTTTACTTGCATAACCGAAGATGGAATAGAATTTAAGGCTAAACCAATGGGAAGTAGGGAATTGAAACAAGAATATCGAGACAATCTAGATGATATTATCGGTAAAATGGCTACTGTTAAGTTCTTCTATTATTCAGAAGAAGGAACTCCTTTACAACCTGTATTAAAATGTATAAGAGACTATGAGTGAGCATTGGGTAGAGTTTAATAGGTACATTTGGAAAGGTTTTATTTATTCTGAACTCAAACTGAATCCAGAAGATTTTTTGGAATGTAAGGACGAGGGTGAATTAACGGACGCCATATATGATATAATCAGTATGGAAATAGACACTGGTGATGTGCGGATAGATGAATCAGAATCTGAACTTATAATGGAAGACTTCTTAAACGAATGGAAATCCCTAAAAGGTTTAAAATAGCAAATACCGAGTATGAGGTACAAGTTGTAGATAAGTCCGATGATGGAAATTACGGCTACCACAATGATATAAGGAGAAAAATAGTCGTAGCCAAAAGCATGGATGATGAAGGAAAAATAGTGCAATTAACTGAACAGCAAATAGAAAATACTTTCTGGCATGAGTTATTTCATTGCTTCCAGTTCTTCTACAACAATAAGCAAGATGAAGCATTAGCACAATCATTTGCAAACTTTATGTGTGAATACAGAGCCACACGAGCCTATGAGCTATAAGAAACAAATAGACATTGCATCCAAAGTAGGCGAATTACTAGTCGGAATGACTGGTAAGACGCTTAGTAAGGATGAACAAGACGATATGTTTAAAGACGTATTCGAACAAACTCTCAGACTAATGAGCCGTTTTACTAGTGATGTTATTGAAGCTATGTATGACAGCACAGAAAACTGGGATGAATTTTTAGAATTAATAAAAGAAAGATAAATATGGAAAATTTTGGATTTGGAGATGCAATCTCCTTTATGGAAAGTGGTCTTACAGTTTGTTTGACTATTGGTGATAAAACTCGTATGTATTACATGGAAGATGGAAAAATCATCTGTGGAATTAAAGGTTCACATGTGAATTATGTGGTAACTAAATTTTACACTGATGCAGTTCTCTCCAAAGAATGGAGTATATATGAACAGTAAGGATTTACAGAACGCAGCTCTTTTTATGGGTTATAGAAGAGTTGAAAATCGTTATTTAAAGCCTGTTGGAAACTCCTGTTTCGGAATTAATCCCGAGAACGGTAAAATTGCCTGTTACTTTAAGGCAAACGGAGAGGTACATGTATGGAGTTCAGAAATACTTGAAGGAGACACTGTACAAGAATATGTCTCCGCAATAAAGTATTTTGAGACCTATAAAATCCATCAAACTTATGAAGAAAGTAATTTTGAATTTGTAACACCAGAACAAGTAGTTGAATTATGAAATTAGTACAAAGTAAAAATGCCAATGTGAACTATTTGGCAAAGATTGTAAAAATCGAAAACTTCCACAAACACTCTGACCCAGAGGTAACTAAGTTAAAATGTTGCTGTATTGACGGCTTTAATATTATTACTGGTATTGACTCCGAACCGGGTTTATATGTGTACTTCCCGACAGCTTGTTGCATCAATCCCAAATTCCTTAGCTACGCTAATTTATACCGTCATGAGAACCTTAATGACGACCCGACGAAGAATGGAATGTTTGAGGACAATGGTCGCGTGAAGGCTATCAGATTGCGTGGTGAGCTGTCTGAGGGATTCATTATCCCTATTGTGGTTTTGCAGAATTGGGTAATGTCTACTGTAAATGTAGAACTTAATGTGGAAGAAGGAGTTGAATTTGATTCAGTTGAACACGATGGAAAACAATTTTGGGTTAATAAGAAGTATATCCCTAAAAATACTCGCACTCCGGGAGAGCCAGGCTCAGGCAATTCGGGTAAAGGAAAGCAGCCTAAGGGACTTGATAAAATCATCGAAAATCAGTTCAGATTCCACTATGATACCGTCCTTATCAAAAAGTGTCCGCATGTTTTACATCCCAACGACCTTATCAGCATAACTTCTAAAGTTCACGGAACTTCTGGAATATCTGCTTATGTATTGTGTAAGCAAGAACTAAACTGGAAACAGAAAATTGCTCGTTGGTTGACCGGAGAGGAGTTTGACAAGTACGACTATTTGTATTCTTCTCGTTCTGTAATCAAAAACCAGTATTACAACAGAAATGTTCAGGGAGGATTCTATGGAGTCGATGTATGGAAATATGCTGATGACATTGTTCGTCCGTGTCTGTCTAAAGGTATGACTGCATACTATGAAATCATTGGATTCTTGCCCAATGGTGGGTATATCCAAAAGAATTACGATTATGGCTTCCTTCCACCAGTCGGAGACGAGAAATATGAGTATGGAAAGCATTTCGGAGTTCAGATTTATCGTGTAACTATTACTAACGTAGACGGTAAAGTACATGAGTTCTCTGCTCGTGAAGTACAATTGTGGTGTAAAATGGTTGGACTTAATCCAGTAGAAGAGTTCTATTATGGATATGCGAAGGATTTGTATCCTGACTTGGCTCCGTCTGACCATTGGAATGAGAACTTCTTGGCTAGATTAGCTAATGAGAAGAAGTTCTATATGGAATGTAATTCTCCAATTTGTGATAATAAAGTTCCTCATGAAGGAATTGTAATCAAGATTGAGAATATGAAATCGGAAGCCTTTAAGTTGAAGTGCTTTAAGTTCCTTGACGGAGAAGGTAAAGCTCTTGACAAAGGTGAGGTAGATATTGAATCAGAATCTTAAAAATTAAATAAAAATGACTGACAAAGAAGTAAAACAAATCGTAGATGAGAACATAAGTAAATTATTCTGGGCTTTACTGCCTAAAACTCCAGTTGCAGTAGGAGAGGGTTTCCTTGAATACAAAGTAAATGAATCTTGCGTAAAAATCATGTGGAGAAGAAAATACAAACATGACTGTGAAACTCTTCTTCCTAGAAACTTAACAAGCAAACCATTCGATAAAATCAAGGACTGCCTACACAGATTTGGTATGGTGTCGTTTAATGATTACATGTATGCTGGATTTCCAAACACAGATAAAAACCCAATTGTAGAGGGAATTACATTCGTTATTGAAACTAAAGATGGGATGTTTATAGTTCCAGAATTGTCAAGAACCGAAACTGTTAAAGCACAAGAGCTTATCGAAGAAGCATATCGTACTTATGCTGTACACAGTGTAATGGATTTGTATAAAGCCGTTAAATAATGTATTTATATACAAATGAATTTCATGGGAATTACGAAGCAGGGATAATTATAGTCGCTGCTCGTAATGCTTTTAGAGCTATGGAGATTATTCGAGAACAAAATGGAGATGAGTATCCAGATGAAAATCTCGAACAAATAGTAGGAGCTACATACGAGGGTAAAGAAGGAGTAATTAATCAATTAGTGTACCGTGAGTAATGGAAAAACGAAAATTAATACTTTGTAGAGGTATTCAAGCCTCTGGTAAATCAACCTGGGCAAAGGCATGGGCTAAAGAAGACCCAGAACATAGAGTCCGTTTCAATAATGACGATATTCGTAACATGCTTGGAGAATATTGGGTTCCGAACAGAGAAGGAATGGTTACTGAACTTAAGCGTTCTTTTGCTTGTGAAGCAACGAGGAAAGGATATAATATTGTTGTAGACAATATGAATCTCAATCCTAAAGAAGTAAAGTGGTGGGAAGACGTTATTAAAGTTGCTAACGCCACCACAGAATTTGAATATGAACTGGAATTTAAGGATTTCTTCATTTCAGTTGATGAATGTATTCGTCGTGATGCAATGCGTGAGCAGCCAATGGGAGCTAAGGTAATTAAAGACACTTGGAGAAGATACCGTGACTTTATTATCCAAGAGGATATTAAAAATATGTTAAGTAAAAGTGCCAAGCATGTAGACGGAGGTCACCCTGTTATATTAGTGGATATGGACGCCACCTTGTGTTTGAATACCACTGGCAGACCTTACTTTGGAGAAGGTGCAGCTGAAGGCATGTTGAATGATATTGCCATTGAAGGTACCTGTACGCTTGTTAGGCGCATGTATGAAAAGTGTAAAGTATTTATTGTTACTGGTAGAGAAGGCACTCCAGAAATTGTAGCAGCTACTAAAGAATGGTTGGCTAAGCATGATATTAAAGTTGATGAGCTGTTCTTCCGTCCAGTTAAAGACTACAGTCCCGGAGCTGAATGTAAGAAAAAAATCTACGAGGACAATATTAAGGGAAAATATAATGTTCAATTCGTTCTTGAAGACAATTGTAAATGTGTTGAGATGTGGAGAGAACAAGGTTTAACTTGTTTACAACCTAATGAGGGAAAATTCTAATGAAACTATTACAAAGACTTAAAAATTTATTTTTGCCAGAAGGACAAATCTCAGACGGATTTCATACCTTTGATGAGTTATATCACTACAGAATGCTGTACAATGCAGCATTCTTTAACAGCTTGGAAGGTAAATATGAGGTCCATAAATCTTACAGACATGCAGATGGTGAACTATGCTTTGGAGGAGGATGGTTTATTGTTATGGCTAACCTTCCTACTGGTCAAGTGAGCAATCATTATAGGGCTGAAGAATGGAATCTGTTCAATGTTCCTGAAAGATGGAAAGCTGATGAATGGGATGGCCATACTCCAGTTGAGGCAGCTAACAGATTATATAAGTTTTCTTTACATTATGACAAATGGCAATACTTGTGGGGCAATTAATTAAAATCCTTGAAAGATATGACCAAGACAGAGAAGTCATGATACATACTCTTGGAGGAGAGACTGTTGGAGTTAATGGATACTTCGTACAGAAAGACTTAGATGATAATGGATTTTATTTGACAGACTTAAATGTAATTCCGAATGACTGAAACAAATATTATAAATCACGGAGAATTGTTAACTCAATCTCTTAGAGATGTTAAAGCTAATTTCCTAGCTATCATGGAGACATTACCGGAGTGTTTTGTTGGTAAATGTCCTTTTGATATAGTTCTAGAAGTAATGGAACAGCTAGGATTCGAGGAGCTTGAACATGAAACAAACGGTTGGGAATTGGATTATTGGGCTACTTTTGTGAAAGGTAACTTGACATATTCAATAAGTGGCAGTCATTATTACGGTAATTGTGTAGTAGAAAAAGAATTATGACAGTAGATAACTTTGATTTAATTGAGGAGTTCTTAAAGTTTGAATCTGAAGATGATTTTTATTTCCTTCAAGTGATTCAGCGCAAAAAGGACGGAAACGAAACAGGAAGAGGTAATAATGGAGCAAGACTCATTAAAGCCTATTATATTCACAGTATCGAACATCTTGAGGAAAAGAAACAAAAAATAATCGAGCTGTGTCAAAATAACAATGCAAGAGCATACATTCATCTCAACAAGAGAAGCTATTTCAAAACAGCTTGTGGAGCACAAGAGAAACTTGCAAGGATGCTTATGGAAGGAAATACCTTCCAAGCTCCAAGAGTTTGGGACCATGTTTGTGGAGAATTACCTTCCCTTAGCGGAAAGAACCTACTGAGACTGGTAGATGTTGATGTATATGATAAATGGAAGCTGCATAGTATAGTAGACATTATTTCGAAGTGTAGAGGTAATGAGGAAGATAGAGTGAAGCTCGTTGTTCCTACTTTACATGGTTATCATCTTATCACATCTAAATTTGATGTAGAACAATGTCAACAAGAATTGGCACTTAACGGGTTTGATGCTCTTGATATCCACAGAGACAGTCCAACATTATTATACTACCATGAACCGAGAATTGTTAATTACTAAGATTAGTAACCTAGTTCCGTTCTTTGAAGCGGTAAGTTTATGTTTACCGTATCTTCCTCCGGAATTAGGAAGTCATTTAGGAACTATGTTGGGCTACGAAATAAGTGAGATGAAAGACATTTGTAACATTTTATCTGAAAAAGAGGATGTCAAACCTACCACTAGGAGCGGAAATGGACGAAAGCGCTCCATACAACATAAACGAGAAAGTGTTTAAGTTTTCTGTAGAGATTACAGGAGACTTTTTCTATGAGTATTTTGGAACATTGGATAAAGATGAATTTGAAATCGCAGAGTTGTTGAAGCAGAGATTTGCAGATGATTTAGCATTAAGAGGAGATATAGACATAACCAAACTTGATGTATACGTCGATTAATGATTTATCTTGTTACTGAACAACAAAGATTCTTTAAGTCCGATGCATATGAAATCATGTCTAAAGAAGAAGCATTAAAGCGCATCCTTGAACATACATGGATTGAATATGATAGTGAAACTGAAGGATTAGACCCTTATACAAAAGCCTTATTGTGTATTCAATTTGGCTTAGGTGAGGACCAAATAATAGTAGATACCACAACAATTGATGTTAATTATTTTAGACCAGTGTTTGAGAATCCTGATATTACATTACTAGGATGGAATCTTTCATTTGATTTAAAATTTTTATATCATCATAGAATAGTCCCTGTAAATGTATGGGACGGAATGATAGCTGAGAAGCTATTGTATTTGGGATATCCAGCCCAATTTCATAGTCTGTCTCTACAATCCGCAGCACATCATTATTTAGGCTTGGATTTGGATAAGAGTATTCGAGGTAAAATTGTTAATACAGGATTAACAGAAGATGTTATAGTTTATGCTGCACATGACGTTGTTTATCTTACTAGGATTAAAGAAAAGCAAACAGTTGAGTTGGTAAAGAAAGACCTTCTTAAAGCTGTTGATTTCGAGAATCATTTTGTTCCTGTTATTGCCTATATTGAATATTGCGGTGCTAAGATTGATGTAGAAAAATGGAGAGCTAAGATGAAGGACGATATTAGGCAAATGAAAGACGCAGAAGCAAGCATCAATAAATGGGTGGAAGATTTTTATGAAGAACATAAAATGGTTCATCCAGACCCACAGCTTAAGAATCGTCCATTCGTAAAGACGAGTATTATGACTACACTTAGAAAGGAAATGAAAGACTTGATGAAGATTCCTCCTACTGCATTTGGGGTAAAGAGGAAAGTCGTTGATGAAGGAATAGAATATTCATTTGGAATACCTTTCGATTATGTAGAAATGAATCTACAAGGAGATTTATTCTCTGGATTTGATAACGCATATAGGTGTAATATAAACTGGAATAGTAGTAAACAAGTTGTTCCATTATTTGAATTGCTCGGAATAAATTGTACAACAGTAGACAAGAAAACTAAACAGAAAACTAAATCTGCTGGAATTGATATTATTGAGCCACAGAAAGCTAAATGTTCTATCATTGAACCTTATATAGAGTTTAAGAAAACAGGGCAGTTAGTGAAGGCTTTTGGAGAAAAATTCTTAAAGCTTATAAATCCAGTAAGCGGACGTATCCATGCCGATTTTTATCAGCTTGGAACGGATACGGGACGATTAAGTTCAAGTAACCCGAATCTTCAGAATCTTCCACATACTGCAATTACTAGAGCCTGTTTCGTTTCAGAGCCTGGAAATAAATGGATATCTGTAGATTATAGTGGCCAAGAATCCTTCTTAATGGCATCTGTTGCTAATGATAAAGCTATGCTTGATGAACTTATTAATGGTTCTAAAGATATGCATTCTCTGACAGCCAAGATGGTATTTAAGGACAAAATTCCTCAAGATATGCCTACTGAAAAAGTAAAAAAACAATTCCCAGAACTTAGACAAGAGGCAAAAGGATATGAGTTCTGCTTTAATTATGCAGGTAATGCTTCTACTTTAGTGAGAAACTATGGTATCCCGAAAAAGAGAGCTCAAGAAATTGAGGATAACTATATGAATGGTTTCGCTGGATTGAAGGCTTATCAAGAACGTCAAAAGTCATTTGTTGTACAACATGGATATATTCTATTAAGTCCTGTGACAGGACATAAAGCATTTATTTATGATTGGGATAATCTGAATAGGATAAATGATGATTTAGGAACAGTAGATGGGCAGTATGCTATGCAAACTCGTGATGAAAGTAATCCATTGGTTCAAGAAGCAGACTTCTTAAGAAGAAGATTATCTGATTCTATGAAGCAATCGGTGAATTATCCGATTCAGGGAGCAGGGGCACTGTGCTTCAAGCTAGCTTCTATAAAGCTATTCAATTGGTTAAAGGAAAACAATTTACTTTTTAAAGTTAAGTATTGTATTCCTGTGCATGATGAAATCAATCTTGAAGCTCCCGAAGAGATAGCAGAAGAAGTAGCTAAGATACTAGTTCAATGTATGGAATCTGGAGGTAAGCCATTTTGTACAAGAGCGCCATTAACAGCAGATATATCAATTGGAGACCATTGGATTCATTAATATGTTAAGCTACGAGCAATTTTATAATTGGCATAATAATAGTTATAGTAACGAGATACTTTATAGAGTATACAGAGGAGGATTTTTAATAGGGATGGGATTCTATGATGGGGTTGTAATGAAAACTCTCGAAAGTAGTATCTGCATCCTGAAAAATGTAACTTTTATAAAGAAGCAATGCCGTGCTTCTAGTTTTAGATTTAGCTGTAATGATAGAATTGATGAAACCTACACATTAGCTCCAGTTGATACAACAGACATAGGGTTAATCTCTTCTGCAATTCAATTGGTTTCTAATACATTAGGACATGACGAAGGTTACAATAAAGAATATGGATTAGAGATGATAAACAATTATGCAAGAGTCCTTGAAGAATTGTCAGTAAAAGAGATTATGTTACGTAGTCCATTATTCGCGAAAGCAAAATGAAATTAATAAAACCAAGTTTTGAAATAATAGAACAAAAACCAAGAGATATAGTTATTCCAGCAGATATGGAAATTGGCCCTCGAATGTGGAAAGATGAGCTTATAAACTCTGTATATAGACAAATAGAGATAGCTGGAAGAACTTGTTACAAATCAGAGGATAAAATAACAGAAACTTCTGCGAAGGAGTTTGTGGATAGAATGGTTAAGTCAGGACACGGTGCTATGTTAGAGCATGGTACTGTGTATCTTAAAGTTCCTAATAGTGTAGTAGATGAGGGATTCCAGTTTGGAACTAACTGGAGTACTTTATGCCTTAATCCCTATACAAGATATATTAGTGATGGAGATTATTACTACTATACTACTAACTATAGGGTAATAATAGAGCATGACCTACAAGGAGTTCTTGAATATCTGTGTGAACCTACAGAATATCACGAGAAGAGAATCACTGTTAAGTTTGTATGCGATAGAGGCGTATCCCATGAATTTGTACGCCACCGTGTATTTAGCTTTGCCCAAGAAAGTACCAGATATTGTAACTACTCTAAGGATAAGTTCAATAACGAGGTTACTTTCATTTTACCATGTTGGGCGGACAGTTTAGCTCTTCAAGAAGTCAAAGGAACTGTTATTACTTCAGATGATTTTGGTAATCTTATTGGAGAGTACTATTATCATCTCAATGGTAAGGAGACCCCATACTTTAAGACTTGGGAAATAACTCCAGAGCGAAACTTTGTAGCATCTCTACAAGTGGCAGAGCAACTTTACTTAGAGCTATTAAATCAAGGTTGGAAACCTCAGCAAGCAAGAGCAGTACTTCCTAATAGTTTGAAGACTGAATTAATTATGACAGGCACTATTGAACAATGGAAAGGCTTCTTTAAGTTAAGAGATGCAGGAAGTGCGCACCCACAGGCTTATGAGTTGGCACATCCTTTACACGAAGAATTTATTAAAAGAGGATGGATAAAATAACATTTAAATGGAGTGAGAAAAGCATTGGTAGAACCATACGGATTACTAATGCTTTTAACAAGTGTTCCTTATTTGAAGATTATAACACAGATTATTAATTCTGAGTTTTAACAAATGAAAAGAGACCACATAATGAGAGCGATTGCCCTCTATAAGGAAAAATTAATATCACTAAAAGAACAACTTAAAAATTGTGTTGATAATAGTGAGTCCGAGTATGTAGGAAAGTTTTTCATACAGAACAGATACGAATCAGGGCTGCGATTTATGTATGTTCTTGACGAAGATTGTGATGAAGATAGACTTGATTTCTATGGTTGCGGCGCAGAGTGGGACTACCAATGCAAAAATTTGCAATTCTATAATCGAGAGTTTCCTAATTGGTTTACTGATGTAGCTTACGGGGAGCTTAAAGAGATTGCTGAAGAAGAATGGATAGCCCAATTATCTGAACTTGTAGTGTGTGTTTTAAAAGAAAGTATATTATAATTTATATCTTATAAAAAATGGAAGACTTAATAGTAACTCCGTATGACATCGACACAACTTTAGGTGTTGAAGAAGTAGATGAAAAGAAGGATAAAAAGGAAAACAACGGTGCGGAATTTATACAAGAAATGTTTCAGAATGAAGAGTTCAGAAATATGTGGATAAAGATGCACACTCCCTGGAAAAGTAAAATTAGAACAGGAGCTCATGGTCACAAGACCGGAAGAAATGAAATCTGTCCTTACTGTACGTCAGGAAAGAAATTTAAAAAGTGCGAATGTTATGAAAGGTACAAAACCGACCCATTTATTACGGGCGGAAGTCAAGCAAATATTTGAGGTTTGGCTAACTAACGAACAAGCTAAAGAATTGATGGCTCCAGAGGGATATGTCAAAATATCCACGGAGTCTAAATTATTTGAGAATCTGACATCTATGGATATTCTATCTGTAAAGTTAGATGGACAAGAACTGCCAGATTCTTGTTATTTAAAAATCGACAATAAGAAAATACATGGCAAATCTGACAAATAAATTTGACTGTAATAAGGTATTTTTCACTTCTGATTGTCACTTTGACCACGCAAATATAATTAAGTATTGTAGTCGTCCGTTTGAGTCTGCTGACGAAATGAATCGACAACTCATACTAAATTGGAATAAGGTAGTCCAGTGGGACGATACAGTCTTCATATTGGGCGATTTTTGCTTTGGTCAAAAGACACGTTGGGAGAAAATTTTACCTCAACTAAACGGCTATAAATACCTCGTATTAGGTAATCATGATAAGCTGAAATACATCCCAGAAAATGGGTTCGAAGCTGTTGAAAGACAGATGATGATTACTATAACAGGTGATGAAGAATGTAATAACCAACAACTCTTTATGAGTCACTATCCTATGATTACATGGGATGGCTCTCATAGAGGAAGTTGGCAATTGTATGGACATATTCATACTGAAAAAGGAAAGAAAACTCCTTTTGAAGATAAATTAGTCCCAAATCAATATGATGTTGGTGTAGATAATAATGATTACACACCAGTATCTTGGCAGCAATTAAAGGAAATAATCACTAAAAGAAATTTAAGAGGTTAAAAATGGAATATAAGATTTTTGAATCTTCTGACACTAATGTCAAGAAGTTTGTATTTGAATGGGGAGCTAGTGCAGTAACGAAAAAAGGAATTGCAGAAGCAGTCCTTTATCGTTATGGAGAATACGTGAAGAGAACAGTAATTTGCTGTTCTGTACAGTCTGGATGTCCGGTTGGCTGTACATTCTGTGGAACAGGAAAGTTCTTTGTAAGGAATCTTGATTGGCATGAAATAGTAGAACAAGTAACTACTGTTTTAAGTACTATTGATTGTGATACTAAAGACATTGAAAAGTTCCAAATTATGTTCATGAGTATGGGAGAGCCATTTCTAAATTATACCAATTTGGAGTTTGCAATTGAAGCATTACATGATAAATATCCTAATGCTCAATTGTTAGTGTCAACATCTGCTCCGTCTACATTGTATCATGCTATGTCAGAGTTTATTGAACTCTCCAAGAGAATACCTCAAGTTGGATTGCAGTTTTCTGTACATGAATCAACTGATGAAGCTAGAGCAAAATTAATTCCGACTAAGACTTGTACTCTCCGCCAGATTGCTGCTGCGGGAGAATTTTGGGCAGCGAACACAGGAAGAAAACCATTCTTCAATTACTGTGTACATGAAGGAAATGATACAGAAGAAGACGCAAGGAGACTGTACAAACTCTTTCGAACCGATGTTTGGGAAACTACTCTTTCTGTAATTTGTGAAAAGGATGAAACTGTAAAGAATTCTATTGATAGACAAATTCGTCTTATTAGAGACTTTAACAGAAGACTCTGCGAATTAGGTTTCTCCACAAGAGTATTCAATCCTGCTGGTCAGGATGATATTGGTGGAGGATGTGGACAATTGTGGTACTTCCAAGACTGGTTAAAACATGAAGGTATTAATAAGTCTTGAGGGAGCATCACCACAAACAGATATAGTACGTAATCTAACACCATTAGAATTTAGAGATTTGCTTAGTAAACCTGCATGGGTTCCAGTAAATTATCTGGGTTGGCGTTGGGTAGGTAGTACCGTATATTACAAGATAATATCATATAATGATTAAACAATAAAATCATGGCTTTAAAAAAGAAATATCAAACAATAGAGGAATTATTGGTTTATCCAAGTCTTGAACCAACCATTGAAGTAATTCCAGACGATGGTGCTCATCGTTACCGTGCCCAAATGTGTGCTGGCTTTGTTAATGGCAAAACCAAGTATATGGATGAACCTATAAAATTTGAAATTGAAATATGAGAAAAACATATGCAGTAACCGATAAAAGCGGTAAGCAATGGCTTATTGATACGTGTGGTTATCCCAAACGTGGAGAAGGAGAAAAAGAATGGGTAGAGGATGACGATGTTATATCATTCGATTTTGTTCCAGACTTGATGCCAATATATAAAGAGATGTTTTATTTCTATGCTGGAAATCAGACATGGGAAGACGAGCCAGTGGAAATACCACCCATGAGTACATTTATAAAAGACTTGTATTCAAGGAAAGATGAAAATGGAAATCAGTTCAAATACTTTATATTTAAAATAGAGGATTTGGCAGACGCTATGGGAGAGAACATTGAAGTATTCTTTGAAATTGCCGATATGTATAACCAATATAGAGCCAATCATAAAGGTAAAGCTCCAAGTAAATATTGGATAATTAACAGAGACGAGGTTCCAGAGATAAAGTCGTTTGAAGAATTTAAAAAGAAAGTAACAGAATGAGACTTTGGATAACAAAAGACGAAGAAGGACTGTGTTTGTGGAGAGCAAAACCAGCCCTTAATGAAGACGGAGTTTGGTGGGAAGACGATGAAGAATATGAAGAAATTAATTCTTACATCTACTACTCCCTTACTGACTATGTAGACCTCCCCAAAGAAGGAGAAATCATAGAAATAGATGTTACTCTTGTTCTTCCTTCCCAACAATTAGAGAGTAAGAAATACATAAAAACTAGGAAACATAAATGAAATTTGGCGCATTATCAGACTTACATGGGATTCTTCCAGAAATAAAAGAAGAGTGTGATATTTACTTAATCTGTGGGGATATTACCCCACTAAAGATGCAAAGAAATATCCCACAAAGCAAGAAATGGCTTAGTCATGAATTTGCTCAATGGGTAAAAGATTTACCTTGTGAAAAAGTATTTATGGTAGGCGGAAATCATGACTTCGCATTAGCGTCTATATATCAGAATACTCTTTCCAAAAATTCCCTTCTTTATACTCCCACTGATGGGAAGTTAGTAATGCTCGATAATGAGTCATATACTTACATTGATTATAAAGATGGAACTGAATACACAATTTGGGGAACTCCATATTGCAAGATATTTGGAAATTGGGCATATATGTATGAGGAGAAAACTCTTATAGAAGCGTACTCCACAATGCCCGAACATTGTGATATAGTAATCTCACACGATGCTCCTAAGCTGTGTGGATTAGGTATTATTCATCAGTCGTGGACTAGAGAGGATGCAGGTAATCCTTGGTTGGCTGATGAAATTATGAGAAAACATCCAAAGTATGCTTTCTGTGGACACATTCATTCAGGAGAACACAGATTGATGACTTTAGATGATATGAAAATGGCAAATGTGTCTTTAGTAGACGAGAGATACATTCAATCGTTTGAACCTTTAATAATTGAATTATGAGTAATAGTAACAGTAGTGGAGGAATTGGCATAGGTGGAGTTCTTCTTATAGTATTTATTGTTCTTAAGCTATGTGGTGTCATAGCTTGGTCTTGGTGGTGGGTCTTAAGCCCATTATGGATTCCGATAGCCTTATGGTTGGCTATTGTTGCAATTGTAGGAATATTTAGTAGCTGGAGTCGATGAGTAAAATACTTATAGTAGTTGATATGCAGAATGATTTCTGCTTAGAGAGTGGCTCTTTATATGTAAAAGGGGCTACTCCCGCTCTATGGAATATAGAAGAATTAATGTATAAAGAGCATTTTGATAGAGTGTGGTTTACTGTGGACTGGCACGCTTTCTTTCATCCCTCTTTTAAAGAAAATGGAGGAGAGTGGCCAGTTCATTGTGTCCAATATTCCCAAGGTGCGGCAATTAATGATTTACTTCTTACAGCTTGTAGAAATAATAATCTCCGATACGATGTAATTGAGAAAGGACTGTTTAAAGAGGAATATGGGGCTTTTCCAGACCTTAAACGTGACCCAAACAGGAAAAGCCATTATACTTATTCGCTTGATGATATTTACGATAGTAGAGCTGACATATACCTTTCGAATGAATCAGAAATTGTAATTTGTGGAGTTGCAGGAGATTATTGTGTACTTAACACAATTAAGAACTTGCAACCTATTTGGGATAGACTTTCAGTATATCTCCCAGGAATTGCATCTATTGATGGTGGAACAGCACTCCAAGAATTTATAAAAGAAAATAAGTTAAACATTTATCAACCAATAGAGAAATGATAATTAAATCAATTTTAGATACAGATTTATACAAGTTTACAACTTCTTATGCTTACATGAAGTTGTTTCCACAAGCGGTAGGAACTTTTGAGTTTAAAGACCGTGATAATACTGAATACACAGAAGAGTTTGTTGAGCAACTTCGTATTGAGTTATATAACCTTGCTCAAGTAAGACTTACAAGTGATGAATTTGAGTTTATGAACTCTATTCGATTCATCCCAAGACATTACTGGGAATGGTTGTCTCAATTCACATTTAACCCAAGTAAAGTACAAATCTTCTTGGATGAAGAAAAGCATCTTCACATTATAGCAAAGGATTATCTTTATAAAGTTTCTCTTTATGAAGTTCCTATTCTTGCAATGGTTTCAGAATTAAGAAATAGGATGTTAGACTATAAGGTCAACATTCCTGTAATGCTTAATAAATTGGAAAGTAAAATCAAACGTTCCAATCAATCAGGAATTTATTTCTCCGAATTTGGAACTCGTAGAAGATTCTCTTACAATATACAAGAAGAAGTTATTAAGTATATTAAAGAGAAATCAATCTATTGTACCGGAACTTCCAACTGCTACTTTGCGATGAAGTATGACATGAAACCAATGGGAACACATCCACATGAATGGTTTATGTTTCATGGCGCTATGTACGGTTACAAACAAGCTAATTATATGGCTCTTGAGAATTGGGTAAATGTCTATGACGGAGACTTGGGAATAGCTCTTACCGATACTTACACATCGAATGTATTCATCAAGAACTTCTCACGTAAACAAGCTAAGTTGTTTGACGGAGTACGATGTGATTCTGGAGACGAGTATGAATTTGTAAATAAAATGATTGCTCGCTATAAAGAATTGGGCATAGACCCAACTACGAAAACCATTATCTTTAGTAATGCTTTGGATTTTGAAAAGGCTGAAGATATTGCTCTCTATTGTATGACTAGAATTAGAGCATCGTTCGGTATAGGTACAAACCTTACCAATGACACTGGATTTAAACCCTCTAACATTGTTATGAAACTTACATCTTGTCAGATGAACTCTAATCAGCCGGTATATGACTGTGTAAAGCTATCTGATGATGAAGGCAAACATACGGGACGTGCAATGGAAGTTAACTCTTGTTTAGCAGAACTTGGACTATGAAATTTGAATATTTAGAAAAAACAGACATTACCTGCGAAGAGCTTAATCGACTGGGCGATGACGGTTGGGAATTAGTCGCAACTATAGTTAAGTTCTTATCAGGAGGCAGAGTTTCCAGTCGGGTAATAGTTTATTATCTTAAACGAGTAAAACAATGAAAGAATTAAATTATGAAAAGGTATTTAATACCTTAGTAGAAGAAACAGCAAATTATGTTACTTCTAATGGTTTGAAAGCAATGGTATTAGGCATCAGTGGAGGAATTGACTCCACTGTTGTTGCTGCCATATGCCATGAGGTTAGTAAGAAGACTGGTATTCCTCTTATAGGAAGAAGTCTTCCTATTAAGAATAAAAGTGATGAGTTCGCTACTTCTGTACATGTAGGAGAAGCCTTCTGTAATGAATTTAGTGTTTACAGACTTGAACGTTCCTATCGTGCAGCTTTGTTTGATGCCTGTGCTGATGCAGGTGATGTCAATATGGCTAATTCTTACTATCTCGATGAACTAGAAGAAATGCCTAGTAGAACTCCTATTGCTAATGGTAATCTTCAAGCTAGGTGCAGAATGATGTATCTATATGATATAGCTAGTCGCCATAAAGGATTAGTAATGAGTACAGATAATCAAACTGAATATCAGCTTGGATTCTGGACTATTCATGGTGATGTAGGCGACTTTGACCCAATTCAAGACCTGTGGAAGACTGAGGTTTATAGGTTAGCCAGATGGATTTGCGATTACTACACAATGATGAGCGATGGTGAAGATGTGGATAAAATCCAAGCTATTAGAGAGTCTGTAGCTCTTACTCCTACTGACGGTCTCGGCATTAGTAATAGTGACTTGGAGCAGATAGGTGCCAGGACCTATTATGACGTTGATAGAGTATTACAAACTCTTATTTGTAAAGCTTCTCCAGAGAATGATAAACTTCAAGATTCTTTAGAACAAGAACTTGGAAGAGAAGTCGTTCATAAGATTATCAAACGTCATACAGCATCAGAGTTTAAACGTAAGAAAGCTCCCATTTATATAACACGAGAAAAATATGAAAACGATTGACGAAATATATGAGCAGTTATTAGTTGCTCTAAAAGAAGCCAACTATCTTGTATCTGACCATGATTATACATGGGAAGAATCTTTCTATATGATAGTTGAGAAAATGGACGATGATTCTCAAGCATTCAGATTGACTGTTAGACTTGAAGAGGAAGTAGTCCATGCCACTCTTGACTTGGTGGAAGTATATGTTCAAGAAAGATACTATAATGCTGACGACGATTATCTTCCTGATGATTTCGAGGATGAAATGAAGTTCGAGGTAGATGACCCCGAACTTATTAAAAATCTTGTCGATTTCGTGGGAAATATAGGGTTCTGTGGTGTATCTGATTTGGTTAATGATTTACTCAATGAAATAGAGGAGTTGGCCGAACGATACAGTGTAGAAGCTATTAGTTTTTTATCAAAAGAATTGGACTCTCGTGGATACTTTGTTGACTAATTATATTATGCACTCTGGAGGAGCTGATGGTAGTGACACTATGTGGGATATTATAGGTAGAGTCTATGGTCTTGAAGTAGTTCGTCACTACTACTATATTAATAAAACTCCAAGAGGAAATTTTCCAATAAGCAATAGCGCATATGAAGAAGGTAAGTGTGCTGTATATAGAGCTAACAATACTTTAAAAAGGCAAAACTTTGAAAAGTATATGTTTTTGCTTTCCAGAAATTGGTGTCAAGTCAAAAACTCTGATGCAATATATGCTATTGCAGAAGGATTTAATGGGAACACTGTTAAGGGAGGAACAGGTTGGGCAGTACAAATGGCAATTGATTCTGATAAGGATGTATTTGTATTTGACCAATCAAGGAGCCGTTGGTTTACCTATGACATTGAACTTTCAGAATGGAAACATAATGAAACCCCGGTTTTACGATTAGACTTTGCTGGAATCGGAACCAGAGAAATAAAACCGAATGGATTAAAAGCAATTATAGATTGCTACGATATAACAACAAAAGAAATAACATTATTTTAAAAATGAAAGTAGGATTTTTATTAGGAACATTTGACCCAATCCACATGGGTCATTTGTACATGATTACATCAGCACTAAATGATAACTTGGTTGACGAAGTAGTGGTGGTTCCAACTATGCAGAATGTGTGGAAAGACCGCGAAGCAACTGAATTTCAACACCGGTGTTTTATGACACAACTGGCTATTGATGAAATTGATAATTGCACAATATCTAGTATTGACTATTACACTCCAGAACCTCACTATTCCTATCAAACCCTACAACTTTTGAAGGAATATTATCCAAACGAAGAACTTTATCTGATTGTAGGTGCAGACATTGTAGATGATGTTGCAAATTGGAAGGAAGGAGAATGGATATTAGAAAACTTTAAGTTGATTGCAGTAAATAGAGCCAACAGTTCATTCAAGGCGAAGGTGGATGGGTATATTAGTTGTACTTTTGACGTAAGCTCTACTATGATTAGGTATTTGGTTAAGGACAAGAAACAAATTTACCCTCTTGTACCTAAAGCTATTAGCCAATACATTCACCGATTTAATCTTTATAAAGATGAATAAAGCATATGTATCTTATAGTATGCAACATGCCAACCTAGTTCCAGAAGTAGAAATATTTCTGGACTCTCTTGGTTATGAGCCAAACCACTGGAAAATGGGAACTAAATATGAGAGTTCTTTATTAACTGATTCTGATATTGCAGTGTTTATTATAAATGAGTTTGATTGGGGAACTAAAGTCGAAGACATGACTAGAGGAACCAAGAACGAACTTGAAACCTGCATAAAAAAGAATATTCCAGTGTATATTGCATACAAAAGAAAAACTGATAAAGTACTATCTATATATAAATCAGAGTATGATAAAAAGACTTTAGTAGGAATTGGAGGCACTGCATTAACACCCTACAATGAACTAAAGTACAATCCTCTGGAAGTATCCGAGAAGGAAGTTACAACTAAAACAAAAAGAAGACATAAATGAGAAATTGGAGTTATACAATTAAAGAAGGAGAGCACGCTGGTAAAACACTTTGGTCTGGTCGATATTGTGCAGTTGCTGCATTCGCATTTTGTAAAATCAAGGGCGAATGGTGTGTCTTGGCTAACCAAAGAGGAGAAGGAACTCCCGATTTCCAAGGTTACTGGAATTGTCCATGTGGTTTCTTGGATATGGAGAAAGCAGAAGAAGCTTGTTCTCGTGAAGCATTTGAGGAAACTGGAGTCAAAATTGACCCATCTAAGTGGGCTTTATTTGGAGTTGAAACAGACCCAGAACACTGTAATAACGGCAATGTAACATTACGTTATATGACCATTCTTAAATACGGAAAAGATAATGTATCTACTTCTATGGAAGCTGTATTGAATGGAGATGGTGAGAAAAATGAAGTAAAAACTATCCAATGGGTTCCTATAAGAGATATTTCAAAATACAAATGGGCATTTAACCATGAAGATAGAATACTTGAAGCAATTTCTTGGTATAATATTAACGTCTTTGAAAAAGACTTAGACGCACAAATAGTTCCATGATATATTTTATAAGCGGACATAGAGACATTACAGAAGAAGAATTTAAGAAGTACTACGTTCCAGCTATTTACTCTGCCTACTACAATGATTCTGATTTCGAGAATTTCGTAGTAGGTGATTATGAAGGAGTAGACAAAATGGCTATGGATTTCATAACAGAAAACCTTCCTTGTGGAGTAGTTATATATCATATGTTTGATAGTCCAAGAAACACTCCTAAAGATGAATCAAGAGTTAGCTACATGGGTCATTACAAAACTGATGAAGAGCGTGATGCTGCAATGACCAGAGTATCTGATGTTGATATAGCCTATGTAAGAGAAGGTCGTTGGAATAGTGGTACTGCTCAAAATATAAAGAGGAGACATACTATAAAGAAAAATGGATAAAGAAGATTTACGAAAACGATTGGCACTATTTTTTGCACTTGGAGCTATTGGGCTCGGAGGTATAACCTTAGTGGTACTACTTCTAGTGTTTGCATACTCACTTAATGTATGGTTTGGAGTATGTATCTCTGCCATATTGTTGATGGGTGTAGGAGGTATAATTTTAAATATATTGGAAGACAATGAAAGAGGATATTGATGAACTGATTAAACAATCAATGAAAGCTAAAACAAGAACTCGCACAGAAGTTCTTAGAGCAATAAAAACTGCGTTCTTAGTACATGAAACGCAGAAAAACGCCAAACCCCTTGATAAAGCAACAGAGATTGCTATTATTAAGAAGTTGAGAGACCAGCGCATCGATAATGCTGAACAATACCGTATGGCAGGCAGACAGGATTTGTATGATATAGAGATGCAAGAATCTCTTATCCTAAATGAGTTCTTACCTGAAATTCCCGGAGAAGAGCAGTTGCGTAAGGGTCTGTTTGACTTAGCTTTGATTTATAAGGTACAAGATAAAATCGACAGTCTTGCAATTCCAAAAAAGGATATGGGAACAATAATTAAAGGAATGAAAGATAAGTTCCCTGCTGCAGACGGTAAACAAATTTCCGACTTAGTAAAATCGTATGTTGTATGATGAACAATCTTGAGACGTCAGACCCGATACTCTTTGCAATTTCATGTGAAATTCACAGACTTATTCTTAAGCCTGACAGTGACGGTTTCTTAGGGTTTTCTGATAAAATAACTGACAAAAAAGAACTTGTCGAGCAATATAACAAAATTAAGGAAAAGATGCCGTATTTGGACCCTACTTTTGTTCTTAATGAACTAAAATACTACATGAAATGATAATTGGAATAACAGGAAAAGCCCAATCAGGGAAGGATACTGCGTGTAAAATAGTACAATTAGTAGACTACTATAGATACTTATTGGGAGACGAAGAACGACTAAAAATTTCAGAAGAAGATTTTGTTTTAGAAAACTTAAATAATGGGACTATTTTTATAGGTTCTAGATGGGAAAAGCATGCATTTGCTGATAAATTAAAGGAGTGTGCGTCATTAATACTTGGAGTAAGCAGAGAAAGTTTTGAGTATAATTCCTTCAAGGAGTCTTTTACTACACTTCCACTGTCTAATAAAGAGGGAGAGCCAATGACCAATAGAGAATTTCTTCAATACTTCGGAACAGAGGTAGGAAGGAATATTGATAAGGACCTATGGGTAAAAGCCTTGATGCGAGGATATGAAAAATCCAGTACTATGTTTTTGCCCTCTATGGTAAGGGATAAAGGCTTTTGGATTGTCCCTGACGTCAGATTTCCAAATGAAGCGGATGCTATACGAAATGCTGGTGGAGTTTTATGGAAAATAGAACGAGAAGGCAGCGGGGCAGGAAATCACATAAGTGAGAAACTTATTGATAATATAAGAGTTGACATAATAATTGAAAACAACTTGGATATGAAGTATTACATTAAAGCTATAACATTAGCTTATGATGATACTATGAACATGTTAGAACGATAAAATTTAAGGGCGTCAGTCAGGTAGGTAAAACTACTTGATTGGCGCCCTTATTTTTTTTCATTTACTCGTTAGCGTTAGGTGCTTTAAAGTTATCTATAACAGTTGGTTTAAGAGGTCTGAATGCTCCAGTATTATCAGTAAAGAATCTTAATACATGCATATCACCGGATGCTACTTTAACTCCATCTTCGAACAATCCACTATAGAATTGATACATAGGCATCTTAAAGTCTACAGCCCCATTAAAGATTGCAAACATATTAAATTCTCCGCCTACATTTCTTGCTATTCTTGCGATAGCTTGTTCAGTGTTTGACATAGCTTTTGCATCTTTATCTCCAAATAATAAAGCAAGCATTAGATAAATAATTCCTATAATAGCCCCATCTTCTAAAGCTAATAGGAGATTTCTTCTTTTTACAGGGTCTCTCCAAGCATCTTTCATTCTCTCTGGCTTAGTAAAGTTAAATAAGTCTCTTAGTGACCATGCAATTCCTTCCATAATTTTACCTTGCCAATCCACAATTGGGTCTCCAGTATTTTCTGTAGTTTTAACTCTAATGGTGTTACCTTCGTTGTCTTGAACAGTATCCCAATAAAGCTTATTTCCTGCATCATCAGTTACCTGAACCCAATGACCTTGGTCGTAAGTGCCTCTTTTTAGGAAGTATTGATTTTTCTTTGCTGACAAGAAAGTCTGGAATTGGTGAAGGAATATAAACATTCCTTTCTTTAGATATAAAGACTTAGTATCGTGGTCCATATATCCGAATATGCTGTCAGATTCTTGCTTTATCATATTAGCTTCAAGAGTAGTATATGCTTGAGGAAGAGCTTCTTTATAAACTCCCCTTGAATCCTTTTCTCTTGATAAGAATCTCGAAGTTCCGTCAGCATTTGGAAGTTTATAATTTTCTTCAAAGAAAGTTTCCATCATTGCATTATATAAAGACCTTTGATATTGCCATTCAGATGAATTAGTATCAGCATTTGGATTCGCAAGAAGACTAAATCTCTTATCTTTTTTCCAATTGTAAGTTACCTCTCCGTTCTTATATTCATGTGCATCATAGCAGCCATGTTTCTTCATATAGCCAATGAGGATTGTCATTCTTGATAAGAAGTCGGGAGCTCTATTAGCCCAGAACATTCTGTCATTAAATCTGAATCCATCAGTCTTTTCATAGTTCATTCTATCGACTAATGCGTTCATATCCACGTTAGCCATTCTATATTGCCAATTTAAATGTTCTAGGATAGTAATCGTACTTATCTGTCTTACAGAATCGACCCAAACAGTAGTATAAGCGGAAGTCATATCCTTTAGTCCTATCTTATCTTTATCAAGTAAGCTATTAGCTACTGCTCTTTCATAAAGATTGAAGAATCCGGTGATAGTTTCTTTAGCTCCTGATAAGTAGTTAAAACCAAGAATAAATTTAGTAGATACTGACTTCAACATTCCTAAAGTTCTAAACGTTCCCCTACTTTCTTTATCAATAAGAGATTCATCGAATACTGCTGACTTAATATAATCATTCAAGAAGTCGATAGTTGCTTGGGCATCCTTGTTAGAAAGTCTCTGTGTAAATTGAAGAGAAATAATTGCTGCATTAATAGCAGGAAGAACTGTATCCATTTCCTTCTTTCTAATATCGGAGAACACATACATATCCTTAATGTGTTCAAGGTTAGTTTCGTATGTTTGTTCAGGTTTACCATTAGTATCGGAAAGAAGTCTTTCTCTTCCTCCTACTGAATTAGAAATATCGAATACGTTATACATCTCTACAAGATTCTTTAGAGCATCTGTAGATAAATATTCTTCTTGAGCTGTCGTAGTCATTCTTGGATTTACCATTTCTAAAGAACCATCTTCTTTATAAGTAACTAGAGGATTCTTACCATTAGTTATTTTAGAAAATGAGGAACCTCTTAATAAAGGTATTTCAAAGTATCTTTCTCCAACTTCTGCTCTATCCTGTCCTGGATATCTTCTATTATTTAAATCCTCTAGCCAATATTTTAAATAGTTTCTTTCTGCTGGATTTAAATCAGTAGACATATCATACGGATTCTTAACCATAAACTTTCTCTTTCCAGAATCAGATTGGTCAAGTAATCTTTTAAAACGAATTGTTGAATCATTGATAATGGTCTTCCCTACGAAACCTTGTCCAGATTCCTGATAGAACTTATTGGTTATAGCCCTATCTTTGTTCTTATAATTACCATATAAATTAGTGATATTTCTGTTGGTTTCTGCCAATCTATGAGCAACTGATTTTACAATTGGGATTGTATCAATAGTATTTAAGTAAGTACCATTAAATAATTCTCCCCTTTTCCACTGCTCTGCCAGATTACCAAAGTTCTTTGCCCAAAGTTCTTCATTATAGATATCAATGGTAGTGTTTCCATATTTAGCCAAAGCATTAGATACTTGTAAAAATAAATATGCAATAGGATTAGAAATATCAGCAGATGCATTAGTAGAGAAATATCTAGCTTGAAGTTCCTTGAACATTCTTGTAAGGATGTCCATCTTCGCTTGTTTATCAAATGATGTAATATCTCCATCTATTGATAACGTTTTAGCAATTTTATCAAGTCTATCTCTATTTTCATAGGTTCCATAGTTCATGATATTATTAAAGGTTCTCCATGCTATATCAAACTCATCAGTAAACTTCAATGTGTTTCCTTTACTTTGTCCAGATAATTCAGATAAAGTATTGAAGGCATGATTTATTTTTTCTTGATTTAAATAGGAAGAAAGATATTCACTCTTGCCAATATTAACTACCTTCATTTCCCCGATAGTATAAGAACCCAAATCGGTTTCTTGAAAAGCATTGGCAATAGAAAGCAGTTTCATAAGTTCCACATTGCCGACTGTGGCTTTAATTACTTGTTTATCGAGTTCCACTTCTCTATCAGATTTAAACCTTCCAAAAATATTATTACCCTTACCTAGATTAATAGTACTATTAAGGTCATGAGAAGCAATAGAAACTAAATCCATTTCTTTTCTTGTCTCATTAATAAGAAGAATAACATTCATATTAGTAAGAGCATCATTACTAATTATGTTCCATCCTGGCTCATTTTTGTATTTGGATAAGTTTGCTTCAAACAATCCAAGCTTAGGTTCGTATGTATTAGCTGGAACAATCTGTAAACCTGTCCTTGTAGGATTAAAGTTCTTTCCTCCAAAGCCATTTACCTTATCAAGATTATATTTAAGATTGTTAGTAATAGCGAGAGTTACATCGTTATCATGCTCTAGTTTTCTTACTAGATAGTCCTCAAATGCAGCTTCCGCTTCTTCTTTAGTAGCTCTTCTTATTTCTCCCTTTTCATTAGTTGATTTAGTAACATCTCTAAACCAGTACTCTCCAGTATTTTTATCAATATGTACTTGAGAAGCAAATAACATATCAAAGTCTACAATATCAGTAGGATTGATTTTACTCATTGGGAAGAACTTACTCATTCTTTCTGACACTGTATTTTCTAATGGATTAGATAAATTTTCTATACCAATAGGTATTTTAATTATTTCGTCAATATTAGCTTTTTGTCCAATATTAGGAAGATAAACTTCTGGTTCTCCGACTGATACTTTATCAATCTTGTGGAGTATTTTATCCCCTTCAATGAGAACTGGGATAATTTTAGTAGATATATTTCTTGCTGCAATTCCTTTGGCTTGTAACATTCTTTTGTAGAAACCAAGCTGATATTGAATAGTATTTTTCTTATCAGCATCCCATCTATCTTGTGGTTTAGTAGCAAGTTTCAAGTCATATATTTCAACGCTTTGATTGCCTTCGTTATCCTCAAATACTGCAAGTAAGTCAATCTTACCTCTAAGTTTTGCATCAGGTCCACCATCGTGGTCTACTACATATTCTGTGTAGAATTTTTTGAATTTCCTTCCTCTTCCACTGTTAAGGATTATGTTTTTCTTTAGAGCCGTAATTCCTTTTATAAAGTCCATTAATACTCCAGTCGATACACCATTTAGAGTACTTAAATTCTTTCCCCCTAAAAAGTCTCTCTCAAACTTCTTGCTAATAACAGAGTCAACCATATCAGCAGATATGTCAAAGTTGGAATTTATAACTGTATCCATTACTAAGTGGAATCCTCGTCCGATTTCTTGTAAATAATCCCAATATTCAAAGTCTTGGTCAATTGAAGAATCTATTTGTTTTAGCCACTCTTCTGGAGAGACATCCTCAGGCTTTCCTTGAGACCTATCTATACGGGTGTTCCTCTTGTACCCTTCCCTACTGAAAGCGTTAATAAGAGGCGCATTGGTGCCTCTTTGACGTGATAAAAATTTCAGAACTGATATAAATCCGTCAGAATATGTTTCCTCATTTTCAATGACATCAGTCATTTCACCTTGCCCTCTGACTACTATTGTATCGTCATTTTTAGCATTTCTTGCTTTAGCTTTTTCATAGGCAAGTTTCCTATCTTTATCTAGTTTATCTTGAGATTTTACCTGTTCTGTATCTAACATAGTTATGTAGTCTTTACTAAATCTAAAGGTATGGTCGACCATACCTTCAAATTCAGTGTAGTTAGATAGTAGGTAGTTGTCAAGTTCTTTTTCGGAGTTAAATGTAAGAACCTTTCCAGTACTATTTATTTTTAAAGTATATTTACACGCCATTTTATTCGCAAATTTCAATTAATCCATATCCATCAGTAGAGCTTAGATTCTTCATTAAAGAAGATTTAATGTTACTAAGTTTTACCATTTTCTGAGCATTAGACTTGTTAAACAAGGTTTTCTGAACTGCATAATTACTATGTATTTCAGATAGAGTTTTCTTCATTAAAGTATATATGTTATCATCGTAGAACTCACTTACATCAATATTTAAGACATCACTAATTATTCCGTCCCACTCTATTTCATCCAGTTTTAAATCACGTCCTCTATAATCCTTCAATACTCTGGTAAAATATTGAGAAAATTCATGTACTAAGGCTTCTTCAAGTTTATCATTATATGTAAGTTCATCGTATGCTTTACTATTATTAATAGTATCGTAAGCATCAGAACCTTCCATTCCTCTTACTAAATCAACATACTTATCATAATTTCTGCTTTTTAAATCAGCTAAGAATAAGTGAGATAACTCATGAAGTAAAGTATCATCGGTCATTAAATCAGAATTTACTATTACTTCCCCATCATAGATAAATGCCTTAACATTATCGAGTTGAGGGAACTTTTCTTTTAATTCTTCTTTTCTATATGAAGTAACTTGTACTCCGCTTTTTGCCAAAGATGATACTAAATCCTCTACAAACTCTGGAGTAGACAGATTATCAGATAGAGTCTCTACATTTGGAGTAGAAGTAATTTCTTCAGTTGTTGGAGTAAGTTCCATAAACATTGCCACTTGAAATCTCTTTACAGTATTTAAATAATTTCTTTTAATAAAGTCCTCTGTAAATCCAGTAGCTTCTGATATATCAGTTATTTCATCAGCGAATATTTGATGTAGAATTGGAAGAGATGATTCATTATTTACCCATTTAAAGTCAACAGCATCATCAGCCATTCTAAAGACTCCGACATTAGTATAGAAGGCTTTTACATCTGGCCCAATTTGTCTATTCTCTGCTGTATATTGGGTTCTTACCACATTCTTTAAATCCTCATTAGTAAGAACAGCAGAGTGAATTTGGTTAGATGTAAACCAAGCACAGAATTTACCTTCTGGTCTATTTTCAAGAACAACCGCTTGATATGTGTCGTTTGGATTTATTCTTATAACATCTCCCACCATCAGTTCGCTCGGAGATGATATATTTCTTCCTCCAGCCTTTCTATATGTGAGAGCTATTTTTCTTTGTACTTCAACATTAATAAATTGGTCTCTATCCTTTTCATTTTTTAACTTAAAGATGTCCCCCTCTTCTTTTCTTGTAAGAGCATAGTTATATCCCTGCGGTAAGATAGGAATCATAGATATTACTCCTTCTTTAAGCATGTCGAACTGGGCTAGAGGTCCTCTTTCTTCTTCTAGTTTTGTAAGTCTTGCATTTAGGTTTTCCCATAATTTGCCAGAAGAGTCTACTCTTTTAGAACTAAATGCTCTCTCTTTAAATGACTGGGAATCATAGAACTTAAATAAAGCACTGTCAGTATATTCAGCTGCGTTCATTAAAGATGTAAATGTACGTATCCATTCTGCTTTATCTGGAGATTTTACATTACTGTAAACCCATTGACTAAGTTCGTCAAATACAACAGGGGTAATACTTAATTGGTCAGCATTAACTACCATTGCTTGAGAGAACTGTCCTATACCATCAGTATTTAAATAGTAGAAAGTTCTATTGTTATCCACTGCTTCTTGCAAGTACTTGATTACACTCCTAAATGAATTGATTGCTTTATTAATATTTGCACTCCCTTCCTCTAAAGAGTAATCAAACTTAGAATCATATTTAACTGATAGGGTTCTTCTCTTAGTTGGGCTATTATTAATCTTAGTGGCAGCTTCTTCAAGGGCATTGATTTTTTCTTGGAAATCGTCTGTAATTTCCAGATTAAAATCTGGATTAATTTCAATACGAGAGTTAGAACCTCCTATCACATTTACATATTTAACCTTTGGATTAAATACTACTTTATAAGCATTTTCAGAGAACTTAGAAAGTGATTGAGAGTGATTGAATCTCAAGAGTCTGCTAGGCTTAGATGTTAGTGATTCATCCATATTTACTCTTGTATTAGGATAGAACATAGTATTGAATCCTTTAATATCTTCTGCATTTTTAAAGTCAAGTTTGTTCGTAGATGCTTCTTGAATAAGGTCTAAGATATATCCGTTAACATCTAATCTTCCTTTTCCGAAGGACGTATAAACATTCTGAAGTCTATTTTGAATAAGTTCAGCCCTTTCTTCTGGAGCAATAGCTGAATCAACCTCCTGTTCAAATTTATTTACATATTTACTAACCTTATTGAAATTAGCTGTATCAAACACGAATGCAGCAATTGGATTAGATAAAAGCATTAGCCTTTGTTCTTTATTGGCAGGAAGCATATTAGCATCAAAAGCCCCATTAGGATTTAAAGATGCAAGTCTTAGTAATAGACTATCATCATCAATTTCTGGAGTATCATCTTTAGGGTTTCTTTCTGCTTCTATATAATCAAGTCTAAACTTATTAAGTTCAGATACAGAGACTGAATAATCTCCGAAATTTATTGTGTTTGGAAGCTCTTCGTTTACGATTAAGTTTTCTAAGGCCTTATATTGTATAGGATTAAGTTTAAGATTATTAAAGAACTCTCTATCCTTATTTCTCATTATGTTACGAGTTACCTCTGCAAATAAATGATTGCCAATTGTCATTTTTAAACTGGCAATATCAGGATTTGTATCATACATATCAGATTGTGTGTAGTACAACAATCTACGTAAAGCAGCATACTTATCAGGAATCTTTAATAATTCTTCTCTTAATCCAGTAGGAGATTCTAATATTTTAGAATAAGCATCTTCTACTATTTTATATATGGCTGATTGATTGTCAAGTAACTGGGAATGAGAATAGACATAACTTAATGCTCCCAATAGTTTTGGCTGATTGTATAAATCATTTTTATTAATTACAACTAAGTCTCTCGAATTACCAAGAAACGTTTGAGTAGGAGAATTAGTTACTAGAAAACTCAATCTATTTCCTTTACCTCTATCCATTATGTCTTTAAAGGCAGTGAAGAACTCTGAATTAGGAACTCCAACTCTTTTATAAATTTGACTTAATGCATAGTGATTAAGATTTCCCATTAAGTTTTCAGCTATATATGTATTTCTATCTGTTATATCGTTTGGTATTTCTTTGGTTGAAGATATAGATTCTATCCCCCTATTACTTAAGTCAATGTTTAAATCTTCTAATTGACTAGCATAGTTAGGGTCTTCTGCAATTGCAGAGATAATATCGTCTAGAGTTGCAGACCTTTGCAGGTCTACATCCCTAAACTTATATATCTTATCTCCAATGGTAAATTGAATACAATTACTCATCGCAAGTTAATTTTATTTCAGCTTTATTGTTTGAAATTAGGTTTACTAACTTAGATATTAAATCGTTCTTAGTTTCTGTTGCAAGTCTTGTAAATCCTTTAGTTAAGAACGGAAGTAACATTGTATTGTTATCAGTGAACAAATCTAATGTACTTTTTTCTCCATAGTTACTTTCTTTGATTACAATCTTTCCAGCATCATTATCAAACTCTTTTGTAAATCTAGTTCCGTTTGGTTCATTATATTTAATCAGTCTTACATATAAATCGTCAAGTTTATAATCTTCTCCTTCAACAAGACCGTTAGTTCCTTCATTAAGATTAGGATTCTGTTTTGCTTCAAAGTCCATAAATTTAAGAAGTAGGCTATTCTTAACCTCAACTTCATCATTCTTCGTTTTCATACTTAGAGAGTTTTCAAATATCTTAGTAAGAGTATTGTCTCCGAAAGCATTTTTACTAACCAGTAGGTTGTATAGGAAGAATAAGTCTCCAGTAGTCATATTAACATCTGGAAGAGGTCTAGTGTACTTAATTTCATCAAATGCTTTTAAGTAGTTAGAATAAGCAATCTCATTTGATTCTTGTTCAAGGTTTCCTAAATCAATAGGAAGTTTATATAAGAAATTATAATCTTGGAAATTATTTTTAAAGTATGTACTTGTTAATGCCTGAATGAATTTATTCTTAGGATTCATTGCTTTCATGTTCGGAATAAATTCTTGTTCAAACCACATCTTAAATGTTGCTCTATCAAATACATTAGCGAAATCAATAATCTTTCCAGAAGATGCAACAGGAACAACAGCTCCTAAGCTATTGTACATCTTACTTCCTGGAGCTAACGAGATTTTATTAGCAAGCTCTGTCTTTAAGAATTTAACTATGGTTACATCGCTTACAAATCTGTTTATTTCACTCATATCCTTAGGAGTAAGTTGCGTAATAGCTTTTGCATGTAATGCGGACATTGCTAGATTCTTAGTAAGAGTATATTTAGAAGCATAGAATACAAAAAGCTTATCATCTACTGCCATAGCATTTAACATTTCGTTAAAGTGAGGGACAGATGTGATAATGTCTAGAATATTGAATGTATCTTTAGCTTGTTCATAAGCATCAATCATTTGCTGTTTATACTCTGGATTCTGAATAAACTCTATTAAGTTAAAGTTAGGAGTTAAATATCCTTCATCTTCTGGATTGAGTTCGTTAGTTTTATTAAAGGTTGTAAACTTCCTATTAATAAAGCTCTCAATTTGGTTGATGTATTTAATTTTATCCATTAACTTAGTCTTAATACCTTGATTTAAACTTCCAAGTCTTCCAAGTCTAGTAAGCTCATCTGACTTCTGTTTAAGTTCTAATAAAACTTTCATGTTATGTAAGTCTCCATCGGTAAGAGTATTAAGTTCGTCTCTTCTTCTCTTCAACTCGTCTATATACCTTGAGAATATATATCTAAGTTGTTCAGATTTATTGTCTCCAGTATTGTAAATTCTAAAATCTTCAGAATCTTCAGCTTGCATCCAATCTTCTTCAGAGTCTAAAGCTCCTTCCCATTCAAGCTCCATTTCAGCTCTTGTTTTCTTCTTAGCTAATTCTTTCTTAAATATTTTAAGTGGACTATTGCTATTATAAGCATAATCAAGAATTGCATCTAAGATTTTCTGATTAGTTATCTTATTAAGAATGTTATAGAACTTAGTTTCAGATTTCATAATTTCCTTAAGTTCAGCTCCAATCTCTGGGTCATTAGATAACTTAGCCAGTGTGTCATTACCCCAATCAATTATAGATTGTTGGTAAATCTGCGGTATATAATTATCTGGGTCAGCTAGTTCAGTATAATATCTAACAGCCTTATCCAGATTATTTTTCTTACCATTTATATATAGAATATCGGTCTTGGCTTTATTTTGAGCCATTGTTACAGCTCTTGTTGTCATAAAGTCAGAAGCTGTTTTAAAGTCTACTCCAGTCGCAAATAAATAAATGTAAACAGATGCAAGGTCTGGACCAGCATTAATCTTTTCAAGAATAAGTTCTTTAGCATTATCGGTAGCAGCAGATAGAAGCACAGAGTCAGTTAAGAATACGTCTTCTTGGAATCCTCTCTTGATTATTGCTTCTGCAAGACTTAATAATGCAGGATTAGTTGTTGGGTCTACTTTAACATTAGGAAGTGTAGGGCTCTGTTGAATAATATGTTTATTACCTTCATTGTCATATACTTCTATTGTTCCCTTGTTTTCACTATTCTCATTATAAAAGGTATATCTATTTAGATTATCCTCTGTTGCTTTACTTAATTTTTCATTATAGTAGTTAAGTAAGATAGAGAATACTTTAATACCAGTAGCATATACACCAATACCGTCTTTACCAATAGAGTTCTGGTATTGTAGAATTACTCTAGCTCCCGGATTTTCATTAGATACTAGCTTACTGAACTGTCCAGATGTGGAAGCAGCAGCAGCATCTTGAGCGGGACCCATTGAGATAGGAGATGTTGCAGAAACTACGTTCTTAACATCAGCTCCAATTCTCCATAAAGCATTAAATACTTTATTCTTAATTGCTTCTTGATAATCAGCTTCCCCAAGTTCATACTCATTATGGATTCCTATTAGGTCAATTAATTCTTCATTAAGACCTGCAATTTTAACCATATTAGCATTTCCACTCGGAGGGAATTTACTAACTTCTCTTATTAGATTTACTAAACTCCTAAATAATATAGGGTCGTGTGTAATTTCATCATAAGTTTTACCAAATAAGTTCGAATAATCACCTTCAAGAGGGAATCCTACTTCATTATCTAAGAAATATTTATATCCAGTAGGGAATGGTAAATCATGAGATATAGAAAGTAATTCCTGACTATTAAAGTTAAATAGCGGACTCCAATTATAATAAATACCTTGATTAGAGATACTAGCTCCCAACATAAAGGCTTTATCAATATCGAAGTCGGAACCTTGATACCAAATCTGTTCTACTGGGACATAACAAATATTTGTTTCTGATTCAGTAAATATTGCTACTTTCATGTTCATAAATGACTGCATAGACTGCGAAGGAATACGAGCCACAATGAACTTTAGAGCTTCTTGCCAGGAAGTGAAAGTGTCTTGTGCAGATTTCTTAATTCTTCTTTCAAGATTTAAAGCTGTTTGCTCATTCACTTCATTTGCAATATCGTACTTATCCTGTTCAGTTTCTGCTTCTTTAAGAGCATCATACCATTCTTCTAGTATGGCTTTATCTTCTAAAGAAGTAAACATTGAGTTTATTTGTAATGGGAATAAAGTTGCAATGTTTCCAGAGCTATACTTATATACAGCATTGCTATATAATTTAGATTTATCAATTCCTCTTAAAGTGTCTACATCAGATGTAACTAGGACTTGTCTACTTTCTCCGGCAGACGTAATGTAATTATAGAACTTAGAATCATCATCAATTCTATAACCTATTTGCCCGTCTACTATCACATAGTTTTTACCATTGACTGTTGTCTTTTCAACTCCTTTATCTTCAACCATAATTCCATCCTTTATTAAGGAATCAATTCTGGCTTTAGATGCAGGATTGTTGCTTAACATAACATGTAAATGCTGTTTATTGTTTTTAACAAAGTACATGTCATAATTGTTGCTGCCTATATCAGTATTTAAGATTTCTCTTTGTCTTCTTTCAAAGAATAAAGGTCCAGTTGCTTCAATTTCACTTAAAGAGTCACCAATCTTTAATCCAAACTTGGAAGCAGTATTCTTACCAATAGCAAGTTCATTAGCATCAAATCTATCTTCTGCAACCTGTGCAAAGATATTTTCTCCGCTTCTATAAGCTACTGGGATTCTATACCTTCCCTGTGCTATTTCAGCTAAATCATCAGTGATTAAATCTCTTAAATATCCGTTAATTTCTCCTTTATCTGTATTAAAAGTAATGGTTCTTCCATATTTATCATAGATTCTCTGAACTATTTCATTCCAAGCTTGTAACTGCATTGGGTTGTTCTTTACATTATCTACCCAGTTCTTTTCTTTTAAATCCCAAGAAAGTCTTGAAGTGTCTAAGTCATAAGCATCAAATGTAGTAAATCCGTTAGAAGAACTTCCATCAATTAATTTAATAACATGGTTTGCAGAACGTAAGTTTCTACCTTTAGAACCAAGACGTTTTACAGATAAAATCCCATTAAGTCTCATGTCCTTTAGGTCTATAATACCTATTGTTCCTGGAACTTTACTACGATAGTTAAGAACTTTAACAGGTTCTCCACCTTGTATTGAAACCCAGTCGCCTGCTCTGATTTCTCCAATTTCCACTTCAGTATCCATTTTTCTAAAGATAGCGTCTCTTTCAGCGGGAGTATTAACTCTTCCAAGAATATCAGAATATTTAAGAACTCCACCATCTGGGCCATCATATACTGTAACAACATCGTGAGAAGGATTCAAAATGGCTTGAAGTCCAGCATACTTACGTTTAATAATGTCTCTATTGATTCCATTAGTAAATCCATTGGTAAATACACCAAAGATATTATTATCGTCAAACGGAATCTTATATGCCATATCCTGTAAAGACTTATCACTAAGAATGTCTTTCTTTACTAATTCCATATAAGCTCCTGCAAGTCCTAGTCTGTCCTTATCTCCGGTTGAGAATGTTCTTAATAAGTCTCTACCTAAGATTTTATATACTCTAGTTTTATCCTCTTCACTGTTCGCATCGAAGTTATATTCTTGCAGACCTCTTGCAATTACTCTACCGATATCTTCATACACTTGATTAGCCATTCCATGACTTGTACTCATTTGTTCAAGTGCAGAAATTACCTGTGTCATTTCAGATACTTCAGCTTCATCAACACTGTGTTCAGCATTTAGCTGGATTCCAATAAAGTCTGGCTTGATATTGATATATGTAAGTTGAGAACGTTGATGTTTCTTTCTAGTATTATCTAAAACATCAAGTAGATGAGTTCTTCCAATATCAACAGTTCTATCAGAAAGTTTATTAAGATATAGGTCAATATTCTTCTTCCAGTCTCTTGTATTAGCTTCATCAACTCCTCCTCTTTCCTTATCACGCTGTACAAATTCATCAACTCCTAAAGATAATGCTTTGTTAATTTCTTCTAGTTTCCCAGCTTCATCAAGTGCTTTTAACAGTACTTGGTCAGAGAAAAAGAATCTTTTTCCTTCATCATTAGCTCTAGCTTTAGCAGTTTCGTAAAGTCCTAATAAGAATTGTTTATACTCCTCTGGGGCTTCTCGCTTATAGTCTTGACGAGTTTGTCCTTCTTTAAGTCTCTTATCAATAAAGTTCTTAATTGCATTACCATAATCGTCGTCAAATGATAGGAATGAATCATGTCTTGCTTTTGCATAAGTTTTACCAATAGCAGGATGTCCGTAAATTATTCTGTCAGAATCCTCAAGGGCTTGAATATTTGGATTATATCCATTCTTGAATAATCTTCCCGGATTTACATTAGCCATACCATTTTTAACCGCGCCGGCAGTAGCAAGGTAAGCTATTCCAGAGAATTTCATTGGTTGATAGTATGTATTTTGAGATACATCTTCATCAAAACCAGTTGGATAAATATCTATTCTAGCTCCATGACGTCTAGCTTCTTGAATAAGAGGGATATCATCAATGTTGTTTCTATTGAAAGCTACTTGGTTTCCTACTTCTGTCAGTTTATCCAATGAAGATTCACTCTCTTTTAAAGTCTTACCGTCTCTTGATACGGAGAACTCTCCACCTAAAGCCATCCATAAATCATAGTTAGTATCAATTCTAACCCTGATTTTTTCAGTAATGATAGAACCATCTCTTTTTAGAGCTTGTCCATTCTTATCAATTTGAGTTCTAGTAATTTCATATGTATTGTCAAGGTTGCCATTTTCATCATAACCTATCTTGTTAAGCTTCTCAATATTATTAATGCTCCAATATTTAAGAGTATTGATGTCTCTATACATTTGTCCATTGTAAGAGATTTTTCTTCCGTTTCTATCAACTGTAATATCAAGATTTGGAATATCCCATTGAACATCAAGCATTTGTTTTAATAAGGAGTTACCTATAACATCACCAGTCTGTGCTGCTCTTAGATACTCATTAGTAACAGCGAAGGTAGCACATTTTAACAATCCAGAAGATAGATAATTTGAAAGAGAGAAATATCCAAGCGGTTTTCTATGGATAGGACTCATTTCAATTTCTTCAAGAGAGTTTTGCTCATATCTTGCAATCATAGGATTTAGGAAGATACCACCGTCAAATTGTGTAGCTCCATCATCATCTCCCTGTACATTGAATACTGGAGTTTTTAAGTCTTCAATTATTGCAAGTTTGTAAGTATCCGGAATACCAGTAATCTTACCTTTGATGAATGGATGAATTGTAGCTCCAACTACTACACCTCTCTTATACATAGCCGTTGTTCTTGCTGCTTCTTCATTGATTTTATCAATGAGCGGAGCATCATTTGCAACTGCTGCTTTCTTAGCAGGATGCAAAAATGGAAGTCCAATAGTTGCTGCATTGTAGTTGTCACTAACTAAATTGTCAATGGACTTATAAAGGTCTAAGTCAGGGTTAAGTACTACTTCATAGTCTGTATTACCTGCAACTTTCATAAAATCTATATCATCAACTATATCATATTTACTTCCGTTCTTTTTAAGAATGTAGTAATTATTTAGTCTTTGAGTTCTATTGTTAATCCAAATATTTTCGTATGTTGCATTTTCATCAGATTCTATATGCAACTTATTGTATAATTCCTGTTTAGCTTTAAGAGTAAGTCTATCAACGAAGTCCTTTTGAGAAGCTTCTCTATTAATGTTTTCAGTAAGAGTAGTAACCTCTTTGCCAAATTCATCATATAGGTCGAATCTCACATCACTCATTTTTAAAGTTAGGGCATATAATTTATCCTCTTCTTTTTTCTTAGTCCAATAACTATCACTAATGTTGTCTAAAGTAGATTGGTTGCTCTTGTCTCTCAGAGAATAACTCTTTATATTTTCAAGCAATGTTGTATTAAATGCAAGTCCTTTTTTAGTCTGGATGTAGTGAACTTCTGGAAGAATAGTTATATCCTGCCCCATTGATTGGAGCATATATATTGCATTATGGATTGTATCAGTATCAAGTTTAGATAACATTGGAATGAAATCCTCAACAGTTAATCCTTCTTTATATCCATAATATTCATAACTTCCTTCATCACCTATATATTGAGTCTGTTTCTCAACTAAGGCTTTAAGAGCTGGACTCATTTGCTTGTAGTCTGTTTCATCAAATTCCCCAAGTTCATTAACATATACTCCGTCAACTGCCGCAAATAACATCTTATAGTCATTTACAAGTTGATTAGATAGACCTTGAAACATTCCATGTAATGTAGAAAATCTTAGCTGATTAAGTTCATTAACTGTTAAATCAGATAAAGATTTACCTTCGAATAGATTGGTTCAATACATATCTTTGAAAGACAATGTCTTATACAAATCCACTAACTTTACCCAAATATTTGATTTATCTGAATAAGTAGTTGGCTGAATTGCAACAATGCCTGCAAGTTCATTTGATTGTCTATTAGCTGAGTTCTTGTCTCTTGTTTGTAAATAATCAAATACAAATTGAGAATATAGAAGCTCATTAGCTTGCATTTTAAATATATTCTTTGACGTTCCTTCTGAATTAGTAAAGTCAGTCTTTAAGGCTGTTCCTGTTAATAGTCCATCAGTACTAATAAATAAGTTACTATTCATTGGATTTCTGGGATTGAAATTGGCTATGCTCCTAATATCGTTTAAGATATAAGAGTCATCATTACCAGCACTAGTCAAACGATATTTTGGGAGGCTGTTCCCATCAGCATTTTTTACATAACTCTTAGTAGTATCTCTATTGTTTGCTGCAATAGTTCTACTTAATGCAATTAGTCCTCTAAGTCCATCAAGTATACCACCAATTCTTAAAGAATCAAGTCTTCTATCATAATATGTTGTAGCTTTACTATCTTCTGGAATTATTCTCGAATACCTAGTAGAAATAACATCCTTTAAAGTTTCTCCTGCCTTAATTGCAGCATCTTTAGCATCAGCGTTAATAACAGTAGCCATAGCTACATTTAAGAATCCTTTTAAGTCTTCTGAATCGTTAACCTCTGTTGCTGTTTCAATAAATGTTGCATCGATGGGCTTTCTCATAACATCGGAGAAGAATTGTCCCCAACCACTTCTATTACTTAGTAATTCAGACAAATAATCTTGAACAACAATCCCATTCTTAGTAAGAGCTTTATTTGATAAGTTGTAATTGTAATGTGCTCCTCCAATATTAAAGGTAATATTACTTACAACTCCGTCAGCATCTTCAACTGGATTAATTGAGTGTTTAGAAAAGATGTCAGAGAAATTATCATAAGTACTCTGAATCATTAAGTGTTTTTCTAAGTCAGTTCTCTTTTGAGAAATTGACTCACTATCCAAGTAACTTACAACATATTTACCTGTATCTGGATTATACTTGTATTGCAGATAACTTACAGGAGATGTCTTATTAATATGATTCAATATCATTGAGAATAAGTTCATCTGGTCTGGACTAGTTATACTACTTTCTAAAGAAGCTAAGCTAGAAGGATTTGTTATATCAAATACAGCACGTCTCACACTTCTAAAGGTAGGATATAATGTTGCATCATTTCCTTTGAAGTATGTTTTACTATTATTATATGCAATATTGATAATTTCTTTAATGGCTTCTCTTGGGTTATTTCTTATTTCTCTAGTAATGCCTGGGTTATTTTCAGAGATATTTCTAAAGATTCTAGTAAGAGAGTTGAATGTCTTAAATTCAACATATTGTCCTGTAGGATTATTATGTTCATCTACCATAGGTATGGAATTAACAAACATTTGAACAGCTCCATTAACGTGTTCATTAATATCTTGAAGTTCATTATTATAATCCTGTTTGATATGCTTTCCTAAGTTAAAGGTGTACTTATATCCAGCTTTAGGGTCTATATGTCCTCCCACGAATCCTCTTGCTACTTGAATGATATTCTTACTATAACGTAATAAGAATCCATCAAAATTAGTAAGTATTACATATTTATTATATGCATTGATTCTATCTTGGTCAGTTGATACAAACACTCCGTCTTTCACATCTTCGAAGAAATATATTCTTGCATCTTTAATAAGATTGTTATAGGCTTCTAACTGAAACTCTCTTCCTGCATACATTTGAGTAACAGGGCTTCCTATTTCCTTTGCAAGTTCTTGGAAGATTTGATTCTTATACATTCTAATAGAATCATTTAAATCTCTATTAGTAGATATAAGTTTATTAAGATTATAATTTACGAAGGCAAATCTTGTTAATTCATTTTGGAAATGTCTAACAAATCTCGATTGGTCATTGATATTATCAAATATAGAATCCAATCCTTCACTAATAGAGGGAATAGGAGCTTGTGGGAAATCGTTAGCTTCTGGTGCTATATTCTTAGCATCTTCATCTATTGATACAATATCCCAGTTTTGTTCTATTAAGTCTCTAGTTTCTTTTTCATTTGTGGCAAAGCCGAATATACCTTCATAACCATCTCTATCGTATCTAATCAATTCATTTTGAATTAGACCTAGACTTTGTTGTGATGGGACTATCCCATTATCTTTTAAATAGTTTAAGGCAGAAGAGATTACCTCTCTCCTACCTTCAACTGAATCTGGTTCTAAATTGTCCGGAAAGTTTTCGATAGCCGCATCGTAGGCAGCACCGATTTCCGTTATTTCTGGAACAACTCTACATTTAATCATTTTAACAATTTGGTTTTCCTTCGTTATTCTTTATAAGTGAATCTCTAACAGATTGTATTTTATTCCTTACTCCTTCTTTAGCAGAAGCATCACCATCTGCTGGAAGATACTTGTCAACCACCTCAAAAACAAAAGCATCAGGGTCAAATAATTCACTAGCTATCGCATTAATATCTAATGTAGATAATAATTCAGCCACTGCTTTTCCTTTGTTGTATTTCATTAGTTGTACTTTAGTCATTTTAGTGATATCCTCATTCTTACCTAAAGAAGATATTAGTGATTGTACTCCCTTGTTAAATTCTTCTACGAACTTAATTTGAGGATTTTCATCTTGAGGTAAAGGATGTATATCCTTTAGAATAGCTTCATTTTCCTCAAATCCAAATACATAATCATTTCCATTTACTCTTACAGTAAAGGTTTGTTCTTCTGCATTTAGTTTTATATCACTATCTTCAAGGGTTACAGTATTTATTTCTGTATTTTTCAGTAACTCATTTTCATTTATATGTTCAGCAAACGAAACAATTGCATTAGGGTCTGGAATAATATTATTGTTTTTATCAATAAGATATTCGGGAGTTATTGTCGCAACATCGCTGCTGTTCGTATAGAGTCTCCTTGGCAGACTTGCTAATTTATCACGTACCTTACTTATATATTGGGCATTGAATGATTGGATTCTATCCTCAACAGTTTCACCATTTAAGTTGAACTTAGTAATGTCTATTGTCTCTAGCATCCTTTTAATTTCATCCTTTTGCAAAGTTACATTATTTTCCACAGAACTCAAAATATTTGCAATCAAATCTTGTTGTGCATTAAGTAACTTCATTTTATCACTAATTTGTTCTACTACAGGAGCCTCTTCTACAACTGGCGGACCTTGTACCGGTACAACTTGAGTAGGTTGATTTACTTCAAATTCTTGGTCGGTTTCTAATGCATCGTAATTAATATAATAATTTGGAGTCTGGATAGGTCCATCGAAGTATACTTGTTGCTGACCTAAAGCAGATATATAGTATCCAAATTGTACATTATCATTTCTTGCAGTATCTATACCGTTAGTCCATACTCCGTATTTGTATAGATTTCCATAGTCGATAGCTTGCTTAAATGTGGCAAAATCACCTGGGCCATACTCTGATATAGTATTGTAGAATAAGTGACGAATAACGTTAGTACTTGCTGTGAATCCAGCCATAACTCCTCTTTTAATTAATGGGAGTATCGCAGCTGTTGAAGGTGCTTCATATCCTTGTATAGATTGTTGAATCCTTAAAAAGGTTTGAATTGCACGGTTCTTTGATTCAGCATTTTTAGTTATTTGCGGGTCTATATCTGGAGAACTGTAAATATCATCATCTGGATTTACTAATTTCTCCAATAAAGTTGTTAAGTTAGAATTAGTCTTAGATAAATTCTGTAAAGTCTTTACAATATAGTTTGAAGGTCCACTTGGGTCATACTCTGGAAGAACTCCAAAATCTCTTAGCATTTCGAACTGTTCTGACGGAGAAATAGCCATACGCATATAGTAAGACGTATTCTTTACAGAATATTGGGTGTTACTGTCTTGAGCCTCAACTTGTCCAGCTGCTTTAGTAGTTTTGACTGGTTTAAGTCTGCCCATTACCAAGCTAGGGAATGAATTTTTTAAATCATTCAGCATATTAGTAATTTTAGCCTTCACTTCATTAAGAGAAGATTCACTTACTCTAATTCCGTCACCAGTAGGGTCAACAGCAATCTTATCCTTTTTAAGGTCTTCTTCTGACGGAAGTAGATTACTATTAAATGTTTCGACTCCTTGATTGTAAAGCTCAATATCTTGAACTGTTGCTTCTTTAAGCCTTAACATACTGTATAAGAATCTTGCAGCTTCTACTGGTCTAGCTAGCATAAAAAATTCTTTAGCTCCATAGATTTTTCCTCCACCTTCTCCTTCAAGTCTTCCCCATTCTTTCATAAAATCAATTAGAGAAAGTCCTCTAAGATTTAGATGTCCTTTTGTTACTTCAAAGAAAGGCGCAGTTTCATCAGTTCCTAAATATTGCATCTTTTGTAGGTGTCTATCAAGTAGTTCTGAACTTGTAACTCCCCAAAGGTCATCACTCATAAAGACCGTCGGATATCCCTTAACAACTCTCTTAGCTTTTCCATCAAGTTCAACAGCCCCATCCATGTAAACATCACTAAACAATAGTTCTGGATGTTCTCTCATAGTCTGGTCTAAGGTTCTACCTCTGTTGTATTTTTGTCTGACCATATCTAACTTGTTATAATTCTTATTCTTAAAGATTTTATTACCAAAAGAAATTCCTTTCTTTTTTGCTTTAAAATCTGTAAGTCTGAAATATACTTGTCCCTTTTGGTCTATTTTAGAGTTTAGAGTTGCTCTATCATTCAAGATATTTACAAATTCTGTATTGCCAGAACTTTGTATGATTTTATCAATGGCAGTAGTACTTCCTAAAGTAATATCAAGATATCCGTCCTTAGTCTTTAACTGGAATACTATTCTTCCAAACAATTCATCTTGTTTAAGTTCTTTAAGGTTTTCTACATTGTAAGCTTTATCATATCCAGGTTTGTACTTAGTTAATTTAACTAACCAGTTACCTTTTGCAACAGCAGCCTTGAAGCTTCTGAATCTATCTTCTGATGTTTTACCATTAAAGTATAATTCAATAAATGGTCTAAGGGCCTTATATTGTTCAGAACCAGCAGATGATAACTTAGTTCTTACTATGTCTTTTAATTCAGATGCAGACCTTTTAAATAAAGACCTCATATAAGCTAATGAAGAAAGTAAATCAATACCTTGTCCAGATTCTAAGTTAATATCCCTTATATCCTCAATAGTCTTTCCACTTATTAGGTTAGAGAATCCTGATAAATCTTCATCAATTCCATTAGTAGATTTATAAGGCTGAATAATTCCATCCTCATTCATATTAAGGGCAAGATGATTATAATAACTTCCTATGGACATTGTTCTTGCCTTAATATCTGCATTTGGGTCACCAGTAGCTTCCTCATCCATTTTTTGCTCTATTTCTTTCAATGCTTTAGGTAAATCATTTTCTTCAAAAACATTCCTTTTCATTACCTCTGCAGCAGCTTCTTCATCCTTAGAAGTGTCATAAAGTCCTTTATTTTCATTGGATGTTTCTTTTCCAGTGTTACCGTCAGTTGCAGGTGGCTCACTAGGAGTTACCGGTACAGTTTCTCCTTCTTGTTCTCCTTCTGTTGTGGCAACTGGAGCTTCTTCTACATCTGGCTTATTGTCTTTAAGAACACTAAGAATTAATTTCTTATATCCATCAATATCATCAGCTTTAAGTTCAGAAGTACTTGTTGTAGAAGCTCTATCTGATTTAGCAACCATATTATAGTTCTTTTTAACTATTAAGTTACCATCAGCTGAACGACTCATTAAAGTATAGAAATACTTTAAATCTTTAATAAATGTATTCTGGTTGGTTGTATCAGTCCAGTTAACATCGACAATAGTATATTTAAATTCAGAACCTTGAACGTCTCTTGAATCTCTTACTACTACTTGTCCAGGATATTTTTCCTCAAATTGATGAAATACATCTTTTCTAAAGTCTGAAAGAACATTATCAGTAATTAAGGCAATTCTTTCCCCCTCTTTTAGGTTATTAATAAGTCCTTGTAGATAATCAACATTTAGTTCATTTTCATCTACTAGCTTATCTCCATGAAGAATTATTTCTTTATCAGTTTTAAGCTCATAATACTTTAATAAAGACTTACTTCTAATGTCCCTCATTGTAGATTTGATGTTCAATTGAGTTCCATTGAGTTGGCTGTCTTGTTCTTTATCAATAAGTTCAGACAATATTGAAGATACTTTATCCAAATTATCTTTTTTATGAACATTGTTTGCTCTAATACTTGAAGTAAGTACAGGAGTTCCAAAATACATTCCAGTTAAATCAAGTTCTTCTCCATTTCTTGGGTTGATTACTCCTTCTTGCTTATTGTCTCCAAGGGCATAAATAACCATATCCTTGTCGACAAACTTGCTTAAGCTGGCAAGCATTTGCATTTCTATACCAGAGAAGTGAGTAAACTCATCAACAAATAATACATCAGGTAAAGCTGCAATATTTACATCTTCTTCGGTTAGGAAGTTTTGATTATATATTTCGGGATTTCCGTCTACTAAATAAGGGGTTTCTCCCTTTTCTTCTGGTGGATTTCTAAATTCGGAAATTGCTTTCTTTACCTTTTCCCAACCAGATTCGGTAAGTAATGCTTGCCATAATTGAAGCCTGTCATAGCTCTTATCAATTCCTAATGTGGCAGCAAGTCTTTCTCCTACGTCAGCTTTAGGTCCAGATACCATTACAGTAGCATCAGGGTTATCAATCTTTATCATGTTGTAAGCTACCTTAGCAACACCAGTTGATTTACCTGTCCCAGCCCCTCCTAGTACAGTAATTATATTCTTAGTAAAGGTATTCTTTGTATAGAACTCTTTATTTTGAATAGGCTTAAACTCATAAGTTTTCTGTAAGAATTTATTGAATAATACAGGATTCTTATATAAAGCAAACATTTCTTGGGCACTAAACATCTGATTATAGAACGGAGCATGAGAAGGATTGCTAATAATAGCTTTTCTTAACACACTCTGCATTTCTTCCGGATTAACTGCCAGAGTACTTAACAGATAAGTAGCAAGGTCAATACCTTTAATGTCTTGATATGTACTATTTCTTTTGAATTTAGATGCACCATAGTCATTATAATCAATAATATCAGTTCCAGCTATTTTGCCTATAATTTCTTCTTTCTGTTCAGATGTAAGTCCAGAGAATTTATCATATAAAGCCTTACTAACTCTTAATAATGTCTCATTTGAGAATCTTAGAGATTCTTCATCATTCTTACCATTAGCGATAATCTCTTGTAGTTTAACGAGTTCATCGCCAGTTAGTAAATCTTCTTCAATGAATGTTTGTTCATTCTCATCAGCATCAGTATAGCTTAGATTCTTTAGTCTTGATAAAGTAGAATCAGCGGTATTCCCACTTAATATAAGTGCAAACATACTGTTTAGTCTTCCCATAGTTTTACTACTATCAACTGTCTTACTACCACTATTCATATCATTAACCGCAAGTAACCATGCAATCTTTTGTTGAATGTTCTGTAATTCAGTTTGAATAGTTTGAGCTTCTTCTTGAGTTAAAGGAACATCTTCTTGAGCTCCCATGTTTCTCTTATATTGATTGGCAATATCAATCATATTAAATACTCCTTCATTTCCAGTAAGATATGGAATGATAGAGTGACTTAATATTTGAGTTGCAGTATTTGCGGTTTCAAGTTGCTCCCTAGTAAGTTCATTACTGATTACATAGTCATACAAAGAAGCTGTACTCTTATAATCTCCTTCTTCTGCCTTTAGTAATTTAAATACATCTTCACCAATAAGGTTAGTAGATAGTCTTCCCAACATATCCCATACAGGATTATCCTGTAGAGCAGCAGTAGACATTTTATCAATTTCTCCTAATAAACCAATTCTGTCAGCGTCTAAATTTAGATATTCAAGTAATTGTTTATTAAATACAGAAAAGTCAGGATTCTTTTTAAATGAAGAATTTAAAGAGTTTTCATTTATATTTCCATCAGTTAGGATTCCGCCAAGCAATTCCTCAGAATTAGCTCCAGTAAACTCTGTGGTAAACATATCCATGAACACATTCTGCATTTCATTTTGAGTTAGGGCATAATATCCTTCTTCGTCCTCAAATACATACTCTCCCTTTGAATCTCCAAGTTCTTCAACAATGGATGGGTCTACTTCATCTATCTTACCTAAGTAAGTAGAATTGCTAGTAAGAACATCGTTGTAATAAGAGTCTTCGAAAGTAAATCCCTTAAATGGGTCCATGAATATTGTAAGTCTATTTACAAAATTTTCAGGACTAAACCTATTATAGCTCTGTTTAACTGTATCAATCATTTGTTTAGTCTCTGCATCAATAAAGCCAGTAGATTGAACTATGTTGTTTATTGATTCAAATAAGACTTGTAACTCTCCAGTTTTTCTCTGATTAAGAATTGGGTCTACACCTATACTCATATGTTGTTTCATATTCTCCAACATATTTTTTAGATTCTGAACATATGCTTTACCAAAAGGCTTTGGATGTTTTTTATCACTTCCTGGATTTGAGTTCCAAATTTCTCTTTCAAGATAAGAATCAACTATTTTTGCTTTCTGTTGAGCACTATATACATTCTCCTCTGGATTAAGATTGGCATCAGCAATAATTTGATCATCGCTTCTTCCATTTCTTACTTCTTCCTTATATTCAGCAATTTCTGTATCACTAAGTTTAGAAATGTTTTGAGAATCATTAAGTTTAGATATTACATCATATAATTGAGACTTATATTTATACATTTGAGAGTCTCTATATCTAAGAATAGGTTCAGCTGTTTCAGCTTTTAAGTTCTTAAATATTTCATAACCAAGATTTATTTTTTCTTTTTGGTCTGATTGAGTATATTTCTCGTAGTCAGCTTCTAGGTCTTTCTTTTGCTGTTCTGTTGCAGTAGCGTAGTTAATACCTCTTACATATCTTGAATAAGCATAGATATCAGGAGCGGCAAATGGAGACATTAATCCTCTATTTAATTTATATGCCATCATTTCAGCATATTCTCCTGCTCTTTTTCCAGATAAAGTATCATCTACTCTCTGTTTAAATTCATCATATCTTTGCTTAATTTTGCCCACTTCTGAACTTTCTGATGCGCTCTTTAGTTCTATAGCTGCTGTAATAAGACCTTGTAATTGTTTCTGGAAATCATAAAGAATTTCTTCTCCCACTCCAGTATCAGCAAGTTGTTTTAATCTGAAATCTTTCATTAATGAGTTATTAACAACTTCATCGTCTTTCAGATTATATCCTTCATTGTTGATTACAGAGTCTACCGCATACAGATAATTAATTAAGATATTACCTACAATATTATTTTGGCTATCTTCTCTTTTCTTAGCTGGCTCATAATAAACTCGCCCGTCATCAGTTGTGTTAGTAGATAAAGTCATGGATAGAGTTGTAGAACCTACTTCTCCCTTATCAATACTTTTCTTTAATAAATCAACCGATTTCTGAACTCCATTATTTCTAATCATAGTAGCTATATCTATGGCTAGATTTTCAGGAATATTCTTTTGGATATTAGGAACTCCATCTTTGATATTTTCCATTTTAGTAATGGCAGGGAAGATAGCTCCACCCACAGCACCCCCAAGAGCTGACATTAAGTATCTTTCTAAAGGATTACTTTGAGTAAACTCATAATTACCTCTCTTTTGAGTCCATCCAAGTTTGTTAAATGTCCAATCAATTACGTTACTACTTTCGAATATTACATCCTGCAATGCTTCTTCTGATACTTCTTCAATAGATTCCTTAACAGAATTGGCAATCCAGCCCTCTGGGTCATTTACTAAATGTTTTTCATAAAAGCCTTTGAATTTCTCACCTAGATTTTTAATCCATTTAATTTTTCCGGAGTTAGTAATGTTAGAGGATGTTTTTTCAACTAATTCAAGTTGAGGTTTCATCTCTTTGGTAAACTCTCTAATAAGTCTCTTATTAGCTTGTTTTAAATCGTCAAGACCTAAGCCACTAAGAGCCACTTCTCCAAGAGAGGAATTAAACAGCTTACTAAATCCATATAATGCAGCACCCATACCAATGGCAGTAGTGACATCACTAAACCCATTTTCTTTAAAAGTGTCATACATGTCTTTAGATTGAGTCATAGCCATGTAGAATTGAGAACCATTTTTAGCAAAACTATTAATAGCTCCTTGTTTAGCTGTAATTGCATTTAGTAAATCATTGTTTACTAATTTAGTATAGTCAGAAGCAACATCTCCGTCTTTAATAGCTTGACGTAGAGTTTTTCCATATTTCTTTAAATAATCAGCATTATGTGCTTCTACAAAGGCTTTAGAGTTCTTAGCACTTCTAGCATCCCATCCAATCCATTGTGGGATTTTAGCAATACTTCTTTGTTGATAAAGTTGACCTACTACATCAGTTACTAAGTTTGCAAATTGTTCATAATTGAACATTCCTTGATTTCCTGCGTCACTTACAGATGAATCAAACTTTCTAACTGAAGAGTCAATTTTATTAAGGAACTGCCATAGACCTGGCTTTTTAGAAGCAGTATCATCTCCGATAGCATCAATTACAGTCTTACCAAATACTGCCAATGCTTGACCAAAATATGCAGATGCAGTAGCAATACCATAAGCCTGTCCTACGTAAGGAATAAATAATGGAGCAATAGTAGCAATCATTTTTGCAGTAGTTCCTGCCACGCTCTTATCAATTCCGTCAGAAGCTAAGAAATTATATTTATCCCATTTAGAGCCAGTAGTAGTCAATGTATCAGTCCAGTGCAAGAAACTCTTATTGGCAGCATCTCTATCTCCTAGAGTTTCATAATATGGCATACCATTTGCATTAAGTTTATAGTCTCCCGCAAAGTGCTTGATGTCTCTACCATATTCGTCTTTGTGATATCCATCTTCTTCCCACTTAGCTTCTACTAATGGTTCTATAAACATGAAATCGAAGAATCCACTCTTATCATCATCGTCTGGAGTCCAGTCAAGCTCTTTTCCAGTTTTATAGTCTACAACTCTTTGAGTTTGAGCTGCTTCTCTGTAAGACCTAAGAGCTTTACCTTCTCCAAACAAGCTATTAATACCTTGTGATTTAAGAGTAGGATTAGATACTTTTTGTACAATAAACAAAGGTTTTTGAGATGGAGTACTTCTGTCAGATAAAATATCTAACGGGCTTTTAACCATATTACGAAGGAATGTATCTTCAATGTTTCCTTGTACAAAAGTATTATATGTTCTTACAGCGCTATCATAGAACTGATTATATAATTTTTCATCAAAATTACCTTCAGCATCCTTGAATTGGTCTTGCACTGCCTGTATATCTTTATATGATTCTCTATCTTTTAAACCTGTATTAGCTGCATCTAATCCAGCTTCTTTAAAGTTTTTAAAGTCTTTGTCTGGATTGTATAGTATCGTTGCAAACCAATCGTTTTGTTGTACATTTTCCATATTCTAATCAAAATTTGTTTTTACTAGAGGTCTTCTGTTATTAGCAATTTGACCTTCTCTAATTAGCCTGTTAGCATCAAATGTAGATTTAGGAAGATTAATATTACCAGTTTTAGCTGCTGAACTTACATAGTCACCAGACATTGGCATATAAATAGTTCCTCTATACATATCTGAAACATTTCCAAATATTTCCCATTCCCACCAAGAATCGAAGTCATAGTCTCCTTTCTTATTACCATTTCTGGCAGGGTCATTTATAATTTTCATAGCAGCATCCTTCCAGTGTTTTCTTTCGTCTCTGCTAAGTTTATCAACACTCTCATTTTCGTTTACTATTCCACTCTGTTCATCATCAGAAGCAACTCCTGTCATTGCTATGAATGGTCTTAGTAATCCTCTTTCATAAGCAGACTGTGGATTCTGCATGGCATCCCAAAATGGGCCTATTCCTGCTGCTTCATAAGCTTGTCTTCTTTCTACATCAGATACATTACCTTTTCTTCTTAAATCATCCTCAACTTTTTCTATAATGCTAATAATTCCAAGATTGGGAGCAATTCCACCATTTGGTGTATTAGTATAAGGTAGCCATACTTGTGCAACTCCTTCTGACGGGTCATATATAAGTTTATTAAATTGAGTCGGGTCTACTTTATTATCACCAAAATAAACAGAGTTCTGTAAAACTGCTGAACCATAACCTGCACTCTTCAATATTGTATCGAGAGTGTTCATTCCCAATCCTTCTCCTGTTTTAACATCTTGGGGTTCTGCCCACCAATTGGCTGATGTAGTATATTGATAATTAGAGTGAGGATTCAAAGTATAATCTCTCTGTACAGTAGATTGACCATTTACAATTGCATCGAGTTGTTTTAAATCATTTCTCGAACCACTTCCACCATCTCCAGTACCACTAATGGTTCCAGTAAGTTTTTCTTCATAGTTTTGAGTAGTTTCAATAGTAGTATCTAATTGAGATGCTATTAGTTGAGTTATTAAGTCTAATGCTCCTTTCTTAGGATTCTCTGTATTTCCAGATTTAACCTCTAATAAAGTAATAGCATTTGGGTCTAATGTATCATAAATATATTGAACTGCCGCTTTTGCAGCTTGATATTGATTCTTATTTAAGAGTCCAGTTTTGTAAACTCCGTCTAAGCCCATACCTGAAAGGTCAGCCCCTTCATTTACAATGTTGTTTATATATTCCATACCTTGTATAATATTTCCCTCTTTTTTATAAGAGTACCCTTCTTTAGATATAGACATAGTTCCCAACTTACCCATTGCTCCTTGAATTATCTTGTTAATAGCTGATATGCCAATACCATTTCTAACTGTATTAAATATATCATTCTTATTAGCCATTTCATCAGAGTGAGCTCTTATATAAAGCAAGTCAGAATTTTTAAGAGCAAAGTATTTATCTCTATTGTTTAAATACTCATCAGTAGATACTTGTTTAATATCTCCCTCTGTATCTTGAACAACCACATTTCCAGTAGTTGTAATAGCAACCTCATTTAATCCCCCATTAGCTTTAACAGTTTCTAATGCAGAATCGTATTCTTTTTTATTAAAGTTAGCATTTTTAATTTGCCTTAATGCCTGAAGGTATCTTGAAGATATTGAAGAAGAATTAATTTTCCCCTTACTAAATAGATTGTCTTGTTTATAAAGCCAACTTAAGTTTTTAATTATCTCATTAGTGTCACTTGGTAATCCATCAATGTTATCTACCATTTTAAGTAAATCCTTGTCAGTGATTCCCTCTTCTTTGGTACTTGGCTGTACAGCTTGAGGTTGCTCTGCTGCACCTACATTTGTAGTATCTTGCATCCCAAGTGGTGTATAATAAGTGAATGGGGGCATACCACCCCCACTCTGCATCTTTACTATCGGTTCTACTTTCATGTCATTGACTTAATTATAAGTTGTTTAGATACTGATGATAGATTATTAATCATTTTTATATTTGTATCTATTGTTTTTTCTATATTCTTTTGAAAGAGTTTAGCATTTTCAGTCTTAGCTTTAGAGGTGTCTTTTTGTGCTTGAAGTTTTGAACGTTCAGCATAAGTTAATTGTCCTCCTCTTTTTCTAATAATGGGTGACCAACGTCCTCTAGGCATTCTTAATCCATATACATCTGAATATAATTGATTTTGTGCTTGAACATTTTCACGTCCTAGACTCTCAATAAGGTCAGAGTATTGTTTGTATTGCGGAAGAGTACTAATATCAACCCCTTTTAAACTCTGTTGTTCTAAGTAATCTCTAAGAGGTTTAAGTCTAGCTTCTGTACCTGCTTGAATGTTACTCATTCCAACATTAAGGTCAAATTGTCTTTGTCTGTCTCTATCCATAGTAGCCTTATACTCTCTTTCCTTCATAAAGTTTTCTAAAGAAGTCCAATTTGCAGACATTCTTGCTGCATCGATATCCTTCTTAGCTTTATCAATTCCTAGCATAGAAGCTCTATTTCTATTAGCAACTTCATTTCTTCTTGCAACTGCTTCTGCATTGTTTTGCCAAGCTGCTTCACCAGTTCTACGAATCATATCGTTATCAGCTAAAGCTCCCTCTGCTCTCATTTGATTAGCTTGTGAATTAGCTGCTAATTCTCCTGCCAATTGTAAAGAAGCATCAGATGTTCTTGGTTTTGCTGCAAGACTTTCTAAGTTTGCTGCTCTTTCATTATAAGCCTGTCTTGTTGCTAAGTCTCCTACTATTTGTCTTGGAGTCTCATAAGTATCAAGTAATAATGGTTTTAATCCTTCTTTGGTTTTCTTTGCAACTCTGTTATTGTTCCAGATATTTCCCATCATTCTTCCAGCTTGGATAAATGCAGTTGGGTCTAAGTTACCTAAGATTTGTCTAATTCCACCTCCTGATGTAGCTCCTCTTGTTTTAGAGGGATTAGCTCTCGTAGGAGCTGCTCCTCCAATATTAGGAAGTCCACTTACTTTTCCAGTATTAGGATTTATAACAGCTTTGGATGTATCAATAGTTTGGGTATTGAACTTAGGAGCAATTGGAGTCTGTAAAGTAGTACTAGGTCTTAACATAGCCATACCAGTTGCATCATTAATGTAATATTCAAGACCTTTCTTATTTGCTAAAGCATTTATAGCTTTAAGTTGCTCATCAGAGGTAACTCCTCTCATTCCACCATGTCTTAAATATTCTTGTCCTCCAAAATAACCATCAGTAAAGTTACTTGTTGCATTGTCTCCTGATACTCCGGCTCTCGTAATCTTGCCAGTTTTAGCAAGACCTTCAATAACTGCATTAACTCCAGGAGCTACTTTATTAAAGGTAGTTTGTCTATCATAAACTCCTTGATTATAACTTACTGGAGAAGTTCCAGGTTTATAGCCAGAAGCAGTAAGATTTCCATGATAAGATTTCTGTAAGTTATTAAAGTCTTGATAATTCTTAAGATTATAACTATTTAACCAGTTATTAAATCCTTCTGTTCCATAAATATCAGTTCCCCAATCAGCATTACTAACTACATTGGAAATCTTTAATTTATCTCCATTTGAAGCTTTAATAATTCCACCTTGCTTGAATCTTCCTGGATTGAACCAAGGTTCCATATAATTGTCTTCAACTGAATTTATATATTTATCGGCTTGTCTTTTATTGTATATTCTTTTACTATCTTGATATAACTTACTATGTTGTTTAGTTCTGGAACTTACTGGAGTGGTAAATTTAAATTTATCCCCTCTGACAGTTTCAATAGGTTCCTCTTTATTTGGCCGTAGATAACGTCCAGTAGAGCCTTTTTCGAGCCAATGAGTATCAGATAGCCAACCAAGTCTTCCATTAGGATTGATACCTCTCATTCCCCAGAATTGTCCAAAGTTCTTAGGGGTTTCTGAAGATTGAGGAACTAAATGTCTCTGCGCCCAATTAGGTTTAGAATACTCAAATCCTGGCACTTTCTTTGTTGGAACTCTCTTCTTATTTAAAAGACTTCCTTTATACCACTTATCAGTACCTTTAGTTTCTACTGATAAAGCATCATCAGGAATATTCTTTTCTACTAAGCCTTCATCGGCCAGTATTTTCTTAGCTTTCTTTTTAGCTAAATCTTGTATATAGTTTGCATCCTTTCCTTCAATGTCTGCATTATTTACTTGAACTTTAATAGGATTTTCTCTTCCTTTAACAACTACAGATATTTCTTGTTTAGTAGATGGGGCTCTCTTCGTTCCTCTAAGTCTTGACATTATTTTGCCGTCTTGAGATTTTAGGAAGTTTTTACCACCTAGTACAACTCTTGAAATGGTTGCTAGATTTTTAAAGTCGTCAGTACTTAAATCCTTTACATTACCACTAGTTACTTTCTTTAATGATGATGTAAGAGATTCTCTTTCTTGGTCATTAAATAATGTACTTGCTCCAATAGCTGTTGCTATAAGTGGAACAAACTTAGCTAATTTGCCCATAGCTTTAGCTGCTTTAATACTCTTCATTGCAGGAATTAATGACACTGCATCCATTCCCAAGTTAAGAGCCAGATTTCCTACATCTCCCCATTCGAGTCCATCAGAAACATCAGCACCAAATTCAGCAAGTGAACTAGCGGCTCCAATACCCGCGGAAGCAATGTTAGCTCCTGGAACAAACCCAAGTCCTGCACTTAATAGGTCAGCCATAGCTGCCCCCATTTTTACCCTATCAGAAGTTTTAATAATACCACCTGCGTCAGTCAAGTCTTTATTATCAAACTTTATTGATTGGGTTTTATCATAACTATCAGTAGCTTTCTTATTTAATTTCTTTTCTTCTTCAGTAAGCTCTACTGCGGGTTTACGTCTGTCCACTATGTAATCAGTACTTACTCCCCATTGTGCTTTAATGATTCCTCCCTCTTTCCTTTTTAAGGGAGATGCATTATAGTCTGTTTTGATAGGTTTAAATCCTTTCCAACCTGTTCCACCTAATGGAGAACCTGAACTGTGAGGCCCATCTCCTGTGTCAAATGTAAGGTTAGTAACTCTACCCTGACTATCTCTAAGGATTCTTAATCCTCTCTTAGTCTCATTTGGAAGTAGTCTAAAGTCAATTCTTCCCTCTTTAATAAGGTCAGTTAGAGGTATTCCCTCTTCTGATTTCATTGAATCTAATAAACCGGGTAAGAAAAGTCCTTGAATAAAACTTCTATATCTTGCATCATTGGCAAGATTAGGATTATCTCCAAGTCTTCTTAATAAACCTAAGATATTGTCTTGTGTATAAGCATCCTTACCACTAAAGGTAAATTGTCTTACTTTATTAAATCCTACTTTTGCATCACTTCCAGAAATCGGTTGTGTACCGGCTTCTCTTTGTTTTCCTAATCTAATGGTTGTGCCATTATCATTGGCAACCCATTCTCCCAAAATATCATTGTAGGTAACGTTTACTGGAGTAAACTTACCATTCTTATTAAGGAAGTATTGAGATTTAGAACCAGCAGGATTCTCAACAGTAGGTCTTGTATATGCTTTTACTAATTCTCCATTGAAATTATCGAAGAATAGAGAAGCATCTGCTACATGAGAATATCCGTATTTATCTTTAAGTTCTCCGTAAACAGGGTCATCATATATGTTTTTATCATCCTGTTGATTAAGGATAATATTATAAGCGTTCTTTACTTCTGGACTCCAATTAGCATATTCGCTTGGGTTATAAATGTTTCCATTTACTCTAAACCAACCTGCTAAAGAATCGGTCTTGGGGTTAAATTCTTCTCCAATAACTCCATTCTTAATTTCTGTACCGTCTGGATTTAAATAAAATATGTTACCTTTCTCATCAGTTCTAGCCAAGAATCCAGCATCTGTAAGTTTAGTATTTGCTTTAGATAAATCCTCTAGTGGAGTTCCTTTATAATTATCTTTCTTTACTGCTTGTTGCTGTGCTGTTGCATCATCAACATCTCCAAACCAACCTCTGTAACCTTCTGGGTCTATTCCAAGTTCTGCCAAAGCTCTCCAATCATCATCTCCGAATTTATCATTAGACAGAGCTGCTTTAGCCTGTTCTATTTTGTTTCTAAACTCATCCTTGTTCTTAAAGGCTGTATTTGATAAATCATACTTAGTATCAAACTCAGGGTCATTTAATAATGAATCAGCGTAAGAGTTAAATTGACTTGAAAAATCTTTTAATCTATTGGTTATCCCTCTTTTCTTCGTAGTTTCATCTAAAGCGTCTCTACTATACCAAACT